TATGAGTAAGTAGGATGATAATTAAAACTTATAGGATGCATAGGATACGATAAGTTTTACTTATAGGATAAATCTTTAGGATGATTTACGATGAAATAGGCTTAGGATGTTAGGATGCTTAAGTTACTATGGGATGATAAGATAAACTTATAGGATGTCTAGGATGTGATAAGTTTTACTTATGGTTATAACCATAAGTTATAGTTTGATAAGTTTTACTTATTATATAGGTTAAGGTGATAAGAAATTCAAATGATAAATTTCGAGGTATAAAAAGTATACCACCTTCAAACATGCATGGTTGAGCCATTGTGGATAAACTGTGGATAAGGTAAAGTGTTATATTATAAGTGAAGTCAAGTTGATAACTTGATAAAGTATTTATACTTTATAACAAGAAGAAACTTGATGAGTAGGTTACTCGAACTTAAGTAACCTACGAAGGCTTTGCCCTTAGATTTAGCCTTATAAATCTAAGTCGAGCTTGCTCGAAACGAAGCGGTACGCTTCACAAACGATAACTTAAACTTATACATCAGACTCACATATAATATAAAGGCTACCACTATGTCCTTATTCAGGACTACATATAAGAAGTACTCAGGAGATTAATCTATAATAGGTTAGTCTCTTTTTTATTGGATTATACTCAAGTATACCAACATGATTTTGTCAAGAATAATAGGAGTAGGTTAATGCCTTTCAGGCGTAAGTAACTCCTCAAATAAAAAGGTAAAATCTGTAAGTAGCAAGGGATATTTAGGTCAAGAATGTTGACTAAGTAGCGGAGTCTGATTTGCTCAAGTAGCACCGTTAAATTCCGCCTACCCAGACCAGACCGCTTCTACCGGAATAAAATTCCGATTGAATAAGATTGTACACAATGTTTCTGACCGTAAAAGGATTGAGCACAATTAGCTTGTGCTCAATCTAATTACTTTATTATTTAAAATAAATATCAAACCATTCTTCATATAATGATTCTGATAAATCTTTAAATTTATCATTTTTATATTCAGTTTCTAACCAATCATAGTCTACAGTTAAAACAAATAAATATTTTTCTTCTTTGATATCTAATATTTCTCTTAATTCATTTTCTAAAATATTACATTGATAACGATTGTTTGTAGTTTGTAATAACTTGCGTACAAGTTTATTCAATCCTTCTTTACTTGCGTTTTTACTAAATTCCTTATTCATATAAATCAGTCCTTTTCTTTTTTTGTTTGCCTTGCTTACTACACTTATAATGATAAAGCATATAGGGTATAAAGTCAATAGTATTTTGAAACTTTTTTTATAAACTTTTAAAATAAGATTGCACACAATGTTTATGACCGACAATAGATTGTACACAATTCTATTTTTAAAATTTCTATGTCGTGTTTCTTCCATATCAAACCAAAAAAAAGAATTTAAAAAAAATTAAACTTTTTTGCCTAAAAGTGTTTACAACGATTTCAGTATATGATATTATTAGGATAGTTAAAGAAAGGAGGTGCGACAATGAACGCGGAACGGATTGCAACGAACATTTGTTCGGTATTCGATTTTGACGGGTACAGGGACGATATAACGCCTAGCTACTATAATAGGTTAGGTCATAGTCGCTGGTATGAGTCACTAACGGTCAATGTACCTTATGGAGTGTTAAACACTGAAATACACTTCTACAAGCGTACAAGACGTTTTAAAAGCCCTACAGCGTTGGAGTGGGGAGTTGCTAGGGAGTTCAAAGGTTATGTAATATTGAGCCTATCTGGTACTGTATACATCATGAAAGATAACAGGTTACTAGGACAAAAAAAGTTTTAAAAAAAGTTTATATAAAGTGTTGACAACCTCAGCACTTTATAGTAAACTAAAGATAGTTAAAGAAACAAGGCAAGTGCAAGCCAATTGCACACAATACAATATTAGGAGATGTTAAATATGAATAAAAACGAATTAAGCACAATGGAATTACATGAAATGTTAGTGGAGGCAAACGAAAACACGAACGGAGCATATGAACACGTTCTGAAATACGAAGAAGCGGTATTTTGGTCTGATTTAGAAATGAGAGAGTTAAGTCCACAAGAAGCTATAAACATGGCATTATATGGCAGTTATAAAACACATCATACCTATATAGGTTTAGACGGATATGGCAACCTAGCAGGCATGACGGAGGCGGAGTATAGAAAGGAATTACTGGACTTATACGAAGAGTATTCTCAAGAATTATAATAGTACACAATTAAATAGCGGTAGAATTCTACCGCTTCTATATTAAATTAAACACAATCTAATAGGAGATGATTTTAATGAAAAAAGAATTAGAAATTTTTACAGGTAATATTTATACAGAAAAGGATGTACACAATTTAATTGATGAGGTATCAGAAATTTTTATTAATGAATTGGATACAATTGAAAGCGTGTATGTAATAATTAAAAAAGTTATTAAGTCTAATGGTAATCAAATAACTGTAGAAGCTTATAACATTTCAGATTTAATAAATTAGAATTAAATAGCACACAATCTATTAAAAAAATTATAAAAAAGGGTATGATTAAAATGACAAACCAATTAACTAAAAAAGAAATTGAACAAACTAAAGAATATATTTTAAATGCAATTGTTGAAGAAATTAATAATCAAGGCACTACATTTAATTTTATGAAAAAGGTTTATAACGATTATATGAAAAATGAATTTGAACCAATTAATAATATAGATTTTGAAGATAGTATTGTATACAATGTATTTGATGTGGCGTATGAAGATTTATGTTATAATTATGAATTAATTTGGGAATTAGAACAACTTGGAATATTTTCAACATCTGATTTAATGGATGATTACATTTAATAGTACACAATCTAAAAGAAGCGGAATCTAATTGACCGCTTCTTTATTTTTTATTTATTAAATTGTATGCAAATCAATTGTACACAATTCAATTCTAAAAAAACTTAAAATTAGGTCTTGACAAAGGTTTAAAAAAATGGTACAATGGAGTGGGAGACCTTTTTTTATATAAAAAAGATATTAGATTGTGTACAACTATATTCTCCAGGTATTAGATTGTACACAACTAGATTGTGTGCAATTTTATAAAAAAAAATTATTTATTTCTGGTCTTTCCCCCAACCTCGTCATTTGTATAGCGGAAGGGTTAGGCTGGTTACCGCTTGTCTTACTTTCTATATATAGTATACCATGCGGTTAAATCATTGTCAACAGTTTTAACAAACTTTTTTTAAAAATATTTTTTTATTTTTTTACCTAAATCTGTTGACAGGTATTTTCATTGTATGTTACACTAGGTTTAACAAATCAAAGGAGTGGTCACAATGAACCAATTTAAAAAAGACTTAACAGTAAAAATTTTACAGGATTACATCGATAGCCAATACTTAGGAGATTTAGATAATCAGCTTTTAGATGAAGATATCACACAAGAAGAATACAACGAAGCGGTTAGCCTAGAAGCTATTAAGAACTACACAGAAGGCGTTTTAAGCCACGCATATAGTACAGGGTACCTAGTTAGTCCAATTGACAACAGAAGGACTGTAGAAGCTAAACATATCAAATTTAGCGGTACAGAAAACATAGAAATGATGGTTATGCTTGCCAGTGCAGTATGCCATGCAATACATCAAAAAGAAATAAATTAATTTCAAATAAAGGCTTGCAACGGTCAAGCCTTTATGTTATACTAAATTTAACAAATCAAAGGAGGTCGTCAAAATGATGACATTAAAAAACAAAGTCGAAATTATTGTACCAAAATATGACAATGAAGGTGCTGAGATTTCAAGTCCTGTAATCAAAAGTGAAATAAATATCATGACTAAACTTGCTGGAGGTAATACAATCACTGAGGTTAAGGGTCAATGGTACTCAGACGATACAGAAAGCGTTATGCAAGACGACAACTTGAATATTGAGTGGTACTATGACAAGGACATGGAGGACGCTCAAAGCTTTGTATTAGGCTTGTCGGTTATTACTAGGGTATTGATTCTACAGTACCACCAGGAGGCGGTAAGCGTTAAAATTGATGGTGTGTTATACATCGTAAACGCTGACGACCTGTACAAGCTATCAGGCACATTTGACAATTTAATGTTCTAGGGATTTATTCCCTAGGCATTATATAAAAAAATTATACAATAAAGGACGGATAAAAATGAAAACAGTTAGAATTCTAAAAAATATTGAGGTTACTTTGGCACCTATTCATAATGACATAAATTGTGGACAATACTTTGACAAATATTATACAAATGTACACAAGAATATAACAGTTACAAAAATTCATAAACAAATAGAAAAAGATGTTTATGATAGAAAATATTTAATTGATGCAATTGAAGTTAAATAGTGTACAATCTATTAGAAGCGGTTTAAATATAACCGCTTCTTTATTTTTTATTTATTACATTGTGTACAATTTAATTCTCCAGGTCTTACATTGTGTACAATTTAATTCAAAAAAAGTGTAAAATTAAGGCTTGACAAAAATCGAAAAATATGAGATAATGAAGTGACGACTATTTTTTCTATATAAAATTATTAAATTGTGTACAAGGTACTTTTTTTGGTCATCACTTTAATTATACCAAAAATGGTCTATAAAGTCAAGGATTAATTTTTACTTATTTTCAGAATAAAATTGTGTGCAATTAGATTGTGTACAATCTTATAAAAAAAATTATTTATTTCGGCTCTTTCCCGTTACCCCTCTTGGGCAACTCTGGTAGTTATCTTTACTACACTTATAGTATATCATGGATGAAGCGGTTTGTCAACAGAAAAGATTAAAAAAGTTTTTTTAAATTTATTTATAAAAAGTGTTGACTTATGTATATTATCATGTTATTCTATATATAGAGTTAAGGAACAGCCACAAAAAAGAAAATAAAAAAACTTTTAAAAAAGGGTTGACACTTACTCTAAAGCATGATAATATAGAGTTAACAAAAGAAAAGGAGATGTTTTAAATGAAAGATTACACTTACACAATTGAGGTTAAAGGCAAAACAAAAAAGAAGACAGTTTTAACATTCTTCTACAAGGGAGAAAAATTCGGTACTAGAACAAGCACTAAACCTCCTGAAGCATTTGAAGCTTATGCAGTGGTAGAGGAGCCAGGTCAAGCACCTGGAATACTAGCGGTTGGCAAAATCAAAACATGTGAGCAGAACACAAGAGAAATGAACAACTTCTACTCTAGAACAGGCAGACAAGAAAAAGCTTTCACAATCTTATTAAAATAAAATAGTGCAGGATTCATTCCTGCACAATCTTTTTAAAAACTTTTAAAAAAAGTATTGACACTTAAAAACAATTATGGTAATATTAAATTAACAAATCGAAAGGAATTGATAACAATGAGATACGAAATTACCGCATTAATCAATCAAGAGTTATTTATGTATGCAACATTCAACAAGCAGGAGGCAGAAGCAAAATATAGTGAATGGTGCGACCTGTACGGTCAAGACAAAGTGAGCATGACAACAAGCTAAACAGAAGCGGTTTAAACCGCTTCTACCTTTAAAGGAGGTGCTGGAGCATGAACATGCTGGAGCATATCAGCAGGCAAGAGCATGTGCTGGAGCAGGTGCAGGCAGACCTGCAGGCGTTTCACAAGCTGGAGAAAAAAAGAAATAAAAAACTTTTAAAAAAACTGTTGACAGTATCGAAACTATCCTGTAATATAATAATTAAGAAATAACAAAAAATAACTAGGAGATGTTACAAATGAAATTTATCAAAACAATTGAAGGACTTTTAAACAAAGCAGAGCAAAAAGGGGAAGCGGTTTTAAATGGTCGCATGAATGAAGGCTGGGGAATGTTTGGAGAGCTGGAGGAGAAATATGCTATTGAGATTGAGGACAATAAGCTGATTATGAGACACTGGGGAACGCAAACAATCGAAATTGATTTAAGTGTTAACAAAATCATTTCATACTATGGTGAGTCAGTGAGTGACCGTGACAGCTTAAATACGCTTGTATATTGTTTAGGAATGGAGCCTAACTTTAGATACTTACCAAGCAAAGACTTATTCATCTATGAGGACTAGAGAGGGTTAAAAAGTGCTGGAGCTTTCTCCAGCACATTATTTAAAAAAATTAAATGGAGGTTTTACAAATGAAAAATAATCAAGAATTTAGCAAAAACTTTTTAAGACTTTTAAAGGTTAAGAATGTGAATGATAAGAGAGTGCAGGGTTTTATAAATGCATATAATATCAAGCTGGAGGACAAAGAAGAAAGCACGCAGGGATATGTGAACGTATTATACAGGGGTTATGATTTTGTAGTGTCTAAAGACTATGCAGGACAAACAGCCTTATATGTGAACGGTTATAACTTGAATGTGGACTATAAACATTTTAAGCACCTAGATTTTGATAATATTGTGCGGGCGTTAGAAAGGAAGAATAATAACCGTGTTGAGTACAAGAAATCAAAAACAGAGCAGTATAAAGAATTTAAGCACCGCCAGAGAACAGAAAAGCAAATGCTGGAGTATTATAAGGAGGATGTAGAAAAGCTGGAGCAGGAACTTAAAAGACTGCAGAGAGCCTGCAAGGACAGAGCGGATAAGGTAAAAAGCTATGACAGAAAAATAGCTAGATTATTTAAATAAAATGTTTGACAATCATAAATTAGTATGATAATATTAAATCAAAGGTTAGGAGGTGCAGGAATGAAAGAACGATTATACAGATATGGACTTGTATTTTTTGGATGTGCATTCTGGTTATTATTCAGAATGATTTATGGTTGAAAAAGTGCTGGAGCTTTCTCCAGCACAACTTTAAAAAAACTTATTAGGAGATGTTGAAAATGAACATGAACGAAACTATTGAGAGCCTGAGGGAAGAGTTTTTACTACTTGATAATTATTACCCTCAGGGAGTGGCGTTAGACGTTATGGAGCGTATTGTAGCATGTGGTAAGGGTAAGGAAGCGGTGGACTGTATTGTTCAGCATATGCCTGTTGAAGCACCTGCAAGTGATATTGACCTATTCATTTATGAATGCATTCATCACTTTATAAATTATTATGAATAAAAGTGTTGACAGTTATTTTTAACCTATGTTACACTTGTATTAACAAATCAAAAGGAGATGTTTTCAATGAAAAACACAATTAAATCAGTTATTGAGGTATTAGAGAATAAAGGCTACACAGTGGAGCAGGCAGAAGAAAACAGAATGCTGGAGGTTATAAGTCCTGCAGGTGTTGTGGAAGATATTACACCTAGCTTTGTTAATGCTGGAGCAGTAGAGGACTTACCAATTAGTGAATTCATCAATGAAGACACTAGAAACATATGTTTTGAGTTTTACGGTTGGACTTTAAACTTCCCAACAGCTAAAGAGTTAATAACAGAAATTGAAAAAGTTTTTAAATAAATGTTTGACAGAAATATTTAACCTATGATACAATGAATTTAACAAAACAAAAGGAGATTGATAAAAATGATTATTAAAGAAATAGTACAAGGTTTCGTAGCAAATGAATTCGACAGAATGGAAGACTTGAAAGAGTCAGCGGTTAGCTGGTTAGAACTAACAGAAGATAGCTACAAGGAAGAGCAGAAGCACAACCAACAAGATTACAGCAGGAACATTAAAGCCTGCAGGGAAGCAATGCAGGAGGTCGAAAACACAGAAGACCTGCAGGTAATCAATGAGTGGTTAAGCTTTGCTGGAGTACAATATGAGGTCGAAGCGGGTTACTAACCCGCTTCTAAATTAAAGGAGGTAATCACATGTTTACTAAAAAAGAAAACTACTCAAAATTACTACAGGTGCAAGAAATAAAAGCCGATACAACTTTTGAAGATACTACAACATTTTGGAACGTGGCAACATTTGAAAACTCAACAGATGAATTAGAAGATAGCTATATCACAATTGAGGTATGGTCTGATGAAAGCAACTCAATAAAGATAATAGAATCAGACGACACAGACCATCAAGAGATTAGCGACAAGCTACCTAAAAATGTACTAAACCACTTACACAAATTAGTATATGCAGAACTAAATAAATTATAAAAAGGAGGTAATCACATGTATGGTATTTGGAACGCAATAGAAGACGTGCAGGAGGTAAGAGACTACAGCAGGGAGCAGGTCATAGAGTTTGCTAATATTGAGCGTGTAACAGTCACAGGCATAAGAGAAGAAATCAAGACACTAGAAGAAGCGGAAGAGTTTTTACTAACACTAGGCTATATAGTAGAGGAGATGTAGACAATGACAATTAAAGAACTTATAGAGCAGTTGCAGGCAGTAGAGGACAAAGACCTACAGATATACGCATGTAATGAGCAGGGAGACAATTTACCTATTAACTCAGTATCATTGTATGATGAAGAGGACAAGCACAGCAACACAAACCCATTAGGACTAAACTATTAAGGAGATGTTTATAATGAACAAAGAACAGTATAACTATTTATTTAATAAGGTAACAGTATTCAAGGATATGGAGGACTACAACAACAAGACAATTGACGGAGCAGAGCAATTAGACGAAGCACTGCAGGAAGGCTTTATACAAGACCTCACAAGAGGTGTATATAATGGAGCAACGGACACATTCACACCTAACACATTAAATGCTAAAGAACTTGTATTAGCAGTACAACAATATTTATATGAAACTGATTGGTTATCTACTCTATACACTCAACATGAGGAAGATGACGACCTAGAAACTTTTGAGCAGTTAACAAGGTTTGATATGCTAGAGGACTATCTCAACTGTTATAGTGTGTTTACAATCGGTAACAGAATATATGCAGATATAAGCTAATATAAGGCTCCTAGAGAGCCTTTAGATATTTTAGGTATAAAACTATTAAGAGAGGAATGGTGAGCGTATATGAGCGTACTAGAATCGGTAGACAATGCAATAAAGGAATTTAATCAATTACCTTATGAAGAGAAGAAAAACAAAGAAATCACGATTGATAAATTAATTGAAAAAAATCTAAAAAAACTTTAATAAAACCTTTGACAGATATTTTAGTTGTATGTTATACTTGTATTAACAAATCAAAGGAGTGGTAAAAATGAAAGATACAATCAAAATGTACCAAGAAAGAATCAAATACTTCACGAAAGAGATTCACAGAATGCTAGACCTAATCGACAACGCAGAAATTCACGAACTGAATGATATCCTAGCAAGTGTGGACGACCTAAGATTCTTAAGAGCAGATGCTGAAAGAATGCTAGAATTTTATGAAGCAAGATAAAATGAGTAAGGGAATTAATTCCCTTGCTTTTTTATTTGTCTTGAATTAACTTGCACACAATGTAATCTATTCTAATTAGATTGTACACAATATAACCCACCCCGTGCGTTTTCAACACATTGTGCACAACCTAATATCAGCTACGGGTGCTACCTGAGGTTCATATTTTTCGTGCTTAAATATAATTTTAAAAAATTTCCTAAATAAGGTAAATATAAAAGTCAACATCCATACCCCCTTATTTAAAGTCAACATTACTAGCCCTTAACCCTCCCCCTATAATAAAAAATTAGGAAAGGGTAATTTATAAAAGTCAACATTTATAGTATATCTATAAAAGTCAACATCTACAACCCTTTCCTAAAAGTCAACACTACTTATTATATACCTCCCTATATCTACACTTAATAAGTACAGGGTCTACATAGGTATATTGGTTAAGGCTCCCTATGATATGATTGAATGTGCTCCTACGTGCATCCACCTCTATATAAGTTATATCATTGTCCTTACAATACTGTTTCTTTATTATGTCCGATTCCTTAGTAATTTTATGGCTCATATATCCTGTTACTTCTTGATAGTGTTGCATACCATGTACTTCTACTGCTGTATGAGATTCAGGTAAGTAGAAATCAAAACGTTTCAATCCTAGGTCTTTAAACTTGTACTCTCTTATATAAGGTATATTAAGTATATCTAGATAGGCTTGTGTGACCCTCTCACCGAAAGATGAATAAGATTTAGTACAAGTACACTTATAGGTATCACTTGTTAAGTCTAGCACCCTTATACTTTTTTTAGTATGGCAATTAGGGCAAGTTGTTGATATTCTACTTCTAGATGAGTATCTATAGTTGAAGAGGTCTTCTCTATTAGTTACATATTGGTGTATATGCTTATGGTGGTAAAGCAACTTACTCTGCGGTACTGTGCTGTGTGGTACGTAGCTATCTCCTTTTATTGCTTTGAGTTTTTGATTAGAGATTATACCATATACTTCTTCCCTTATATTATAGACTAAATAAAAGTACGTATCTGCTTCCTTTTTAACTGCTAGTATCTCACACCCTTTTACCTTATCTCCTACTTTATAGTCTTGCATCGTGTACTTCTTATTTTGTGTTGTGATATAGTTAAGCTTAACTCTCTTTAAGTTATTGACTTGTTGTGTGAACGTTTTATTGTTATACGTAATATCTATAAGCACGGTCTTAGACTGACTAGGACTATACTTAAGGTGTAAGTGACCTTCTATATCATGATACTTAAATGGTACGGTATGGTTCGTAGCTTTCCAATATATAGACTTGCCACGTCTTGGTAATGTAGATAGGTCTATAAAGTTAGTTATACCTGTCTTAGTCTCTGAATAATAAATGTTATTGTTATTATAGTATTTCATTAAAAAACATCTCCTTTTTTTCTTATTATAACATAAGAGTTTGGAGATGTCAATAGGTTAAAGTATTTCTATTATAAGTGATATCGTACAAAGGATGATAAGTATAGCTAGTAATACAATACCTAAGACTCTATCTAAGTCGTCTCTGGCATCTACTATCATAAATACACTGAATATGAGAAGGAAGGCAAGTATAAAAGGCATTATCATTACTTATCCTCCCCTAGTAAGTGTGGATTCTCAAATTTGTTGCCTATGATTTCTACATCAGTATCCCCTTGTTCATTAACGACTAGTTTCCAACTTTGACCATTTTGCCATGCAGGATACATTAGCCAATATCCATCAATACGTCTCTTCACAACGCCAATTGCTTTATATCCCTCCGATATAGCTGTAACAATATCTCCCTCATATATCTCCTTACCGTTCTTATCTAATAGCCCAGTTGATTGTAAGAGTTCGATATCTTCGAAATTATCCACTTCGGTATATTTTCCATTCACCCATACAATCTCTTTATACTTATAATTAATTTCTTGAACATCAACAATCTTCTTGTGTATGTTTAAATATGCTCTAAACTTCGGTATCATTTATTTGTCCTCCTCTATAACATCTCATTTTGTCTTATTATATCATAGACGTTTGGAGATGTCAATTATTAATTTCCTCATACCATAATCTTATTAGAACTTTAATATATATTTAAATTCCAATTCCTCATACTTAATATCTGCTATACTACTTGTTGGTATCTCTACATACTCACCATTACTAGATATTACATTTATTTTATCCTTACTAAATATCTCTCTTAGTACCTTATCATTATTAAATACAGAATAATATATATAAAGGTCATTATTTTTTGTTATTATTTTTATTAAGTGATAGTGCATTATTATTCCTCCTTAGTCTTCGACAACAATGATAGGTCGTTCAAATTCACTATCTTTATACTCAACCTCAATTGTTATATCTTGTTCATCTGATGTTTTTAAATCAACATTTTCCCCATACCGTTCAGCAATATAGTTTAGTTCTTCTATCATCTCTTTTATTAGCATTTAAAAGTCCTCCTTATTTTTCATCAAATTCTTGCAAAGTTTTTAATACTTTAAATCCTTCCATTTTAGAAACCCTACTACCAATAAAACGCTCTGGTGTATGTTCTATTTCTTCTAAGGCTTCTTCTGGATAACCGTCTGCTAGGTCTATAATAAAGTCTTCGTGCTCGTAGTCCATTAATTACCCTCCTTGTCTGGTTTTATAATTATTTATTAGTATCTTAAATTCCATAAGTTATTACCAAAGAAATCATAAAAATAAAAGCAAAAAACATAAGAGTAAGTGCTGATATTGTAAATAACTTATTATATATTTCCTTTTCAATTGTCATTACTAAAACAAATGATGTACCAAAAAAGAAAAAAGATGTTATCATTAGTAAGCATAATATAGTTAGTATCATTTACTTGTCCTCCTCTAGTAAGTGTTCATCCTGATAAACATTTCCTAGTATTTCAATTTCCAATGTATTTGTATAACTTTTAAAATAAAAATCAGTTAAAGGTATATTTTTAGAGATATGTAATCCTTCAATATAAAATCCACCTTTTACTTTTTTAACTATACCTCTTAAATAAATTGTTCCTTCTAACGTGCGTACATCGACAATTTGAGATTCAAATACTTCATTACCATTCTTATCTAATAGTCCAGTCGATTGTAGTAGTTCGATATCTGAAAAATGGATAAAATCTCCCATATCTTCTTCATCAAATACTTCTTTAGTCCATACACCCTCTGCATCATAATTAATTCCATGAACATTTAACATTTCTTTTTCCCATTTATCCCATGCTCTAAACTTCTGTATCATCTAATCTCTCCTCCATTGTTTAACTTATGTGCTTCCACGAACGTTTATTTTTCACATCTCTAATAGCTTGTTCTGATACATTAAACATTAATGACAATTCTTTAACTGTTTTTGAGCTCTCTCTTATATATTTAACTTTTTCTTCATTTAGTTTAGCTGAATGTTGTTTTTCTCCTCTGCTCACGTTAGCTAATCCATATTCATGAGCGTGAATTGAATTTTCTGTAGGTGTTGACCATTCCAAATTTTCTAAATTAGAATTTTGTTTATTCCCGTCTATATGATTAACATATGCTTTATTAAGGGGGTTAGGTAGAAAGGCAGTTGCAACAATTCTATGAACTAAATGCCTTTTACATTTTCCGTTTATACATAAATTTACCATTGGATAACCTGCGTTTCCTAAATACTGTGACATTTGTCTACCTTTTATTTTCATGTTACTCGTTTTACGTTGTATAACCCTGTCTAAACTTTTTATATTACCTAAATTACTAACCTCATAAAAACCCTCATATCCTTTTACATCTTTCCATTCCTCATACTCATACGCCATATTAATTACACCCTTTCCATTTTTTTATTCATATAAGGTAAACTTTTATAGAAATCTCTAGCTTGATGCTTGTAATAAAATCTTTTACCTTGTGACTTTCCTTCATCGTCTACCCACAATACATTCCATTGGTTCATATCTAATGTGTCTGTAATATCTTGGAATATCTTTCTAATCATAATTAATTACTCTCCTTTAGTAAATTGTGGTTCTCGAACTTGTTTCCTACTTTCTCTAGTATAGGGCTGTAATCATATAAGGATAACCCATCTACTTTCCATTCTCCACTAGGTTCTTGGTATACGTAACTATAGTAGGTTCCTAACTTATCTTCGAACCGTAAAATATCTCCATCATATATTAAACTACCATCTCTGTCTCTCATGTTAGTACATTCTATAAAGTCTACATCTTCAAAACTAAGTAATTTACTATTTCCGTACCTCCAATAGTTAGATACTATAGCCTTATTTTTAAAGTCTATAAAGGAGATGTCTACAATCTCCTTATTTACCTTATCCCATGCCTTATAGTTTTTCATTTGTAATCTCCTTTATACGTTATTCTATAAAACCTTTTTCTTTATCCCATAATAAGTAACTTACTTTATCACCTTCCATAAGGTAAACTTGGTAAGCCATATTCTTATGTTCCTTGCAAACTCTAGTAATTCTGCTAAGCTCATTTGTTCTTCTGCTTTATTCATAATTATCATTCTCCTTTATTGTTTATAATAGTATTATACCATGCTTTACTGTTGTTGTCAACTAATAATTAAAAAAAAGACTACAAAATGTAGTCTTAATTAATTATTCCTTATCTTTGGTAGGATAAACTTCTACACCCCAAGAATTTTGGTCTTTACCTGAGGATGATACTTCTAATGGAATTAAACCACCTAATCCTGCCTCTAAGATAATCTTTGCTGTATCTAATGAGATAGGATTATCACCCGATGCTATCGTATTTTGTGTGAAAGATGATGCTACATTAATTTCATTGTTGTACACATAAAATACAACTAAGTCCTTCTCTGTTATACTGACCGGGTAAATATGATGTGTATTACCAGGGTTATCAAATGCAACTGTACCCATTAATGGTATTTTACCTTGTTGTACATTGTACTTGCTTAATAGCTCTTCTAATTCTTTTTTCATATCCATTTGAATTTCTCCTTAACCTCTATATTCCCATTGTAAGGGGTCATTTTTAAACTCAGACTTAAAGTATTGTGAACCTTCTATATAGCCCTTAATGTCCTCTAAAGTCGTATCTTTTAATACTTCAACACCATATACTTTTAATGTGTGAGTTCCACTAGTACTTTCAATTGTTAAACTAGGTACAACAAAATCATGACCTTTACCTACACCATAAACAACCGTTTTCTGTACTACCGTTACTTTATCTGAATTATATGGTTGGTAAATATTAACTAATTTGTTTGTGCCATTCTCTAATCCAATAGCTACTTTCATGTTACCTACTTTAAAATCCGTGTTATCCTTTAGCCACTCGATAATATCATTTGTGTTCATCTAAATCCTCCTTATTAAAATAAACTTTTTAATGGTTCTCCTACTACTTCTATATAACTTTTATCATGACTAATATTAACTTCTTTTACAGTATAATTTTCGGGTAGTCGTTCAAGAGCAACGCCTATAATAATTTTAAAAACATCTTTCTCTGCTTCACAATAACCTACTCTTACTTTGATATCATTACCTGTTCCCATATTTGATACATGATTAATTTCATCTGATTTTATTCTTCTTGTCATTATATTTTCTCTCCTTAGTCTTTATAATCTGGTTTTACTGGAACCCACATTTTTGGATTATAGTTAATTTCATATTGGTACTTAGAAACGTTTTTAGTTGTTACATCTTCTACCACATATGAAACATTATCTGATAGCCCAATGATATGTTTTTGATATTTTCCGTCTTTTTCTTCCACTACAATTTCTAGTTGGTCATCTTCCTTATCTGCCTTAATAGACATTCTTCCTGACATTTGGAAGATGACGTCATTTTTAATAGCGTTAATAACGGTTACCTTTCTTACTACATTAAAGTTGTCTGACTCCTTAGACATGTTAGAGCTTACCCTATCTGCCTGTGAACAACCGGATAAAACTAATACTAATAGTGTTACAATTACTAATAACTTTTTCATATTTTCCTCCTTATTTAAACTAACATAGTTCCTACTGATTTATCGGCTTCTTCCTTCTCGGTCTCATCCATAAGAATAATTTCTCCTGGACTGAATAATCCCTCTGTATTAAAAGCTTTATCTCTAGAATATACTTTTAATGTTGGAAAATCTTCTTTTAACTGCTTAGCAATATACTCCCTACTCACAACTAATTTTAAGTCATGTCTAATTGCAAGGTATACTAATGTTGATGTCTTACCTATACCTCTTCTTAAAGTATAACTATCAATTCTACAAGACCTATTGTCTTTAAGGGCACTAGTAAATATATCATGTAAATTATGATTAATATACTTAATTAAAATATTAAGTGATGCTTCTTTTTGTTTTTCTCTGTTGGATACTCTAAAACTAAGCTTATGAGTTATCTCTGAGTCCTCCTCATCAATTCCACCATTCATAAATTCTTCTTGAGAAATTGAGGTAGGTTCTAATACACCTAAATTAATATCTCTAATTATCTCTTCTAACTTTTCAATACATTCTCTTTTCATATTCATCATTTTTCCTCCTTATAATCTTTATATGTTTTCTTTAATACGTTACATAACATGTTTAATATAAATGTTGTTCCTGCAAACACGACAAGTATAACTAGTAATATAAAGTCCTCTTGTACTTTAAATGATGTGAGTACTACATAACATACAAATGAACTTATATATACTATTACTAACATGTAGATAATAGCCACCATGAATTCTTTAATTGATGGTCGTAAACTAGTATCCTCATCTGTTATCGCCTTAAATATACCTAATAGTATTCCTATTATAGTAACAAAGGATAATGGACTCAGTTCAGGTAATCCTATATAGTCTAGTAAATGGGAAACACCTATCATAAATCCAATAGCCATAGCTAAAAATGCTATGGGAATACCTACAGCTAACAGATATATACCTATATAAGGTATACTATTTATTATACCACTCTTAATTGATTTTGTCAAGTTACTTATAAATAATTTTAGAAATTTCATGATAAATTCTCCCTAACAGAATTTTTTTCTGTTACTGTAACTCTTAGTATACTACCATACTCTACTTCCTTTTGATTGATATTATAATTATCATTGAATTCATTAAAATCGACATAAATATAATCATTAGTTCCATCTTTATAAATTAAGTCCACTGCTGTAATGTCTGAATAATTTGTTATCATGTCATACACATTTGAGGGGTCTAAATCAAAAGCCATATCACTAAAACTTGTTTGTAATATTTCTCTAGAGTTAAGAATCTCTATACTAAAATACTTACATCTCTTTGAATTACTTTTGTGCTGAACCCCGTCAGAACTTTCTCCGTAAAAACTCATAGTTTCAGTAACTTCTTCTATATGAAAGTTATTTACTTGGTTAGGCTCTAATCTTACCACATCACAATTTTCTAATACTAGGTCTATATACTCTAATTTCATTAATATTTCCTCCTTTTTTTAATTATAACATATTAGGTAGTTAATGTCAATACTTACTATACTATCTCTCATAAGGTACTGTATAAGCATAGTCTATTACTAATAATAGTAGTTGTTCCCCCTCTTCACTATCCCAATACTCTTCACGGAAACCATGGTGTACTTGAAATTCTATAAGTGAAGTCCTATCAACTGTTATAAGTAGTCTTTTTTCTTTAACATCCCATATGTTTATTCCCGTATCATTCACATGCAATTTAAGACGTAATTCATCTAGTCGTTTTATAAATTCATATTCACTCACTTAAAATACCTCCTCTATCATCTCTCCATCTTTCCAAATTAACACTAAATTTTTATCTTCATCTTCAGTATAAAAATGAGTTATTTCACAATCAACAGGTAAATTTTTTAACCTACTGTTTATAGTCGTTCTATCATACAAATAACTCACGTTACCTAGTTTTCCTATACATCTTGATACCAAATCCAATTTTGTATCCTCTGTTATTTCCACTTCAACTTTTACCTCAAACACATGGTGTATATTCACATCTCTCGATACAATAGGCATAGCATTTTCATTAAAGTGAATAATTGCCTTCTCTTTACACTTCTCATTTATAGCCTCAAGAATTATATTTTTAATATTGTTCTGAATTCCATAAGTAATAAGTTCATGTGCTGTCATGTCTACTTTTTGTTTTATTGTTGGCATGTTTTAGCCCTCCTTTATTGATTATATAAGTATTATAACATAGATAAAAGTAAGTGTCAACAAAAAAAACACCTAAAAATTAATTTAGGTGTTAAATAGTATCTTCCCCATCAGTTGGGTAATATTCCCAATTCCAATGCCAACCATCACTTGTAAAGTGGTAGTAAGTACCATCCTTTACAAATGAATAATCATAGTTACCTTCATGTAAAGGTCTAGTATTAAGCTCTTCATCATTATTCTTTACACGCTCTATTAATTCTAAAAAATCTACTTCAGGTGCCATTATAATTACTCCTTATGAAATTTATTTTTGTAATCACTTTCGTAAGTTACATCAAAGCCTACAATATTGTCTTTGTTAATATAAATCTTTTTATTACTATTTTGGTCATCTATACTATGACCTGCTTTTAAAGATTCTAAAATTTGTCTTAACTGGTGAGTTGTATAGTCATTCTTCGATAAAAGAATCTTGTATCCTTTAAGGAATATAGTAATGTTCACAATATTACTTTCTGTTTCTATACCGTTAATAATGTCCTCTCCCTTCTTTAAGAGGTCTCTGTCAAACTTATCTCTGTAACTTTCTATCTTTTCATACTCAGACTGTATTATATTCTTCTTAGCAAATTCTAGGTGCCAATACCTACTCTGAGTTATGAGGTGGTCTAATAAATTAAGCATATCCTTTTTATTCAATGTAAAGACCTCTCTTCTATTTAGTCTATACTTAATATAATACTACCAATCATGTGTATAGGCTTCCCATAAATCTTCACTTCTCATCTCATGTATATTATCTATAATCTCATTGGCTCTTTCCTTATCTACTAAATCTAGCTCTATATCTTTTTTATCTATACCAAGCCTATATAAATAATAATGACTAGCTAGAATATACTCTTTTTGTTTAGGTGTCATCTTATTAACTCTTAATTTCTCTTGTTTTATATACTCTTGAAAGTCCATACGTAACCCTCCTTTTAATTCCATAAACTAGGCATTATAATAGCTAGGTTCATAAGTATATCTTTTATTAATTCTTTTTCTCTATTGTGTTCTTCAATAATTAAATCGTAAGTTTTACCATAATCAAACTCTGTTTCATGTAATTCTATAATTAAAGATTTAATATGCTCTATCATCTCTATTTCAGTTCTTTCAACACCGTTGGTATCCTTAAAAGTGAGATAGGTCGAATCCACACACGCACGTTCACTACTATCTATAAAAGCATTTAAATCTGCGTATAATTGAATAAAGAAAGAACTATCGAAGTTCCAATACATAGGTTCATTCCTACCTAATTTTTTATTCAACTTTTTATAATATTTACTCTTCTTTAACCCAAAAACTTCTTTCTCAAAGTCGTTTAGTTTAAGTCCTTTATAGTATTTCTTCTTCATATTATTCCTCCAATCTAATAAGTGGTAACTCACTAACACCAAATACTGCCCCTACATCACACATTAACATACTACCATTCTCTTCTACTTCTCTACTACTTGTAGGTGTATGACCACATACATAAATGTAATCATCATTCCTAGGTTTAAAATCCCTAGACCATAATAATTCACCTAGTGATTGTTCTTCAACTGGTTTGTAACTTACACCACCTGAATGAGTAAAAATGTATTTACCTTCTTTATAGTACTTTCTACAATTAGCCATAAGTATTTTAAACTTTCTATAATTATCTGATTTCTTAAGTTTAATTAGTTCTTCTTTAATAAAGTCAAAATTATCTCTCATATTATCTTCTACACTATTATATTTTAAGGGTAATGTACTTACACCATAAGAGCTAAGTGTTTCTATGCAATATCTCGATAACCATTCAATGTCATAAATATTTAAACGTTCTACTCTCTCCATAATGTTGTAAAACTCATAATCATGGTTACCTAACAAAGCTACTATGTTATCATCATTAGACATTAAGGCAAATATATAGTTAACAACGTCTTTAGAATTGTCTCCTCTATCAATGTAATCACCTAAAAATACGATTGTCTCATTAGGTTCCCTTACTTTGTTAATTCTTCTTATTACATTTAGTAATTTATTATATTCACCATGAATATCCGGTACCACGTATATAGCCATTAGTTATCCTCCTTTTAATAACCTTTTCTTTAAGTTGTTATTAACATTATACCATATGTGATTATAGGTGTCAACTAGAATATAAAAAAAACACCTAAAATTAATTAGGTGTTAGTTTCCTGCATAGAATGAAATTCCTGATAAACTTATATATTGTCCTTGAGTTCCTGTTTCTATAGCAAAGTTACCTGTAGTATCTAGTAAAACTTTACTTATAGTACTATCTGCAACAAATGCACCAAATATTTGTTTATCTCTAGGTCTAAACCCTATAGGTAATGTGAAAGCTACAGAACCTTGTGCAGGTGTTCCTCCTTTTACTATACCATATAGATAAACCATACCATCCGGCATTTTTATAGCTTTTGCTTTGTAATCATCGTTATAGTGAACCCAACTGTTTTTAGTTGTTAGTTCTATAGTAACAGGTTCTCTATTAATATTTCCACTCTGAGTTAACTCTTCAGGTTTAGTTGCACCAGTCATCCATGTAACATTACCATTGTAGTATACGTCACCTGCTTGAACAACCATACCTTTATCTGATTTATTAGTTCCATGTGTATTTGTAGCATCATTTCTTATAGCAGAACCATTCATAGATATAACACAAGTTCTTTGGTTATCAAAGTAACAAGAATTAAATCCTCCACCGGAACCATCCCATATTAATGATGGTACTGTAATTGAACTATCTGCCATTCTGCAAGCATGAACCGTTCCGTAAGCACATCTACTAAATCTAATAAATGATTGACCACTTATACCAGAGGAATTAAAAGATTCTATACTTTCTACTTTACAATAAGAAACACAGTCAAAGAATGTTATAGATTTTACTTTTACACCAGTACTACCTAAACTAGGGTCTACTATACCATTTTTCCTAGATATCCATACTGCAGAACCTATAATACCTTTTACAATAACATTCTCATCATATTCTCCCTCATCTACTTTAATAAAATGGTCTTTTTCTATTAATTTAGGGATAGAGTCTACTGCTTTTTGTATAGTATTAAAAGGATTATTTTCTGTACCATCACCGTTATTAGTTCCTGATTTACTAACATAAATATTATTGACACTTGTTCTAGTTTTATATACTTTATCCATGATTGAGTCTAATTTACTTCCTGGAAATCTCCAACTAGTCCAAGCATCCATACTACCATTAGTTCTTCGTATTAACGTTTCCCCTAAGTTTATATGGAAAGGTACAATCATTTGTAAAGCACTAGTAGGGTTTACTTGCCAATGGAATAAACCATAGCTATAATCTTTAGGTGTATTAAGTGTAGCATTTGTAACCCAATACATACCAGACTGTCTAATTGTGTTAGCATCACTAACAAATGTAGCTGTATCTTTAAAGTCTCCAACATTAGGTATTGTTCCCATGTTTGCAAAATCTTTACTTAACTTATCCATTTTTACTTGTATATCGGATATATTTTTAGAGTGGTTACTAAATTCTTTTTGGTTACTTCTATTTTTTCTTATATCTTCACTAATAGTTACATATAAAAAGTCTTTTACTTTTCTTTCTTTAGTTCCATTCTCATCTATAGGATTTGTTATTATACTACCTCTAACATTAGTTTGCATAGAGCCTCCACCATCTAAATGGTAGGCAAACTTAACACCTAACTCACTACAAATACGGTAAGTATCCTCATAATCCATACCCTGACCATTAATACCTCTACCTTGAACTGATATAACTAATATTGTTCCATCTTCTTTTTGAGCTATAATTTGTCTAGGGTTTTTCTCACCTGTATTAGGTATACTACTATAAACACTAGGGTCTACTTTCTCACCATTTAATATGATAGGGAAAAATGCTGTTAAAGCATCTATTGAAGTAGTTATATCTTCTAAGTTTGTAGTGCTAGGTATAGCATTAAGGGTTCTATCATTATCTATAGTTAATGTATAATTTTCTCTATGTGGTGTATTATTTATGATAGTTCCGTTATCCATTTGTCTACCTAATAGTTTTCCCGTACTTGTATCGAAAACACTAGCATTAGTAACGAAAGATGCATTTTTTCTTAAGGCAAACTCTCTAGCAGTTTCTAGTGAACCATCATTAGGGTCATCATTAGCATAACCCCTATTCAATTTTATAGGGTACCCATTACTATCTTCGGTAGGTATTGTTGTAACAGTATACTTTGTGTCTGTTACACTATCTATATAACTTAAATAGTCAATCTCACTATACATAGAATCTTCATTAATAGTACTACGTAAGATACTAATTTCATTTTCTATTGTATTCATAACTATTTCAACAACATAATCTGATGTTATTCTATCTTCTTTACGACCACCAATTTCATTCCAAAAACCCCAATTACCATTTAATTTTGCTTTGGTAAAAACTCTTTCTGAATTGTAAGGTTGGAAAGTCATAATTGAATAATTAGGGTTCCTAATTAAAAATGTTACATATCCGTTAGCACTAACACCTTCAGGGAAACCTGTACTTGTTGTTACATAGTAAAATCCGGAATTAGTAAAGTAAGTATCCGGTGCATTAAGATTAGGTTTATCAACGGTTATAACTGTACCATCATCACTTGTAACTTTTCTCTTTTGCCAATTTTCTGTACCTGTCAATCCACCCTTAAGTGTTTCTAACCATTCTTGCTCTGTTCCAGTAAATCCGTTCTCTAATGCTATCTGGTAAGCAGATAAACCATCTTGACCATCTTGACCATCTTTACCCGGTTCACCTACTAAGCTATCTAGGAAATCCTGTATATTACCTACAAAACCATTCTCTAATGCTATCTCATATGCACTAGCACCATCTACACCAAAACCATCTTCACCTGGGTCACCTTTTCACCTGGTTCCCCAGGTTCACCTTTAAGTGACTCTAGCCATTCTTCTCTAGTTCCTTGGAAACCTTCTGCTAAAGCTATTTCATAAGCAGAACCGCCTTCGGTAATATCAACACCATCTCTACCAGGTTTTCCAGGTTCTCCTTGCTCCCCTTGTTCACCTTTAAGGCTTTCTAACCATTCTTTTTGAGTACCATTAAAACCATTGTCTAATGCTACCTTATAAGCACTATCACCTTTTATATCTACTAGTTGTTGTTCTGTTAAATCACTAAAGTATACAATTACTAATTTTTCTCTCATCTGTCTTAGTGTAGTAAATTCTGGTACAGTAGCTTTAGGTAGAATTTTACCTTCTACTTCCCACCCTACGTAAAATTCACCTTCTGGATAGTCAGTATCTGGTATAAGGTTTTCTATTGTTATATAACCTGTAGTACCTTTAACATCCATTGTGGTATTTATTACTTTATTATACTTATCATATAGTAGTAAATTTTTAGCCATAATATGTCTCCTATTCTTTACATTTAATCACTATATAATATATCATAAAAGACACTGAAATTAATCAGTGTCTTCTTCTAAATATTCTATGAAGTTCATAATTTTAAGGTATTGAGTGTTAGAAGGGTTTATAGTTCTTTTAAGTTTAACAAACTTCTTTAATTCATCCCACTTCTTCTCACTTTCTTGCCACTTTTCAAAATGTAATAATGATTGTGCTTTATGTTTCTCAATCTCTAATGGTACATTTACATTGCTTGCAGTTACATTGTTTATCTTCTTCTCCATTAGCATCATCCAATTTTTTAAATTTTTCTGTTAATTCTTTATTCTCTAATCGTAATCTGTTGAATTCATCTACATCTACAATAATAAGGTCTCCTAGTTGTTTAGGTTCCGGGTAAAAATCAGGAACACTTCTACCGTAATATTCTAATTCTTTTTCAATGTCTATAAGCTTTTTATAATAATTACGTTGTATAGAAGATAAGCTGTTCATTGCCCTAAGTGATTTACTTAAGGCATCCCTTTCAGTTTTATAGTGATTAACACTAGATTTCATTAAATAATTATGCTTTCTAAATTCCTTCATTAAATCTGATGCATATTCTTGTACTATAGCTGTTTCTGCACTCTTAGAGTCTCTGTTTAAAATTTTAATATTATAATCCCGGTCTTCTGGGTATACTTCAAATGTACCTTTTTCCGGAGAGTATATAGTGATAACATAAGATTCTTCATCGTAAATACTTGTTACTATACCTGTGTCTACTTTATTATTTGATACATCATAAATCTCTATTTCCATATCTAGCCCAATTTCTTTAAACTCTACATACTTTTCCATAATATTCCTCCATATATTGTAATAAAAAATATTGTTAAAATTAATGTTACTCCTGATAAGATTACAATCCAACCTCTTATGGTTTCACCATCACGTAAGTAAACAGTACCTAAATACGTGATGTTAGCTCCTGCTCCAAACAGTAAGCACATAAAACATAGTATAACTATTGCTAGTATGATACTTAAAACTATCATATTTCATAATCCTTTGGAGCTTCAACTGTATCTGGTATAGATGCATCTGTATAAATTTTACAAATCATCAGTAACCCTAATGTAAATAAAACTAAGCTAGTAAATAGTTTCATCTTCAATTTCCTCCTCTGTTAGTTCATACGTAGATAGCTGATATTTAAATATAGCGTTTTTACAAGCTATATTTAAATAATCATTACAATCTTTAATAGACACACAATTATCAGCAATATCTACTATATCTACATCTACCATTATAACCATACCATTGTAAACAATGTTAGCAACATATATGTGTTCTGTACCTTCTAGGGTAGCATGGTGAGTTAAGTTATGGTTAACTACATCTAAGTCAGTATTGTCAAAGAAATGTTTACAGATTAGCTCTAAATTATTAATCATGTAAACTGTTCCCATTTTCAATAAAGTTCTTCATACGTGTAAAGTAAATTCTGATTTTCTCCACTTCTTTAGCCTCATCATCTTTTCTACCTAACCTTACAGTATATTTCACAATGTTAAATATCATAGAAGTCATAAATCCTATTACAGTTACTCTGTCCTCTAAGAAAGATATAACATCCTGTGAGCCCGCATAGTGCTTAGGTATCTCAATCTTAGACTCTACACCATAATATTTTTCTAACATTCTTATGTTTGTGTCTAGTGCTATTAATGAGTTATGAATCTGAGCTTCCGTTGGTGGAACATTTTTAACCATAAATGGTGTGTCCTCTATTATCTTATTACATGAATTCAAAATGTTTAGTTTAAATGCTGTAATACCTGTTTCTTCTTTCTCTTGACTTTTAATAAATTCCTCTGTACTTAACATATAATTCCTCCTTTTAGTTATAAAAAAACCTCCTACACTTTAAGTGAAGGAGGAAAAGGAAAAAGATATTATGGAATGTATAATTATCTTATACGCTCCTTAATATAACAATTTTCCTTAGTCAAGACCTGTAGAGCCAAATCCATTTTCTCCACGGTCTGATTCACCTTCAAAGCTGTCTACTACGTTAACTTCAGGGTATAAAACAGGTGCTATAACTAACTGTGCAATTTTCTTACCTTTTTCAATTACGGTTTTAAATGGGTAGATGTTGTCTACCATTACACCAATCTCTCCTCTGTAGGATTGGTCAACTGTTCCTAACTGTACTCTGACTCCTGTTTTACTTGTAATACCTGACTTAGGTCTTACCTGAGCCTCTACGCCTAAAGGTAAATCAATAGCAATACCTGTAGGTACAATAGCACTACTATGAGGCTCAATTTCAATACGCTCTGTAGCGTATAAGTCTAACCCTGAATCTGTAGGGTTGGCTCTGTTTGGAGCCTTAGCTTTCTCATTTAATAACATAACATTCAATTTTTCCATAAGTTTAATTCTCCTTTAATATATATCTTTAATATTTACATCTTGAAGTCGTAAACAACCTGAGTAACTTTCTACCTTCAAGTTATCGTCAACTAGTTCACGCAAGTTATTAGTGATATCGTACTCATCAATATATCCTACATCAGCGTTAGCCTTTACTTCTATTGTGATTGTGATATCTTCATTCAATACTTCTGGCATATTATACCGTACCTCCTTACTTCCCTTACACAGTAAGTATAACATACCAGGTAGTATAAGTCAAGTTAAATCTCAGAAAGTTTTATTTGTTTTTTTAAATCTTTATAAATGCGTTCCACTTCTTTATCCATTTTGCTTTTACTTAAATGTTCTTTTAATACTTTAGCATCTTCAATTGAAAAAATGATAACTGGTTTCATTTAGCTTGCCTCCTTGAATTCTTTTCTGTTTATTTTTTTAATATCTTTCTCTAATTCTACTTTTAATTCATTAGGTAACCTATAAGTATCAATAGACTGCTGTTGACCTAATACATACCCATTTTGAGTGATTCTAATCTCAACTGTATACCATGAGTTATCTAAGTCTTCTTCTAATCTGGCAAGTAAAATTAAACAATTATTCTTTATAATTCTGTTAGCATATCCACCTACACAGTGGGATAACATTTTACCCTCTTCTTTTAATTTAGAAACTGAATCTGCTGGTAAAAATTTAACCTTTCTTCCATCTGCTAACTTATAAGTTTTGTTTATAATACTTGTTAACTTGTCTTGATATCTATTTTTTAATTCTTTATCATCGAGCTCACTCTGTATAGCTTGTTTCTCATCTGTTACTATATCATGCTCTAATTTTAATGAGAACGGAGTTAAATTAACACTTCTTTCTGTTCTATATCCTGCACCTACCAAAGAAGCTAAATCATTAATATAGTCTTTATAAATATTTGATAGACCATAATAGGTTATACGCTGTCTATCTTGAGCATCTACATCTAAGTAATGAACCATTTTTTTAAAGTCAGCAAATGTAATATTTATAGTATTATTAACATGCTCTCCAAATTCTAACGCAATAGAAACACTAGAAGGATGTTGAACCATTAAAAATGTATCATCAAATAGTTTATTCAAGTTTATTTCATTATATAAGTGGTTAAAACTCTTTTCTAATCTCTTAGAAAAAGTAAGGTAATTATTTTGTTCAAATCTATTAAGCTCTGTTAACTTATTGTAAACTTGTTTATTGAGTCCAAACGCTGTGTGTATTTTCCATTTACTACCTTTAGGTATACTAAACAACGAACTAAACGTGTTGAACATTTCATGTGTAGGGCTGTTATTAATCTTATCTATATTTTTAACAATTAAGGCTACTACTTCTAAGTAGTTATGCTCCTCTACCTTTACGCTTTTGATACCCTCTACTCTTGTGTTGTCTCTATAAATTGTGTAATGATTATTACCTACTTTAACTGAGCTATATGAACTACCATCAGTATACCTAGCTCTTGACATAGAGTAACTTTCGTTACGTAGTGTTTTTTGTATAATACTAAATAATGCCGATTCTGTTAGGTTAGACTTTCTATAGTTTTTTAGAACAACATTAATAATAACTTTTAAGTTAATATTTTCTTTAAATTCAAGTTCACGTATATCATCTTTATAAATGTTTAGAGATATCTCTCTTCTAGATATACTATTAGATAGGTAAGCCTTTAACTCTCCTGTCTTAGTATCAATATAGCTATCTTTTGTTAATAGCCATTCACCACCTACACTATTCATGTCTCTAATGTGCTTGACTCTCAAACCAAAGTCAGAATCGTTACTGTTGTAAGGATGCATACGACTTGCTTGTCTCCATATATTATCTCCTAGTCTTAAATAATATTCAGTAGAGAACTCTTTATAGTATCCTGGATACCCTAACTCAGTATTTACATCTATGTTTGCTCTTATAGGGTATAAATTAGCTTGACTAATAATATCTAGGATATCATTATTTAAGGTTTTTACTTCTTCCTTATATTTATCTAGTTTTTCCTTCTGCCATTCCAAAAGGTTCTCTTCATTTTCAAGCTCTTCTATTTCTTTTTCTAACCAAGCTTTAGTTGAAGTTGTAAGCCTACTTGCACTACTATACTTATTATAGTACCTACACCCTTTACGTGACTCTCTATCTAGTTTTAAATACTCTTCCCAATGACTATTTCTGATATTCCTATGTGAACCTCTTACAAGCTCTTCTAATTTTTTATACGGGTCTCCTTTAAAGGATGTAACTTCCTCATGACCACATAGAGCTAAAAATAACATAATATTTGTAGCAGTGTCAAAATTAAACAGATTACTAATATCTCTGAATAGCTCTTTAGAACCTAAATTAATAATGTCGTTCTTCTTTTTCTTTAGAAATACATCTGTTTCTCCTATAAAAATACTATTACAGTTAACCTTAGGTAAATTAATAACCTCTTGTTCTGTTAATCCTTCTTGTTTAAATTTTGCTGACATAATTTCATCTCCTCTTAATTTATAAACCAATTATAACATTAATTTATATAAATGTCAACAAAAAAAGAAGAACTTTTTAAAGTTCTTCTAATGTTATATCATGTGTTGTTCTTTTAATTCTGTTTACCGGTGTTATATTGCTTCTTTCAATAAGTGTAACATACTTTCTAGAGTTTCTAAAGTTTAACGTATTAGGCATTGCCAAGGCATCCTCAAAGTCCTTCGTAAAAGATACAGGATTATTAAACTCATCTACTTCACTAACATACTTGTTTTCTGTACTGTCTAGGAATATAACCTCATCGTTTGTTATAATCGTATCCGATTTTACAACTTCACTCATCCCTCAACACTCCTTAATATTTTATAATAATGTATTGTCCTTTATGTAGCTTATCAGAGGACAATCCGTTATACTTCTTTATTAACTCCTTGCTAACTCCATAATGTTTACTTATAGATTGCAAGCTTTCACCTTCTCTTACTTCGTGAGTAAGATAATCTTTAAATACTAAAACCTTATCTAGATGTGATATACCTACAGATTTAATATTGTTAAGTTCTTGTAGTCTTTCTACACTAACATCGTATTTTTTACTTATTGACCATAAAGTATCTCCTGATTTAACTCTATGATAGAACCTATTATGAATTCTTTCCAACTTCAGGATTTCTCTCATTATCTAACCCTCTCTCATAGTAGTTTGCTTGTAGGTAACATACCATGATAAGAATAAAATTAAACACTTCTGTCGCAATAATATGTGGATACGTGTTAGTTAACACCATACTAGTAATCAAACATAGTAATCCAGTACCCATGATTAAGAACAACCATTTACTCGTTCCTGTTGATGTTTTGGTTTTAAAATAGTTAGTTATTTGACCAATATAAGCAAGGATTATAGATGCAGAAGCAACTGATTGAGTAATGTGTGGTTTATCTAAATATAGGTATGATAGCAGTATAAGAAAAATTAAAAATATTGAAAAGTCTCTTATAACAATACTATAATCTCTCGACTTAAATACATGAATAACCAAACATATTATTCCTAGTAATAAATTGATACCTACTGCATATATTTGAAACGTATTAGCTTCTGTAACAATTAAGTTATGGAAGCTAATACCTACAGTAATAACAATAAAGAACCAGAAGTATTTACCTACACCAGTTAAGTCTTTAAACTTAACTAGAGCAATTAACCCAGGGATGTAACCTACTATCATTAATATAGCATACAAAGAACTTAGTAATTCTGGTAAATTAAGGATAATCTTAAAAAATTCCATATTAATTAAATACCTCCTCCAATCTCCTCAAGCTCTTTAACAATTTCTTCCCATGATATAATACCTTTACCTTTAGTTAGGTACTGTACTTGACCATATACATAAGCGTTAAAAGAACTAGGAACTCTATCAGGGTGGTCTGTCATATCCGCTGTATTCCATCTTATATCATCTGAGTACATAAATACCGGTTTCTTTAAAATATCTTCTACATAATTTAATAACTCAGGTGTTAAATCATAATTAAGTAGATTCTCTGCATCTCTTTTCATTTGGAAAATCTGACCAATCTCTGCAACTGTTCCTCTTCCACCCGCATCTGCTGTAGGTACGTCAATAACATAAATATCTGCATTTTCAATAGCTACTGTATCATGTTCCACAATACGCTCTGCTAATTTATCTGTATTAGCATTCTTTTTATCATTGATATCATTATTAGAACTAGGATTATAAACTGAAATACCAATTATTCCTTCTAACTCCTCTTTCTGCTTTTTACGATACTCAAATTGTGCTTTGTGCAACATATCTCCTGCAAGATATACTTGTAACTCTTTAACTTCATTAGTCATGTACTATTTCTCCTTTTTCTTCAATAACCTCTCTTAATGTGTGAGGCATTTTTTTCTTAATTTGTTTTTCAACTATCTTTAAGATATTTTCTTTTTCTTCTTCCATAATATCATTAACAAAGTCATTACCTACTTGTTTCATGATTAAAGAAAAATTTTCTAATTCTAAATCATCTTCAGATAATCTATTCTCCTCTATAGCTCTAAAAATCATTTTTTCCATTCTTGCTTTAGTAATTGCATAATCTGCTACTGAATCGTTATTTCTAGTCTCTGCTTTCATCTTCTTTTTACTAAATTCTTTAAATTCTTTTGATACAATCTTGTAATAATCATCATACTCAGTTTTGCCATTCAAGTATTTGATAACTACACCCTCTCCTGTATTAGGCTTAACAGTCATATCTGACTTTCCTACTAAATCTTTTATTTCTTGCATGTCTAGTTCATTTAAATACATAGAAGGTTTCAAAACCATTAAAGGTTTTACCATCTGTAATCCTAAATGGTGAGATATTACTTTTACTTCCTCATAGGGTAAGTAAATATCATATTCTTTATCATAAATATCAAATACATAAAAGTTATAATAATATTCATCTTTATAGTTAATTCTATTTTTTACCAGCCATTCCCCAAATATAATGTATCTTTGTAGGGCTGATACATAAGTGTTATTCACATTAATATTTTCATGTACCCAGTTATAAAAACCTCTTAAAGTTTCATGCTCATTTAATTTTTTTCTACGAGAAAAACATACAAGTTCTAAGTCCTCCATAGTAAAACTTGCATTACTACCATCCAATTTTTCTTGAACAACCAGTCCTCTTTCCTTAAAGCTCTCTAACATAACACCTTTATTTTTTATCTTATCATAATGCTTCATAAAAAATCCTCCTTTAATTTATAGTATCATTATACCATAAATCAGGAGGACTGTCAAGCTAATTTATTAAATTTATTCTATAACACCATAACTTTTATTATACTCTGATAAAGTACCACGGTGCTCTAATTCTTCAAATCTTTCATCCATTTCATGATTTCTAAGGATACTCTCTACCATCTCTACTACAGGGTGTCTTTGTACTTCCGTTAAGTTTAAGTGGTCAAAGTATTTCTTATCCTTATCTTTCTCATATAATCCTGATAGTAACTTATATAAACCATTAGTTTCTGGTTTACGTAAAGTCTTATCATCACATTGTGCAAAGTTACCTAAGAAAATAAACTTACTGTTATTACCTGCACGAGTAGCAATAGCACTAATTGTATTTATATCTAAGTTTTGAGCTTCATCAATTATAAAGTATACATCATTTAATGAACGACCACGTATAGATTGGATAGAATCAAAGAATACTTTCTTACGGTTTTCATCTTGACCTTCAAACAAAATGTAATCTTTAATATTACTATTACTATCCATTACTTCTAAGTTATCCATAAATGGTGCTACATAAGGATATAACTTATCTTGTGCATCCCCCGGTAAAAAACCTTGAGACATACCTATTTCAACTTGAAGTCTTGTATAAATTAACTTTCTATAATCCTTGTCCTCAATTACTTTCTCTAATCCTACTGCTTGAGATAATAATGACTTACCACAACCACTTTGTCCTGATATAAAAGTAAATGGTTTATCATTTGTTAAATACTGGAAAGCTAATTTCTGTTCTTCATTTTTTGCTGTTATACCAAAATATGCCATATACACATTGCCACCTTATTTATATTTACTTACTTTTAATATAATACTTTAAAAATCAATCTCATCATCATATAAGTCTCCAATACAGGTGTGTAGATAGTCTAAATCTAACTCTCTAATTTCAGTTTCATTTCTTGATAATCCTGTATAGTAAACTGCTTCTACTGAGTCTAAATCATTATCTGCATAGTGATTAACAACATCTACTACTGATTCATTATCTGGTAAGAAAATATCGTTATCTGAGAATTTGATAATAACATCACCTTGAGGTAATACATCGTTAAAAGCATCTATACTTACCTCTTCAAATATAGGGAATTCTACACCTCTAATTTCTCCTAAAGAGGTATGTCTAAAAGTTACTAAATTATTATCTTTTTCAATTTTGTAGAATCCTACACCACCTGCATCTTTGTTATACTGAGCAACAAAATCTTTATTTAAACTTACTAAGAAAGGATTTAAAGAATTCCTATCTTTAGCATCCTCTGGGGTACCTTTAACAGTATCATGAGCACTTTTTACATAATCACTTATTTTTCCTAAATCCGTTGTGTTTACTTCTCTTAATTCTTTTACTACAAATGGACTAATTTTTTCCATATTATCTCTCCTTTATTTTCCTATTGATTTTTTAGCTAACATATCTACATGGTCATTCCACTTATTATCACTATGTCCTTTTACTTTTACGAACTCAATTGTTATATGTTTCTGATACTCTCTTAACATCTTAATGTAGGTTTGACTAAGGATATTTCTTGCCTGCCAACTACCTTCATACCACTTTATTAATCCTATATAATCTACATAAACTACAACTTGCTTATAACCTAACTTTATAGCTTTCTCTATACCATAGCAACAAGCCAATACTTCCCCGGTTACATTGTTGTACTTAGCAAGAGCTTTTTTATCTCCGCCCTTACTAACCTCTGCTAATACTTCAGCATCTTCACTAGGTGAGTCTAATAATACTGCTCCTGAACCATAAGTACCTTCTTTATAATCTGATGAACCATCTGTATATACATAAACAGTACTATCCAATTGGTACCTCCCCTCTAGACAAGAAGTAAGGGTGGTATGAGTCACTTGTAAGATTATAAATATATTTTACATGAATACTTTCATAATCAAAACAACTAAAGCATAGAGACTTAACTTCCTTCTCATCCTTTGCTACAATAAATATTTCAAAATCATCCAAAGTTACTTTAAATAAACTTTTAAACTCCATTACTTTTGCCCCCTTAAGATAATCTTTTTAGAATACTTATAAGCTCTTTAATATCTTCTGCGTTATAATCATCAAAATCTCTACCTTCAAAGAAATCATAAGCTTCATATCTTACTCCGTCACTAATATTCTCTGAATCTATAATTTCCTCTAAATCATAAAAGGAACTAATAAGTTCTTCCATATCCACATCATCTAATAAATCATGAAACTCCTGAGCATCATCTGACATAGATTTTAAAATTATATTATGGTAAGTGCTACCCTCACCTGCACTTGTATACAAATGATTAATATTAAGAATTACTAGTGTGTTCACTACAACATTAAATTCACTTATAATAGGTAACTCTTCTACTAAATATTTAATATTACTATTAATAATATCATTAATAAGTTCATCACCTAGCATAGCTTTTTCTTCTTTAGAGCTATACTCTCTAAGATTAGAGAAGTCATCTCTATATGTTATTAGTGAGTTTCTATCTGTACTTAATAATCTATCCATAGCACCTAGTAGCATAATCATATCGTGATGTGTACTCATTTCCTTAAGTAAATCCATTAGTACAAAAAAGGACTCTTCTCCTATAGCTTTTTTAATATCCTGTAACTCAAAGGATTCTATCATAGCTAGTGTATCATCTATTTCTTCAATTGTAGGCAAATGTTTAATTAAATTATTTTCCTTCATTATCATCTTCCTCTTCTAATTCTTTGAATAGCTCCTCTGCTGTCATTCCTAAAGCTTTTTCTAATTTAGCTCTATTAGCACTTCTAGGTTTCTTTTTACCATACTCCCAGTAGGATATAAGAGAATAATGTACACCTAGTTCACTTGCTAAACTCCTTAAAGTAAATCCTTGTTCTTCTCTTACTTTTTTAAGTACTAGTGGTTTATTTTCCTCCATATTAATCCTCCTTATATCTTAATGGATGTGAACCAGATTCTACTACCTTGATAAAACGATAGCTATTACCTGGTAAAGCATTATCTCTTACATAACTCTTAGCCTTATTTTTAGCCTCAGCTTTACTCTTTGCTGTTACTTCTAATGGTACTGTCTTCTCTTTATTACCTAAGTTATAATTAAAGTAAACAGTAAATTTTAATTCCTCTTTCTTAAGAACATTTATTCTAAACCATCTTTTAAGTCTACTCATCTTAATATCTCCTTTCTTTATTAACTTAAATACATTATAACATATTTATAAAACCAAGTCAACTTAAATATAAAAAAAAGACTAGGAAATTAATCCTAATCTTTTAGAGTCGTGCTAGTATACTTTAGTAATAATTAATCTTTCGTGCCACACGTAACCGTTATTATCTGGTGAATATACTCTACAATACCCATCTTTAGTAACTTCATAAACATAGAATATTTGACCCGGTTTGTATTTCTCATTCTTAAGTGTACCATTTCTAGTTGTAATTGTAACACCTGCACTATCGGCTTTAGCTTGTAGTATAGGTTTCTTTTGAACCTTTATTGTCCCTTTAGGAACTTTTTTACCAATTGCTAACTTAAGTTTTGGTGCCGGTGTTTTTTTCTTAGGTGTTACTTTCTTTTTAGCTTTAGCAACTGTAGCTTTAGCTTTAGCAACTGTCTTATTCTTAAATATCTCTACAACTCTTAAGCGTTCGAACCATACCCAACCATTATTACTATTTGAGTATACTCTAGCCCAACCATTTTTAATTTCAAAGATATAAAATTGGTCATATCCTGCTTGGTAAACTTCGTTAGTAGGGTAGTACTTACCATTTTGTAACTTACAAATATTTACACCATACTTATCTGCTTTAGCTCTGAAATAAGCACCTTTAGAGTTAGATAAAGTTTTAGGTGGTACTTTACCTTTAACAATAGCTTTAGCTCCACTTGAACTATTAGATGTTGCAGGTGCTTTAGGTTTAGTAACTGGTTTAACTGTAGTAGGTTTACTTTCTGTAACTGTAGAACTTTTAGCGTACTTAGGTCTAATAAATACCATTGATGGGTCGTATGAGTGAGAACGTCTAGTAGCAACTTCAGTCTTACTTATTCCTCCACCCAACCAATTCTGCTCGATTACAGTTATTGTATTAAGTGTAGCACTGATAACTGAGGCAACGTGACCATATCCACCACCAAAAGTAGGACTAGTCCATACTACAATATCACCCGGTTGTGCTAAAAATTCAGGTGTATTGTTATATATATCTGCCTTACCTGTGAAGTCATTTTTATAAGGTATATCCTTAGCACCTTCACCGGCTAATGACATTCCCATTGCAAAGTAAGCATGGTAGTTAGCAGTATCAAAGCATTGCCATCCTGCATAGTTGTCCCAATCCCAACCTTTACCTTCTAAGGACTTAATGTAGTCCACAACTTGTTTTTGTGTTTTCATTTATTCTATTTCCTTTCTTGTTATATTGTATTCTTAATATAACAAGATACAAAAATAGGACTAAGGAATTAACCTTAGTCCTAAATATATTACATAACTTTAGTAATAATTAATCGTTCATGCCATACCCAAAGATTTGAGTCTTTTGAATAAATTCTAGCCCAACCATCTTTAACTTCGTAAACATGGAAATTAGGTGTACCTGCTTTATAAACTAGGTTAGTCTTTTGATACTTACTACCTACTTTTTTACACACTGTAATTCCTGCACTATCAGCTTTAGCAATAAATTGTTTAGAACTTTTATGAGCTAAAGTTTTAGGTGCTTTTTGTCCTACTTTAAGTTTACTAGTTGTTTTCTTAGTCTTAGGCTTAGTTGTTTTCTTAGCCGGTGCTTTTGTAGAGCCTCCAATAGATTTACCATGGATACCTTCTGCAATCTTCTTAGTAAATGATTGTAGGTTTTTCTTAATATAGTTCATGTCACCACTATTAGTAATAAATCCTAGTTCTACTAAACGGTAGTTAATATTAATTTGACCTGCAACATTACAATTTAATAAATCGTTACGTTTAGTTACACCTCTAATAACTCCTACTGTATCTTTAAGTGCTTTTTGAATACCATTATCAATACTATCTGCTGGATAAGCACTAGGTATAATAACATGTCCTCCACTTGCACTTGGACTAGCACTATCTAAATGGAACTCAACTACAACTTTATATCCTTGAGATTTAACCCAATATAATCCGTAGTCTTTAGTATTACCTAATTTTTGACCATAAGCTGTATCTTGGTACATGTCTTGTGACTTACCGTAAATAGCAACAGTATGCCCTGCTTGCTTAAGATACTTAGCTACATTATCGACAATATTGTTTCTAATGAAATCTCTCTCATTTGTACCATTTCCGACTGCTCCAGGGTCGTTATATCCGTGACCTGCTACTAACATAATTTTAGTCATTAAAAAATCACCTTTCTGTTATAATTTGTACTACATCTAATATAACAGAAAGGTGATTTATAATTTTATTTATTTCTTGATGATAAACTTTCTAGTTTCTTAATAATTTGAGATGCTGTTTTATTATCTACTGACTCTAAAGTTGTTTCTGGTAAAAGTTCAATTGCATCCCAAACTTCTTGTTTATTACTAAATTTTTCATTAACAATAACATTACCAATTAATGATTCCATATAGTAAACTTGTTTATTAGTTGCCATTCCATAAAACTCCTTTTTTATTATATGTATAACCACGGACGTCAACGTGGCTTTAAACTTCGGTTTCCATCATCGTAATAACTTCCACCTCAATACTCCGCAGAGTAGACATAGCTATGTAAAGTATATAACTAGCATCTCTTCCTAGGAGAACACGCTTGCGTTATATACTCAATGAAACTCTACCCTCATTCGAGGAAACAGCAAACCGATTCGTCAATCGCACATGTTAATTCTCAAGTTTCATTTATGTATAACTCCCTCTAACCTGTAACTTGGGAGCGTGGTAATTTACCATACGTACAAATTCCAGTTTTACATATTCAGGTACTAGTAAATATTTCAACTAGTTTGTGAAGTACGCTACCTTGAACTCATAAACTCCAATAGCTAAATAAGTTGTTTTTACTGAGGACATTTTTATTATGTATATACCCTAGTGGTTAACTAGGGAGTTACTAAGGAACCACCTTAGCAAGTGGATATCTACAAACGTTGGCTAACTCGATACCTGCTACGAGTACTCCTAATATTTAAAAATAGCGTTAGGCACGCCCACGACCTTCGTAACGTTTTGTTTAGTAAGCTTGTTTATTCTATCAAATAAGTTTATAAATTGTACTTGGTCTGATACAATAGTTTACTTACCTATGTATCCCCCTGGGCAATTAAACGCAGGAGGCAGTTCTTATGCCTATCACTTATAAGAAAACCTAAAACCATTATAAGCTGGACTTTTGAAGATTGGTTTATTTTGTTCACGCATACGTAAAAACTTACCACTATCCATGGTTGATAAATTCTTACGCCCAGTATCATAGGGTTAGTTGAACAGGGACAAGTTATGGAACTAACTTGCGATAAAAGAGTTTTGTAGTTTATGTATGGCTAGTTATTTTTTATGTAGGACGAACTAGCAAAACTACATATCATCATATAACCAGTAACTTCAGATGATAATAAAGTTTTTTTACAACTGGTTCATTTATGTATTGCCTACTCCTCGTAAGGTGGTAAGCTGAATTAATATATTATGTATACTAGGATTGTACCAGTAAACTTCCTAGTGTTATCTTCCCATCTTGCACAGGAGACCTCGAGATTATCAGTCCCTTTAAATAGTTTTTTTCCTATGCCTATTACTAGATAGTAAGGATTGATTAATTCCAAACGTTACCCTCAATCTTTGGGTTAGCTCACAATATTTGAGTATGACACAGACTGGTTCGTGGATGATTACCTCAATTCTATATATGTAACCTTGCACCTTGAACCCATAAACTCAGGTGCACCTAAAGCCGGCTAAGGAGTTTGGGTGACTTGGGGACATAGCATTACCTCTTTTTTTGTTAGGACTATGTATATAGAAGTGCAAGGGATTCGAACCCTTAGACTTAGCCTGCCTCCGGACACGCCGACTAGACACTTCTATTATGATACCTACACTCAACTTAGTGCTTACACTTAAGATAGCCTAAGGTTTACAAATGTTTAGTTTATATGCATTTCAGCATTTGGCACGGTATCCTACCTTTTCCCTTCATTTTCTTAAGACAAATGCTATAACCTCACGATTATAGAGACTGTGTTTAAGCACACAGTTAAGCTACTATTGTAATTTCATTATACCATATTACTTGTTGTTTGTCAACTTCTTTTTTGTATTAAAAAAGTACACCTAGGAAACCTATACCATAATCTTATAGTGTACTGTGGTTTTTTATCTTAGGCTCGAAGCAACTCGGTACCTAAGAAAGGAAAATATGTATTTCTAGCAGGAAGTTTAGAAAGGATGTTGATATACCAATGTATAACGCTTTAATTAGAGAGGAGTTAACTTCCTGCTAGACATTATCAGTAAAGGAGTTTTAAGTCTGATAATATGTTTATGTTATTAAAAGAGGAATGATTCTGTTGTATTCTGATTAATACAACTAAATATCCAAGCATAGCCCTTCTCAGGGGGAACTACCCAGTAAGAAACAGTATTAGACGACCTAGTGTAAGAAGATTCTATACGGTTGCAAGTCGTAGTCCATCTTTTACAGCAAAGAGCAATATAGGGGTTAGGTCTTTTACTAACCAACTTTCACACGATATGAAGAATTATAGTAAATTTCTATTTTAGCCTACATATCAAATTTGTTTTGTAATGTGGATTTGTGCTACTTGTACAGGTAACTTTCATTATCAAAACTATTTCTAGTCTCCAACCACATCAGAACTTTAAAGCGTAGTTTAAAAAGTTTCCGCTAAGAACTCCTTAAACGATTATTCCTGACTGTTACCTTGTCCTATATCCCTTACAGAGTAGTACCAAGCATTCCCCTCGTATTAAAAAATACTCTAAGGTAAATGTCTGAGTTCTCACGCAGATTTATTACCTGTGACAATCTTGTACGTTACTCCTATCAGAGAGTTATTCCGTCACTATGCTTAGATATTTAGTTGTATTATCTTGTATATATAATATAGCATACTTTTAATTCTTTGTCAAGTTCATTTTCAAATTATTTTAAATATGTATGTAGGATTCCACTATTAATCCTACATGTTTAATTATTTTAAGTGGTTTGATATAAGTTTTAAACTTATAAGAAAAATTGTTATTGTTTATACTGGAAAACAATTTTATAAAAACAGTTGTGTAAGGGGTTTTAATTTGTTTGTAAATACATTATACCATATAATTCTACCCTTGTCAAGTTTATTTTAAACTTTTTTTATTCTCCTGATAATTCTTCTTGTAATTTATCCCAATATTTCTCCGCTTCACTACGATTATCTTCTACGTGCTTAGTTACTTTTCCACATTTGACACAATATAAATCTTTAATATGCCCTTCTTCTCTTTTTCTACTTCTCTTACGTGGTACCATAAATACTGAACCACATTCTTTACAGTTTAATTTTGAATAAGTCATTGCTTGTCTTTTCATTTTTATCATATCCTTTTCTTGTTTTATTTGTTAATTGTATTATATCATAAATAAAAGTATAAGTCAACAAGTATTTAATATTTTTATTCCTGAGTAAACTTATAAATTTAATTTATAACTGTATTATACTATATCCTGAGTAATAAGTCAACAGATTATACTAAATTTTTTATATTCTGAGTAAATTAAAAAGTAAAATCCTTTTATATCAAGGGTTTCAAGCTCTAAATTTTATGTTTAGAAAATAAGGAGTACTCCTAATATATAATACTATATCTATTATAAATAAATAAAAGAACTTAAATATAAATATATAAATAATAGAGTTAAAGTCAACAACTTAATTATTACTAAGTTATCTGAATATTCAATTAACTTTATGTTTAGAAAATAAGAAACCTTCTAATATATATTACTATATATTTATAATTAAATAAAAGAACTTAAATATAAATATATAAATAATAGAGTTGGAAAAATCAGCAACAAAAAAGTGACTTACAAAAAGTCACTTAGAAAAATAGTTTATAGGATTCAATCATTCGGGTATTTACATATACAGAAGCAGAGTCTATACTGCTTTCAGTAAATACTTTTACAGTAGGAGTACTAGCTCCACTAATTAGATAATCAATATCTCTGTGTTTAATTGGTTCTTCCTCAGTAGAAACTAAGAAATACTTAGCTCCACTAATCATAGTTAGTTCTACATGTTTAATCATAATATAATCTCCTTATGTGAATTTGTTGAATACGAAAGAAAGTATAGCACCCAGAACAAGAAGCAAAACTTTCTCAGTAGTATCTTTTTTCTTATCATCTTTACTTTTAGTATTCTTTTTAAGTTCTTCAATCTTTTCATCTAACCTATCAAGCTGAACATATATAGCAGATTGTTTCTCAGAATTAACAGCTAGGTCTTTGTCTAAATCATGTATAATGCTTTTAAGTCTTTCTACATCTTCATCCAGTGACTTATAAGTTTCTTTATCAATATAACCCTTTTCTTGTATTTGATTCCTTATTTTTTCTATTTGTTTAACAAGGGATTCAACATTTTGGCTCACTTATAATCACCCCTAAACACAATCGGCTTCAGAATAAATACTATATTCATCAAGAAAAGTACTTATTATATTTTTATAATCCTGGGTAATGATTTTACCATAAGAAGTCTTTACATCAATTACAAAAGTAATCTTTCCGAAAGTATCAAGGTTTAGCTCACATATAACCTCGTTTGGGTTATCCGAAGGTAGAAAATAATAATCAAAGTGTAGAATAGAACCATTTGTCAAAAGTCTATTAATTCTATATATGTGGTAAAAATCCCTATCCCCATTAAAATAAGACAAGGACTCTTTAAATTCTAACTTTAATGTATCTTTATACTTTATCAATCTTCAAACCTCCTCCACCATTTAATTTTTATATCTATCACTTGTGTGGTATAATAGTAATGATATAAGATACTACAACAATAATAAGTAATATAATTATTATGAATATATTCTCATGTACAATAAGAAATATATTAAAGCTTGACATTAAATATATTCCTAAAACATATGATGCCTGTAATTTTATATAGTAAAAGTACCTCATGTAAATATACCTACTAAGATTATCAATGGTGTTATTCAGTGCTATAAAATAGAACCAGAATAGAGGTAAAGATATACCGATAGCTAAGTAAGTCATTTACAGCAACACCAATCTATATAATATAGAGTATCCATATATTACCTATTAAATACCTGGATTACATAACTAATATAACATTCACAAACTTTTACAAAGGAGGAATGTTAGATTAATAAGTGTAGCAAAATTTACCAAAGGAGGTCTCTAGGACTTGTTTAATAACGTTTTTAAATTAATAATAAAGACAGTAATCATCATTATATTCTTATTACTCATTCTATCTATTAATAACGCAATAGCTCTTATCTTTGGTATTAGACCTCAAACAGTAATAGCTTACGCTTTAGTAGGCGTAGGAGCTTCATATATATCTTTGATGTTCTATGATAGAGCAGTAGAGAAGAAGGAAGACCCTCTACCAGAGTATATACTCAAAGAAGTTGAAATTACAAGAGAAGAAGTAGAAGTTCTTAAATCTATTATACACGAGAAGATAGATATGAGCGACACAACAGAAGAGGAGATAAGAGTTCGTGCTAAAGTAAGGGAGAGGGAAAAACGTGAAAGAGAAAACCAGAGCAGAAGTAAAGAAAGCTAGGAAGGAACTACTAAAGTCTGCAGAGGTTAAATCCATAACCTATAAAGGTGATAAACGTATATCAAGCCCTAGTAGGGTATGTGGCGTGTGTAGAGCACCTCTATCAGGCATGAATTACGTGGAGGGTGTTGTACTATCAAAAAAGAAACACATCCACTTACAGTACTCTAAATTCCTTTATATAGACATATGTTATAACATCACAGACTGCTACAGAAATTTAAAGATATAGGAGGTAATGACTTGAATTCTAAAAATATAAGAGAGAAGATGCAGAAAAAGAAAGCACAAGAAGAGGATGCAAGACAAGCTATCACTAATGGTTTTATGCACAATATACACAAGTTAATGATGGACTTTAGTAAGAAAGTAGATAGCAATCAAATAGAAATAAAAGATACAAATGATTTGTATAAACTGTATGTTATCTTTAGCCAAATGAGTCAGTTGGATAATAATGGTAATGAAGGCGGAGGAGCCTTACCACAATTATCAAGTACACAACAGCAAGTATTTGAAGATATCATAGACAACTCAGAAATAGACTCTGAAGAGGCAAAAGTAGACTTACAGAAAATTTCAGAAATGACAGAAGATGAGATTACTCAAATGATTTTAGAGAAAGAACAAATCATGAATGAAGAGAATTCTCAAACATTCTAAGGAGAGATATGAATGGATGGAAAGAAAATATTAAAAATAGCTCAAGAAACATTTGGTACTGAGGAGATAACAAGAGAACAATTAGACCACATTATCAACATGTTAAATCCCTCAACATATATGTTAAGGTACCATACTTTAAGAGGGCACCCTATTACATTTAGTATTCCTAATAGGGATAGAAGTAAAGCACAGGCACACCGCCCCTGGCAAGTAAAAATCGTAAATGACACCCATCCAAATAAAGTAGTAATTAAAAGCAGACAGCTTGGATTATCGGAAATGGGTGTAATGGAGATGGTGCACTTTGCAGACCTTCATAGTTATGCTAACGTGAAGTGTTTGTTTACATTCCCTAAATAGTTGGGGAATTAAAACTCTGTTAAACGGGCAAAGCTGAATAATGAATAAGCTGGTAAGAGAACCTAAGTCCAAACGGATAGAGGCAATCCCGTGCTAAATCGAACTAAGGTATATATACCTTAGTTACGTAAAAGCCTAACGACTAAATTTCTAGGTAGCTATACAAAAGGGTATAGTGAGAACTAGATAAGAAAGCTCTTTATAGAGAAGTAAAGCAGAGAGCTTAACACCAAAACGTTGAGCTAAGATATAGTCTAGTCCGTATATAAATATCACGAAAGTGACGGTAGTAACGACTAACGAACAAATGAAGAAATTTGTTCAGTCTAGGTTAAACCCAGTACTAGAGAAGGAATATTTTAAAGATATTGTAAACTGGGACAAAGACTCACTAGGATATAAACAAATAAGAAATTCTAGTATGTTCTTTAGAACTAGTAGTAAAGCTAGTACTGTCGAAGGTGTGGATAGGTAGTAAGTCCACATTAAACTCTGTTAAACGGGGAAACCCCTAACGTAAAGACGAGGGCAATCCCGTGCTAAATGTTGACTTTATATAAAATATATGTTATAATATATTTGTAAGGTTAATTAAATGCCTAACGACTAAATTTCTAGGTAGCTATACAAAAGGGTATAGTGAGAACTAGATAAGAAAACCGCCAAGATTATTTTTAGTAAGTAAATAAGTTTATAAAAAAGGAGGGTTATTGTATGGATATGGAGGAGAAATTTAAAGAAAAACTATATAATTTAGTAAAAGATGAATATACATTAATAGGTAAATACATTAGAAGTACTGAAAAAGTATGCATTAAACACAATAAATGTGGCTATGAATGGGATGTATACCCTGGAAATATACTTAATAAAAATACTAGATGCCCTAGATGTGCAGGTAATGCAAAGCTAACACACAGTGATTTTTTATCTAGAGTTAAACATGTACATGATGATTCTATCGAAGTACTTAGCACATATAAAGGTCAACTTAAGAAAGTAGATTTACAACATGAATGTGGTTACAGGTGGTCAGCAACACCTAATAACATACTGAGAGGTAAAGGTTGCCCTAAGTGTAGAGGCTCAATGAAGCTAACACAAGAGCAGATAGATTGTAGGATGTCTGAGTTATTTGAAGGTGAGTATAAATTTTTAGAACCTTATATAAATAGTGACACAGCTATTATGTGTAAACATTCATGTGGTCATACATGGAAGGTAAGACCTTACAATTTATTTGGAGGTAGAAAGTGCCCTGTATGTTATAGAAGGTCACAGGGAGAATTATTCATCCAAAATATTCTAGAGACTAACAAGGTTAACTTTACAATAGAAAAATCATTTGAGGGTTGTAAAGATAAGATAGCACTAAGGTTTGACTTTTACTTACCCGACTATAATTGTGTTATTGAATATGATGGTGAGCATCATTTCTTAGACAATCGTTACTCTAAAAATTCAGATTCACTAGAAGTGGTGAAAAAGCGTGATAAGATAAAGGATGATTTCTGTAGAGATAATGGTATTAATATGATACGCATTCCATATTATATGGATGATTTAAAAGTTAAGGAACTAATATTAGAACTTCTTGGCGGAAGTAAAGCAGAGAACCTTTCACCTAATAGAAAGGTTATGATATAGTCTAATCCGACTCTTAAATGAGTGTTAAAGTATTAGGAAACTAACGGTATAAATGATTGACTACCTTTCACTCGATGAGTATGACCGTGTAAATGCACTTGCTGAGTCCTCAGCATTAGAGTCTATGTCTTCTTCCCCTTTCAAAGTAGTAAGGAGATGGAGCACTCCTACAGTTAAAGATTATGGAATAGATAAGTTATACAAACAATCAGACCAATGGTTTTATGGTTATGACTGTAAACACTGTGACCATTTTAATGAAATGAAGTATGAAGACTACAACCCAGATGATTTATCCGCAAGTGGAAATGTTCTTCTAGTTAACCCAGATGGAATAGATGAAGAAGCTAAGACTGTTCAGGATGGAACATATCAATATGTGTGTCAAAAGTGTGGTAAACCTTTAGAAAGATGGTATTCTGGTAGATGGGCTTGCAAGTATCCTAGCAGAACTGAAAATAACAAAGGTATAAGAGGATACTTTATAAGCCAACTTAACGCTGTATGGATTTCTTTAGATGAGATTAAAGAAAAAGAAATGAGAACAGAGTCTAAACAAGCATTTTATAACTACATTATAGGAGCACCTTTCGAAGATGTAAAAATGAAAGTGTTAGATGGAGATATCCTGGATAATAAATCACCATTTGCTAAGAAACAATTATTTAATAGAGATAGATACAAGTACATTTCAGTAGGTATAGATTGGGGAAATCATCATTGGGTAACAGTTCATGGTATGACACATGATAATAAGGTAGACCTTATTAGACTGTTTAATGTTAAGAAAATGAGTAGACCTGATTTAGTAGAAGCAGACTTAGAGAAGATAATGTATGAGATATCAAAATATGACCCTGATATAATTGTAGCAGATAACGGAGACTCAGGTAACAATGTTCTTAAACTCATAAATAGATTTGGAGAAGATAAAGTATTTGGATGTACTTATAAATCTTCACCAAGGTCATCAGGACAACTTAGACCAGAGTTTAATGAGAAAAAGAATACTGTAACAGTAGATAAGCTAATGCAAAATAAAAAGTATATACAAGCATTAAAAACAAAAGATATTAGGATGTACCAAGAAGTAGATGATGACTTAAAACTTTATTTAAAACATTGGCAAAATGTTATAATTATGGATGAAGAAGATGAAAAGACAGGAGATATATACCAAATAATTAAAAGACGTGGAGACGACCATTATAGTCAGTCAGCAGTTATTGGGTATATAGGTATTAATAGACTTTTAGATTTAGAAACTAAAACTAAAGGTACTAACTTTGAATCTACATTTGTATCTACTGATTACAACACAGAAGATAATCCCAAATATCATATTTAGGAAGTGAAATAAACTTGACAATTAAAACAATTAATGATATAATAAGTAATGTAGATTTAACTACTAAATCTATGGATGAGAATAAACTGTTTTTCTATACAGGTAAATTCTTCTCCATGGAGGATGTTATTGATAACTTAGATAAATATAATGTTGTTTATGAGCAAGTATATAAAAGTTATGGATTTAATAACTTTTATGATATGTTCATTTACGCAGACTCCAATACTGATAAAGTATATAAAGGAGGAAACAAAGAATTATCTAAGCTTAATAAGGTTAAAAGAAAAGTAATGAGAAATGGCAAAATGATAGAGATGACTGTGTATGAGGCTAATGGTAATGAAGAAGAAGGTAAAGATAAACAACCATCTTCAGAAGATACTTCTACACCTAGGTCAGCTATCGGAGCAAAAGCAAAAGATAATGGTAATGGAGATACTAAGGTAAATCCTAAAAAATTAGCAACCACTTTAGGACAACTAAAGAATTCAGGAGCTAATATTGAAAATGTGAGACAAGATGCTGATATGTATAGAGAATACACTGATGAAAATGGAGAAACGATAGGTTTGTCTGTTTTTAAAGAAGACGATAATACAATCACATTAGGAGGTTTCACTGGAGCAGAAGATGTAACAGGACTAGGTATAAGGTCAGTTATGGAACTTATAAAACTAGGAATACAGAAAGAGAAAGGTATAATTGTAGAAGGTATAGACTCAGTAGAAGCAGAAGAGTTTTTAAAAACTTTGGGGTTCAAAAAAACTCAAGAAGTTTATAAGATGAGTAAAAAAGATGTTAAAGGATTTATTGGAGACTATGGAGACTTTTTATAGTATAATAGTAGTCTATACAATTATATTTTTCACATACACAATTTCAAAGACCTACCATAACATTGTTAGCCTATCTAATCATAAGAAGATTGATAGTAGCTTAACAGAACTAAAAAAGGATATAGAAAATTTATTAAAGTAAAGGAAGAGGAAATTATATTATGGAAAGAGAATTTAACACACTAACATTAGAAGAGTCTATTACACCTAAAAGTGAAGAAGTAAGAAAAGAAAAAGTAAAAGAATTCAGCCAAGAGTTATGTAATATGGTAAAAGACTTATACAAAACTTATAACTTCTTTAGACAAGACCCTGTAGACGAGAAAGATGGTCACATGATGGTATTCTCTAGTAGACTAGGGGATGAAATAACAGGAGCTTACCATGAAAGAATGTTTAAACTTGCTTTTGATAATTCATTAACTATTTTTGAAACAAACAAGCAATTTAAACAAGATGTTGAAGAAGGTAAAGCAATAGAACTAGGTGATGTTGTAATAGTAGAGACAGCACATCAAAATGTTCTAACAGGAAATGAATTTAACCTAAGCATTACATTTATGCTTAGAGAAGTATATGAAGAAAAACAAAGGATTGAAAAGGAAGAAGAAGAGAAGCTTGATTTATAAGCTTCTCTATTATTATGAGACTAATTTAGGAGTTTAAATAATGAAAAAAGAAAATAAAGTAACAGGTGTAATAGGAACTTTATTTGTTGTATTTATGGCTGTTGTTATTGTGCTTATGATTATTATGTATCAAAAAACACAACAACAAAAACAAGAAAATGAATCATTAGAGAGACTAGTGGAGATTTACAAAAAAGAAGATGAAACTACTGATGACTCCGCTAAAGAGTATGTTAAGAAGATAAATAAAGCGGAAGATGAACTAGTTAAAGTAAAAAAAGAAACAAACTATAAAAATTACAATTCTAAATCTAAAAAAGAAAAAGCAAAAGAAGATAGAGAAACTAGGGAAAGAATATACAACATTAGTAGTGATGAGGATATAGAAGATGAAATAATTATGGTTAGAGGATTGATAGAAGAAAGAGAAGGTATAGATGCACCAAAAATAGTAATAGATGAAGAAGGCATAGGAACAATAGTTGTTCCTAAAGGTACAGACCTTGAAGATTTAGAAGTAACGAGTATTATATCTGATAACATAGATACCTCTACTTCTAATTTAAATCCAGCAAGTCCTCTTATACCATCAGTACCTGTTTTACCTCCTTTACCAGAAAGTTCTAACAATAATGATAATACTTATTACCCTCCAGAGGATAATAATGTTTTACCAACAACACCTATAGAACCACCTACAACAGAAGAACCTCCTATTGTAAATCCACCTATTATACAACCTCCTGTTGTACAACCTCCAACAACTGAGGAACCAAGCACAGAAAATCCAAGTACTGAAGAACCACCAACAGAAGAACCTAGTACTGAAGAACCAAGTACTGAGGAGCCTTCAACAGAAGAACCTTCAGAAGAACCAAGCACTGAAGAACCTTCAGAAGAAAATCCAATAACAGAAGAACCGTCAATAGAGGAGCCTAGTACTGAAGAACCTACAACTGAAGAACCAAGTACTGAGGAAGAAATAACAGAAGAAGTACCTACAACAGAAGAAGAAATTAATGATGAAGAAGAGTCTTAAAAGCTCTTCTTCTTTGATATTTAAGGTTATGATATATTAATTATGTAAGTAAATTAACCATATGGTGGTGTAAATTATTGATGGGTATTAATATATTATCTTCATTAATAGTTGTTATAACATGTATTAGTTTACTATCTCTATTATTAATACTGACTACAGGATACTTCAATAAAAACATTTTGGTTAAAATAACACTTTATGTTATACTAATAGCAGGAATATATTTTTTAATTATAATGTTTAAACAGACATCAGGTATTATAAAAGATGATGTTATCAATACAATAGAAAACACAGAAAGATATAATGGATTTGTAAGTCCTATTACAGTAGTATCTACAGGTATAATAGGTACAATACTAGGTTCGTGTTGGTATAAGTTTAACAGTTATATAAAAAACTATAATATGAAGAATAAAAAACGCTAGAAATGGTGAGTAATAGTGACATATTCAAAAGACAAAAAATGGGATGAAGCTAAAGAATTTATTAAGAACCAAGGTATGAAAGATAACTGGATTGAGATAGTGGATTATTATAGGCAGATAGGTGGTAAGCATGTAGCAGTTTTTATTGCTCTAGATAAAACTAAATACATGATACTAGAAGCAACAAAGGATAACAGAGTTATTTTAGTTGATAAAGATAATAATATTAGACTAGAGGACTACACTGTGGTTACAGAAAGTAAAAAAATGTTCTATTATATAGAGGAGCCTTTTGAAATACAAATAAAGTTACCAGAGCATGTTAGAGACATAACATACAATAACACAGTAGTACTAACGATGGTTAGAGTCAAGGAGGGTAAGTAAATTGGCAGATTTTTTTAAAAATTGGAGGATAGGGGATTTACCTAAACAAAATGAAAAAATAAATCAAGTTTCTATAGATGGAGACTTACAAGCTAACATAAGAAAGATAGAAGAAGATAATAAGAATTACAATGAGAGTATAGCAAAGTCTTTATACGGACAGCAACAAGCATACGCAGAGCCTTTTATACAAATGATGGATACTAACCCAGAGTTCAGAGATAAAAGAAGTTACATGAAAAGTGAACATAATCTTCATGATGTTCTTAAGAAATTTGGTAACAACCCTATTCTTAATGCTATAATACTAACAAGAGCAAACCAAGTGTCTATGTATTGCCAACCTGCCAGATACTCTGAGAAAGGTCTAGGATTTGAAGTAAGACTTAGAGACCTAACTAAGGAACCAGGTAGAAAAGAGCAAGAAGAAATTAAGCGTATAGAAGAATTTTTACTAAACACAGGAACTAAGAAGGATGTAGATAGAGACTCATTCCAATCTTTCTGTAAAAAGATTGTAAGAGATACTTACATCTTTGACCAAGTTAATTTTGAGAAGGTGTTTAGTAAAAAGAATAATACTAAACTAGAGAAGTTTATTGCAGTAGACCCTTCTACTATATTTTATGCCACAGATAAAAAAGGTAAGATTATAAAAGGTGGCAAGAGATTTGTTCAAGTAATGGATAAAAAGGTAGTAGCAAGTTTTACATCAAGAGAGCTTGCAATGGGTATAAGAAACCCTAGAACAGCAGTAGAGTCTTCTGGATATGGATTATCAGAAGTAGAGATAGCAATGAAAGAATTTATTGCTTATAATAATACAGAATCATTTAATGATAGATTCTTCTCTCATGGTGGAACGACTAGAGGTATATTACAGATACGTTCAGACCAACAACAATCTCAAAGAGCTCTAGAGAACTTTAAGCGTGAATGGAAATCCAGTCTATCAGGTATTAATGGTTCATGGCAGATACCAGTAGTTATGGCAGATGATATTAAGTTTGTTAACATGACACCTACTGCTAATGATATGCAATTTGAAAAGTGGTTAAACTATCTTATCAATATTATTGCAAGTTTGTATGGTATTGACCCTGCTGAAATAGGATTCCCTAACCGAGGAGGAGCTACAGGTTCTAAGGGAGGAAGTACTCTAAACGAGGCTGACCCTTCTAAGAAACATCAAGCTTCACAAAACAAAGGTTTGCAACCATTACTTAGATTTATAGAAGATTTAATAAACACACATATAATTTCTGAATATGGAGATAAATATACATTCCAATTTGTTGGTGGAGATAATTCAGCAGAGAAAGAAAAAATAGAAATACTTAAAGCTAAGACTGAATTAGGAATGACTGTTAATGAAGCAAGAGAAGCTTTAGGATTAACAGGAAAACTAAAAGGTGGAGATGCACCATTAAACGGAGCATACGTACAATACTATGGTCAATACCTACAACAAGAACAATATGAAGAAGCTAAGCAAAAAGAAAGATTTGAAATGCTTCAACAAATTCTACAGGGCAACAATGAAGAAGAAGATGACCAAACAGTAGAAACAGCTAAAGTTGATAATAAGAAACAAATGGATGGTAAAGTAGAACCTGAAAGTAAAGTAGGAAAAGATGGTCAAATAAAAGACCAAGATAATACAAACTCTAAAGGTGTAAAACATTCATATGATAAAAAAGATTGGAAACAATAAAATAAATTGTTAATTCAATTTTGAAAACAACTTCTTGTGTGCTATAATAGTACTTAAGAAGTTGTTATTTTTCTTATTTGTTGATTAAGTGTTATATTATGTATGTAAGTACAGAAAAATAATTAACATTGTGAGGTGTAATAAACTTGCACACAGATGAGCAAACATTTATGTTTAATGCCTTTATGCCAGTAGACGTAAAGAAATCAGTGGATACAGAATCTGAAACATATACAATATCAGGATGGGCTAGTACAGGACAACTAGATTTACAGAATGAGATTATAGACCCAAAAGGTATAGATATTACACATTTCCGTGAGCATGGTTACATAAACTATGAACACAAGTCTAATATCAGAATAGGTTATCCTACAGAGAATTGTTACGTTGACGTAAATAAAGGATTGTATGTAGAAGCTAAGCTATTTAAAAATAACCCTTACGCTACTGAAATGGTTCAGTTAGCAGAAACTTTAGAGAAATCTGGAAGTAATAGAAAGATTGGATTTTCTATAGAGGGTGCTATTACTAAACGTAACATTAATGATACACGAGTAATAGAGGGTGTTAAGATTACAGATATAGCAGTTACAGCCACACCTGCTAATCCTTCAGCTACTATAGAAACTATTTTGAAAAGTTTCTTAACAGGTAATGGTATATCTCCTGAAACTCAGGTAGATGCAGGAGCCTTACGTAGAGAAGAACTAGCATCAAGTATAACAAAGCTAACTTATACTTTAGGTATTAAAGACCCTAAAGAGTATAAAAACATGTGGGATGGCGTAGTTGAGTATTTGACAAAATCAGAAAGAATGGGTTATGAAGAATCTATCATAACTTTACAATTAGCCAAAGGTTTATCAAGAAGAGATGCAGAGTTAGCAGTATTAGATATACGGAAGGAGAACTTAAATAATGAGTAAAGAAATGAAAAATATTTTGGATGAGTACGAAAAACTTAACCAACAAGAAGTTTCTAAATCAGAAGAACCTAAAGAAGAGGAAGCTAAAGCAGAAGAAAATACAGTAGAAGAAACAGAACAAACTGTAGCTGAAACTGAAGTAGCAGAAGCTCAAACACCAGAAGAGGTAGACCCTGAGAAAGTAGAAGAGCAAGAAGAAGAAGCTAAACCAGAAGAAGATGCTGAAGAAGCTAAGGAAGCTGAAGAAGAATCAGAATCTGTAGAAAAATCTAAAAAAGAGTCTAAAGACCCTGTAGACCATAAAGACACAGATACAGAAGATAAAGACAACGAGAAACGTAAGAACAAGAAAGATAAAGATAAAGATGAAGATAAAAAGGACAAAAAAGAAGAAGGTAAAAAAGAAGAAGCTAAGAAATCTATTTCAGATGAATTAATTCTTGAAGGCTTTACTCAAATTCTTAAATCAATCCAAGATATCAATGAAGACAAACAAGAGTATGTTTCTAAAAGTGAATTCAAATCTTTAGAAGAAAAATTAGATGCTATTCTAGGTAAACAAGAAGAAGTTAAAGAAGAAGTTTCTAAATCAGAAGAAGAAGTAGAATCAGATGAAGAGGAAGCAGTTTCTAAATCTGTTACTTCTAAAGAAGAAACTAAAGAAGAAAAAGCAGACGGTTATGTTTCTAAGTCAGCAACAGTTGAAGAAGATACTCAAGAAGAAACAGCAGAAGCAGAAGAAGTTCAAGAACAAGAACCTACAATTAGTCGTGAAGAACTACGTACTAAATTTATGAAGAGCTTCCGTGAACAAGCTTCTAAGAAAGACAAATCTGTTATTCAATTAAACCACGCTAACGAGTCTTATACACGAGTAATGAATGACTTTGATAATGCATCAGAACATGATTTACAAATTGTAAAAGAATTTGCAGGTATTGAATAATATACTCAAAGAAGTGTTATATTATAGAGTGTAACTAATGAAATAAAGGGTAGGGTAATACTCTACCCTACATATAAACAAAAAGATGAAAGGTGATTAACTTTTATGACTAACGCAGGAAAAGAAAAACAATTATCCCCGGCTCAAGATAAAGTAGCGGATAAGTTACAAGATGAATTATTTGAAAAAGTTTCTAAATCATACCAAACTGGTTATGGAATTACTCCAGATACACAAGTAGATGCAGGAGCTTTACGTAGAGAGATTTTAGATGACCAAATTACAATGCTTACATGGACTAATGACGATTTAATTTTCTATCGTGAAATTACTAAACGTCCAGCACAATCAACAGTAGTTAAATATGATGTTTACTTACGTCATGGTAACGTAGGACATTCACGATTTGTTCGTGAAATTGGGGTAGCTCCAGTATCAGACCCTAACATCCGTCAAAAAACCGTATCAATGAAATACGTATCAGACACTAAAAACATGTCAATCGCATCAGGTCTTGTAAATAACATTGCAGACCCAGCTCAAATCTTAACAGAAGATGCTATCGCAGTTGTTGCAAAAACAATTGAGTGGGCTTCATTCTACGGAGATGCTTCTTTAACAGCAGATATCGAAGGAGAAGGTTTAGAGTTTGATGGTTTAGCAAAATTAATTGACAAGAACAATGTAATTGATGCTAAAGGTGAATCTTTATCACAAAAATTATTAAATGAAGTAGCAGTTCGAGTAGGTAAAGGCTTCGGTACAGCAACTGATGCATTTATGCCTATCGGTGTTCAAGCTGACTTTGTAAACAACTTATTAAATAACCAATACCAATTAATGGCAGATAACAGCGGTAATGTAAACGCAGGTTACAACGTACAAGGATTCTATTCTTCTCGTGGTTTCATTAAATTACATGGTTCTACAGTAATGGAAAATGAATTAATCTTAGATGAGTCATTACAACCATTACCAAACGCACCACAACCAGCTAAAGTTTCAGCTACAGTTGAAACAGCTCAAAAAGGTAAATTTACTGATGAATCTGACCGTGCTTTAACTTATAAAGTTGTAGTTAACTCTGATGATGCTGAAAGTGCTCCATCAGAAGCAGTAGAAGCTACTGTAACAAACGCTACAGATGGCGTTAAGTTAACAATTTCAGTTAACTCTATGTACCAACAACAACCTCAATTCGTTTCTATCTACCGTCAAGGTAAAGAAACAGGTATGTTCTACCTAATTAAACGAGTTCCAATGAGTCAAGTTAACGAAGAAGGTAACTTAGTATTCGTAGATAAAAACGAAACTTTACCAGAAACAGCAGACGTATTCGTTGGTGAAATGTCTCCACAAGTATTACACTTGTTCGAGTTACTTCCAATGATGAAATTACCATTAGCTCAAATTAACGCTTCTGTTACATTTGCAGTATTATGGTATGGTGCATTAGCTTTACGTGCTCCTAAGAAATGGGCTCGTATTAAGAACGTTCGTTATATCGCAGTTTAATTACTATATTATAAACAACTTAATACAAAACAAAATAGTGGGTAAACTTAGTTTATCCACTTTTTTTATTAAAAATACTTGAAAGGAACATCAATATATGTTAAAATTTACTAAAAATAAAGCAGAAAAAATTGCTACCATTCATGGTACATTAACAATTAAAGAAGATGGAACAGTAGAAGGTCTAACACCTGAGCAGGAAAAAGAATTCTCAAATGTTCCAGGATTTGAATTCGAAGAAGAAAAGAAAACTACTAGAAAACAATCAGCTTCTACTAGTAAGGAAGAAGAACCTAAAGAAGAGGAAAAGAAAGCCTCTACTAGAAAATCTACAAGTACTACTAGAAAATCTACAGCACGTAAAACAACAGCCAAAAAAGACGAAGATAAGTAAAGGGTGAGATAGTAATGGCATTATTCGGAGGTCATTTAGACCCTTATGAAAAAGCATTAAATTATGAATATCCATACCATCCATCAGGTAACCCTAAACACATAGATAGAGAAGCTATAGATGATATAACATTAGCAGATTATGGATGGACTCCAGATGCTATAAAATATCATTATATGTATGGTATAACGGTACAGAACCCAGATACAGGTAAACCTATGGGGGATGAATTTTATAACCATGCTTTAGAAGTAGCAATATCAAAAGCAGAGAAAGCACTAGATATTACTATACTGCCAGATATCATGCATGAGATGAGAGACTATAATGAAACAGAATTTAATAGTTATATGTTTGTTCATGCCTATAATAAACCTATTTTACAGGTAGAAAACTTACAGCTTCAATTCAATGGCAGACCAATATATAAATATCCTGCAAACTGGTGGAAAGTAGATAACTTAGCAGGACATGTACAGCTATTCCCTACAGCACTAATGCAGACTGGTAATAGTATGTCATATGATGCAGTGTTTAATGGATATCCTCAACTAGCAGGTGTGTATCCACCTTCAGGAGCTAGGTTTGCACCTCAAATGATACAACTAGAATATGTAGCAGGAATGCTACCTAGAAGAAGAGGTAGAAGAGCTAAACCTTGGGAAGTACCGGCAGACTTAGAACAATTAGTTATCAAATATGCATTGAAAGAAATATATCAAGTATGGGGTAACTTAATTATCGGTGCTGGTATTGCAAACAAGACTCTATCTGTAGATGGTATTACAGAAACAATTGGAACTACACAATCAGCTATGTATGGTGGAGCAAGTGCACAAATTCTTCAAATAAACGAAGATATAAAAGAACTAATAAGTGGACTACAAGCTTATTACGGTTCAAACATGATAGGACTATAGGGAGGTTTTAAATAATGGGAAATGATTTTACATTAGGTTCTCCCGGAGAAGGAAATATAGCTAATAAGTCTACTAACTATTCTTCTAATAGTGATATAAACAATGTAACTAAAAAGTCAGAAACAGCAAGAGTAGAATTTGATATACCTAGTATGATTAAATTTATAGAGGACAGAGGTATAAAAGTATTATGGGAAAGAGCATACTTTTGTCCTTGTTTAAATCCAGACACAGGGCATCCTAGAATGGATTGTCCTAGATGTCATGGTAAAGGTATAGCATATCTACCTCCTAAAGAGACGATAATGGCTATACAATCACAAGAAAAAGGTATTAATAATATAGAGATTGGTTTATTAGAAAGTGGTACTGCTATTGGTACAACAAGATTAGAGCATAGAATATCTTACAGAGATAGATTCACAGTACCAGAAGTACTAATGCCTCAATCAATGGTTTATTTTGTAAGTGATACACGTATTAAAAAAGGAATACGATTGTACTATGATGTAAGAGAAGTTACGTTTATAACTACTCAAGAAGAGGTTATTAGAGAAGAAGATTATGAAATTAAAAATGGTAGACTATTCCTAGATGAAAAATATAAGAATAGTACTGTATCCTTAAACATTTTAATGACTTTAAGATATGTCGTATCAGATATACTAAAAGAAAGTAGATACCAATATACGAAGTTTAACCAACCAAAACCCAGATTTGATAACTTACCTCAAAAACTTCTTTTAAAGAGAGAAGACGTTATAGTTCTTCAAGACCCTTACAAAATGAATGATGGGGATATTGAGGATATAGAATTGCAAGTAGAAGACCCTAAAGCATCAGTTAATAATAATGCTTCAGGAGGATTCTTTGGAGGGGCGTTAGGTAACTAATGGCTAGAATAAAAGGTAATAGACCTAAAATGTTTAAAGAGCCTAAAAAGGTAGGTAGAAGGGCTATATCAGCTATACAGGGAGAAATACTCGATAACTTACAACAGACAGCTATGAGAGTAGATGACGTGTATATTAAAAGAATGCCTAACTACCTTGAAATAACAGAAAGAAAGCTAGAAGAAAAAGGTGTAGTAGATTTAAAGAAAGCCTTTGCAACTTCTAGTAAAAAGAAGCGTACTAAAGATGGTGGATGGTACTTAGTCGTACCTATTAGGTTAAAGACTAGTAAGATGTCTAAAAAGACATATCAAGACCTAAGAAAGTTAGAAACACCATCAGGACAAAAAACAACACTAACAGATTACTTAGAAGGACTAGAAAAAAATCAAGTTACACATGCAAGTATGGTTCCTAACACGCCTTATAAAAATACAACTAAGATTAAGCGTAAAAAGGATAGAAATGCATCATACTTTATGTTTAGAACAGTTTCAAATAAGTCACCTGCTAATGCATGGGTTCTTAACAGAGATAAAGTAAATAAAGATAATTTCTCTAACACAACAATGAAACATGTACAAAGCTTGATGAAGTGGAAAATGAATAATCTGAAATAAAGGAGGATATTATGGCTATTACTTCTGTAGACTCATATCTATTGTCAGAAATCAAGCCTAGACTCAAAACAGTGCTAGAGAATTGTTATATTATAGATGAAGTTTTAAAAGACTTTGATAAACAATCAAGGGATAGTTTTAAAGAGGCTTTTGTAGGAAAAAATGCACAGCATGAAGTTACAATAGGATTTAATTTCCCACAGTTTAAAACTAACCATGAAGCACATTATCTTATACAATTAGGTCAAGGAGAAGAAAGTAATAAATCTCTAGGTGGCTTACAAGGTGTATATGATTATGCTAACGGAGAAACATTGTCTGAAAGCTCTGTAGCAACTTTAGAAGGTAATGAATTATGTTTTACTGTTTCTAAAGACATCTACAAAGTTATAAATATAGAAGACATTGAGTTCTCTAAAGCAGACAAAGTAAGACATGAAGGAAACAAGATATACTTTGCTTATAGTGGAAATGAAGAGTATGAAGGATACAATGGTATAGTTAACTATGTTGAAAAAACAGGGGAAACTAAAGGACTTGTTAAAGGTATGACTATTAATGAACAAGTAACTATTGTAGGGTTATCTCACAATGTAGATGTAGCAAGATGTCTAGATGCAATACTAAAGATGATATTAATATCTATGAGAGATAGCATAGAAGAACAACAAACATTCCAACTACAAACATTATCATTTGGAGACTTAGCTCCTATAATAGGAGAGGGTGAGTCTATGATATTTGGTAGACCCACAATTGTACAATACACATCTTCTATGGATATGGACTATACAGTAACAAATGATATTAATAAGTTAACATTTAAAGCAAGAAAGGAATGGAATTAGATGGTTAGAAAAAAGCAAGTAGCAAAACCTAAGCCTAAAGATTTCACAGGTTATATCCATATAGATACCTTCTTAGAGACAGCTAAAGTTATGTTTAACATGACAGGCGGTCAAGCAGAAGGATTTAAAGCATATATGTATGGTAATACTTATCAGTACAGTGAGTTAGACTTTTTACCTCATTTAGAAAAGTATTTAGGAAGAAAATTAGATATTTAATAAGATAGGAGAATTAAGTATATGGCAAAAGATGTATTCCCAAGAAAACCAATACAAAGACCGCATACCTCAGTTGAAGTAGATACTTCAGGTATCGGTGGTTCCGCTAGTGCTAGTGAGAAAGTACTTTGCTTGATTGGTAAAGCAGATGGTGGAGAACCAGATACAGTTTATGAATTAAGAAACTATGCTCAGGCTAAACGTGTTTTCCGTAACGGAGAATTACTAGATGCTATCGAGTTAGCATGGGGTTCTAATCCACAATACACAGCAGGTAAGATTTTAGCTATGCGTATTGAAGATGCAAAACCAGCAAAATTAGAAGCAGGTGGATTAAGAGTTATTTCTGAATTATACGGAAATGATGCAAACAATATCCAAGTAGCTTTAGAAAAGAACACACTAAATGACTCATTACGTTTACGTTTAATTTTTGAAAACGATAGAATTAACACAACATTTGATAACTTAGGTAATATCTTTACTATCCGTTACACAGGAGACGAGTCTACAGGTTCATTCTCTGTTGAGAAAGACCAAGAGACAGGTAAAGCTACTAAGTTAGTTTTAAAAGCAGGTAGTCAAGAAGTTAAGTCTTATGATTTAAACGGTGGAGCTTACAGTTACACAAATGAAATCATTCAAGATATTAATCAATTACCAGACTTTGAAGCTAAGTTATCACCTTATGGAGATAAAAATATTGAATCTAAAGAATTAGATGAAGCACAAGATGTAGACATCAAAGACAAAGCTAAGTATGTTAAATCTATTTTTGGAGATATCCAAAAGCAAACAGCATACAATGGTTTAATCCGCTTTGAACAAGTAGAAGAAGACCAAAGTGCTCCAGAAGACGTAGAAGTTGAAGCAGGGGAAGAAGATGCTACTGTAACAGCAACATCTACAGTTAAAGCAATCGAACCATTTGCATTAACTAAATTAGCGGGAGGAACTAACGGAGAACCTCCAACATCATGGGCTCATAAATTAGAGAAGTTTGCTCATGAAGGTGGATACTATGTAGTACCTTTATCAGACAAGCAATCAGTACACGCTGAGGTAGCTCATTTTGTTAAAGAACGCTCAGATGCAGGAGAACCAATGAGAGCTATTGTTGGTGGAGGTATTAATGAATCTAAAGAACAATTGTTCGGAAGACAAGCATCATTATCTAACCCACGAGTAGCATTAGTTGCTAACTCAGGTACATTCCCAATGGATGATGGTCGTCAATTAAAAGCACCAGCTTACATGACAGCATCAGCTATCGGTGGTTTAGTATCAGGTTTAGATATCGGTGAATCAATTACATTCAAACATATCCGTATCAGCTCATTAGATGCAATTTATGAGTCTACAGATTTAGACCAATTGAATGAAAATGGAATTATCACTATTGAATTTGTTCGTAACCGTACATCTACTAACTTCCGTATTGTAGACGATGTAACAACATTCAACGATAAATCAGACCCAGTTAAACATGAAATGGCAGTAGGAGAAGCTAATGACTTCTTAGTATCTGAATTGAAAGTACAACTTGATGATAACTTCATCGGTACACGTACTATTAATACAAGTGCATCAGTCATTAAAGACTTTATCCAATCTTACTTAGACCGTAAGAAACGTGATAATGAAATCCAAGACTTCCCTGCAGAAGATGTACAAGTTATCGTAGAAGGTAATGAGGCTAGAATCTCATTAACAATCTACCCTATCAGAAGCCTTAAAAAGATTTCTGTTAGCCTTGTTTATCGTCAGCAAACATTACAAGCCTAGTACCAACAAGGAGGTACTAGGTACCTCCTTTTTATAAAAATAATTAAGAAATAATTAGGAGAGTGAATATAGATGGCATCAGAAGCTAAACAAACAGTCCATACTGGTAATACCGTCCTTCTAATGATTAAAGGTAAACCGGTAGGAAGAGCTCAATCAGCATCAGGTCAACGTCAATATGGAACTACTGGTGTATACGAGATTGGGTCAATCATGCCTCAAGAACACGTTTACTTAAAATATGAAGGTACATTAACAGTAGAACGTTTAAGAATGAAGAAAGAAAACTTTGCAAAACTAGGATATGCTTCATTAGGTGAAGAAATCCTTAAGAAGGATATCATTGATATTCTTATTATTGATAACTTAACTAAACAAGTTATTATTAGTTATCACGGTTGTAGTGCCAATAAATAATTGTTGCCTCTATACAGTAATGTATAGTTGAATAATACCTGAAATTGCGGGAACCCCTTAAAGCTAATCAAACTACAAAGTAATCCGAAAGGATAAGCTTGAATGTTACGAAAGTAGAAAAAATTGATTAGATGGTATAAGGTGAGATAAAAGCATTAGTAACTAACGACATATTACTAGTGTCCTAAGTACTGGAACAATAGGAAATCCGCAGGCAAGCTTACGAAAGTGAGAAGCTTCAACGACTGTAATAGGTAGACTCCTTATAAATAAGGGTCATGGGACAGTCTAACCCCTTTAAAATATATTGAAAGATAGGGTGTAAGTGAACTATAACGAGAGCTGGACAACTAATGAAATTGTAACAGAATCTATTGAGTTTAGTTATTTAACAGCATCAACTAACTAGGTGCCTTTACACAGCAATGTGTATCGAACAATCCTCTAATTCAGGGAACCTCTAAACATATTAAGATGTAGACAATCCTGAGCTAAGCTCCTTTAAGGAGAAAGTGCAACGACTAGTCAGAATGACGTACACTCAAGTGAGTGGAAATGGGGATTACCCTTATGGGGTAGTGATATAGTCTGAACTATATGGAAACATATAGAAGGTTAGGAATAACGAACCTAATCGTAACATAATTGCAGATAAAGCTTCAAATTAATAAGGAAGACCTAACAATAAAAGTTAGGTCTTTAATTTTATACTTGCTTTGTCAGAAGCAGTGTGGTATAATATAAAATATAAGGAGGTAATATTATGACAAATACAAATCAATTCACATTCAATATAGAGAAGAGTAAAGAGATATGGAATGAATGGTGTATAAACCAAAATTTAAAACCCTTAGTAGAATATGAAAAGTCACAACAAACTTTTTACTTTGAATTCTTAGAAGGTAAATTTAAGGGGTTAGTAGGTAAAACATATTGGGCTAGTATTAAGAGAGGCTCTATTATGTTAATGAGTTGTTTAACACCTGAAAGTAAAGATAAATATATTAAGTCTTTAGGAGAGTCAAAAGGTATCAGGATACTTGAAGACTATAAAGGTGGTAGAAAGATTAAACATAAATTTATAGTAGCGGAAGGTAAATACCAAGGATGTGAAGGATATATAACGTTAAATGATTTAGAGAGTTTAGGTAGAATAGACAACAGAAGTTTATCTGAAAAAGGAAGGAAACAATATTTTGATAAGCAAGCAAGACTCAGAGATTGTGTTATTTTAGAATATCCTAAGGAATATAGAATAAAAACTAAAGATAAGATAATAGTAAAAGATAAAGAAGGTCATGTTCATAATATTATTGTACAGGACTTTTTTGAGAAAACATCTTTAATGGAACTATCTTGTGCTAGTGAAGGGGAGAAAATAGTTAAAGAAATACTTACTAAAAATGCTATAAAATTTGAGAAAGAAAAATCATTCAGAAATAAAGAAGGTAGAATACAAAGATTTGACTTTTATATTAATGAAAATAATAAAGAGTATGTAATAGAATATAATGGTGCACAACATTATAGAGATTCTACAGGATACCTCAAAGATACTTTAGAAGTAACTCAGAAAAGAGATAAACTAAAAAAAGAATATATTAAAGATAAAGGAATAGAGTTATTAATTATTCCTTACACAGTAACAGATAAAAAAGAAATGGAAGAAATGATTTTAGACTTTTTTAACAAATAACCCTTGACTCATCCTCAAGGGTTATGCTATACTTTAAATAAAGGAGGAGAGATATAATGAATAACAGACAATCTAAAATAAAAGGATACAACATGTTTCATTATTACGACTACCCTACAACTAAAGGAAAATTTAAAAAGATAATGAAAAGGAAATCTAGAACAGAACTTAAAAAAGACTTACAGAAAGAAAGGGATAACTATGAAAAAGAGTAATAAAAAGACCTTAGGTAAGATGACACATAAAAGAGCAGTTTGGGATATTAACCCTGTAACAAGAGTAACTAAAGACAAAACAAAATATACTAGAAAAAAGAAGCATAAAAATGTTGACAATAATTATTAAAGATGTTATAATACTATTATAAACAGTAAGGAGACGATATTAATGAGAATGACAGAGCATGTAAGATATACTATGGATTGCTTTATGCAACTAGGTGTTACATTTGAAGTAACACCTGAAGCCATTATTGTAGTAGCAACAGATGAAGATGTTTACAGTATCCAATTTAAAGATGGTATTGCAGAGGTAGCATATAGATATTATGGAAAACTTAAAAGATTAGGTGTGTTACAGCATTTAACAAACTATACACTAGAAGAAACACCACAAATGTGTGAAGAGATAAAGGAGCATATTCAATGAAAAAAATAACAATTATCAGAGAAGAATTAGAAAGTAATTTAAGTAAATTCCCAGAAGGGAAAAGTAAGTTTGATGCAATTGAAATTAACAGTATTTTAGAAGTATTTAAATCTAAAACTAGACAAGCAGAGAAGATTACTAAGAAGTACTTACCAGGACAAGAAGTACTGACAATTGATTACAGTCTGTATGACTCATTACAGGAGTATTATACATACTTAATCAATAATAAAGAAAGAATCATTCAAGGATTACAGGAAATTGTAAATAAAATAAAAGATTTAGAAAAGTAATTTTGACTTTAAAAGTAAATATGTTATAATAGAGATAAGCTTAAGAGCCTGTACTAAGTACGTGTTATATTAAATATGACAGTGAATAGTACAGGTTTATTATTTATAAAAAGGAAGGTAAAGGATATTTATGGAAGAAAATAAAGAGACTAAAGATGTTAAAGATATGACACCTGAAGAAATTGAAGAAATGAAATATAAAGTAGAAAAAGACAAAGAAAAGACAGTTAACAAAGTAATACGTGGCGTTAATGATGTATGGGAAAAGGAATATGATTTTAAAGAACTAGACTTAAAATTTAAAGTTAAAGTTAGATACCCTAATGCTAGAGAGCAAGGTCGTATTTTTGCTTTACGTTCATCTTTCCTAGGTGGCATGGATATGTACCAAAATGAAGATGTATTCCAAGCATACCAGATGTTAGCAACGTTACAAGAAGTGGGGGAAGAAGTTCCTAAAGAATTCAGAGATGTTGAAGAAGTATATAACTTATACCCATTAAAAGTTATGTTCCAAGACTGGATTGAATTCTTAAGTTCCTTTCGATACTAGAAATGAAATACTAGAGCATGGGGGTATGGACTCCCTAGTAAAGACACCTTATGCAAGAAATATGTGGGCTATCATGAAAGAATTTAAGGTATTACCTACAGAGAAGAGATTCCAGGACTTATCATATGAACAGATGGACTTTATCATTGCAAGTATGAATAGAGATAATTGGTTAGAGTACCAAGCTTCTAAAGGACAACAACACATGGATAATCTTGTAGAAGATGACGATACTAGTTGGTGGGATACAGCTCATGATGAGTTTGACCCTGTACCAGACTTCTTAGATGCAGAAGACCTAGCTAGACAGGTAGAAGATAAGATGTCTGATTTAGAGAAAGAACAAAGACAAAACAGATTTGATGCAGAAATGGAAGATGAAGAAGATTTAATGCATCAAAATAAGATGGAACTTATTAAGAGAAATATTGAGGAGCTAGATGAAGAATTAGCCAACGGAAGATTTGAAGGTGACTTAAATCCTCAAGTATCTCAAGAAAGTATTAACCAAGCACTAAATGAATTTGATGATGATGATTTATACATTTAAGGGTGGTAGAATTTACTACCATCCTATTTTTTATACTATAGGATGGTGAGTAAAGAATGGCAATGAATGATAACTATAGGTTAAATATATCGGGTGATAGTAGAGATTTAGAAAGAAGTTTGCAAACTATTATTGCCATGATGGATGCTATAGAAGAAAGAGACCTAGGTAAATCAGTAGAAGGTTTCGGAGAAAAGTTAAGAGAGATTGCAAAATTAACAAAAGAAGTACAAAATATAAGTAGTAAGAACCAGGATAGCTCATTTGTATCTGCTAAAGATATGAATGATACAATACAGTCTACTAAAGAAGCTACTAAGCTTATACAGGAATTCCAAAAAGCTTTACAAGAGGTTCAGAATCAAAGAATATCTGACGGTATAGCTCCTGACCCAGAAGTTATTAAAACATATGAAAAATTAGAAGGGGTACTAGGAAATACTAAACAGAAAATGGATTCTATGTCATCTGTAACAGTAGGTAAAGATGGTAGTATCAATTCTCTTATGAAGGACATGGAACGCCTAGGAACCCTAACTGATGACTTCTATAACAGTACAGAAAGAGCAAGAGAAGCACAAGAAAGGTTATCTCAAGTTAGAGCTACAAGAAATAGAGTACAGAGAAACTTAGAGAAGTCAGAAGTAACAAACAATATGACGTATGACCAAGGTGTACAAACAAGACAAGCTCTTAATTCTGTTAATACATTTAAAAATGATAGAGAAAGATTCTCAGCAGAAATAGAAAAAACTAGAAAAAGCTACATGGAATCAAAAGGCTCACATCAGCAACTAGCAAACGATTTCTCAGAAGGAAGAATTGACAAGAAAACTTATGAGAAAGAAAGAGCTCAAATAGAAGCTACTATAGATGCTAGAGCAAAAGAAATTAAGAACATGGAAGCACTTCAAAGGGAACTAGACAAAACAATAAAATACTTTGAAGGCTCAGCACAACAAGAATTCGGTACTAGAACATCTGATGCACAACGAGGAACTTATGAAAGAATGATGCAAGAAAGAGCACCATCAATCGGTTCTCATGCTGTAATGGGAGGACTAGCTGTAGGTGCAGGTATGTACTTACAAGGTAAAGGACTATCAGAGACTAATAGACCCTATAAAGTAGCTTTAGGTCAACAGATGGGTGAGAGTGATTATACAAGTCTAAGAAGTACTTTTGCTAAGGATTCTATAGACAATAAGCTAGGTTTAACAGGTACAGATATGCTTCAACTGGCAGAGCAATACAATGCTTCTGCAGGATATACAAGTCAAGAAGATACAAGAAGTGCTACAGTAGAACTAGGTACTGGAATGCGTTCAATGGGTATTGCTAATAGTGATGCCTATAAAGAGTCCATGGCATCACTTATCCATACTGGAGGAATATCTGGAGGTATGGAAATTAAGGACATGCAGAATGCTTTCATCGGTGGACTAAAAGAGTCTGGAATGGTTGGTCGTAATGAAGAGCAACTTAAAGCATTAACAACTATTGCAGAACAGAATTCACAAGGTAGAACACTCACTAATAAAGAAATGGATAACCTAACAGCTACACAAGCTGTATTAGCAGGAACAGGCTCAAAAGCATTACAAGGTGAACAAGGTGCTCAGTTTATGACTGGACTTGACCAGGGTATTAGAGGAGCTTCTGGAGATGCTTACAATAGGTTAGCAATGGGATGGGGAACTGAATACCAAGGCGTAACAGGTATGAGAGAGTTTGATAAACAAGCTCAAAAAGGTATAGCAGACCCAGATAACTTACAGAACTTCTATGATGTAGCAATGTCTCAAGGTGCAACAACTGAAGACCAAAAAGCTTATTTCTATCAAAATATGAAGAATCTAAATCCAGAGACTACAGTAGAACAATCAGATGAGTTATTTAAACTTATGGATAAAGGAGATTTATCTGAGAAAGAGTTGAAGAAAAGACTCAAAGATATGGAAGATAAAGGCTCTAAAGAAAAAGATAAGAACTCAGAAGATTATAAGGAATCAGATGAAGGAAAGAATGACCAAAATAAAGCTAAGTTTGATAAACTAGCAGAAGACATATACGATTTAGCACAACCTATGAGAAATCTTCATGGAGCAACTATGAGCTTGCCTGCTCCGTTCTACTTACTAGGAGCATCAGCAGTAGCTTTAGCAATGTCATTTGCTAAGTCAATGGCTATGATGAAAGGTTCAGAGATGCTAACTAGAGGAGGCGTAAGAGGTAGTCGTTCTAGAATGGCAGGTAAGAATACTCCTAAGGGTGGAGGTAACACACCTAAAGGAGGAGGACTTGCTGGATGGGGTTCTGCAGGAATGGCAGGACTTGCTGGTATGTTCGGTATGGATACTCCTGGAGGAGAAGGTAAACAGACTAAAGGTATGCCTAGCTTTGGTGGAGGAGCCACTGATACCGGAACAGATAATAAGAAGGGTACTGGCGGAGGTATGTTCGGAAGAGTTAGAGACTTCTTTAGTAAGGATAAACCAGTAGACCCTAACTTAAAAGATTTTAATACCCTTGAAAAAGATGCTACTAACAAACGAAGATTCTTTGGAATGGGAGATAAATTTAAAGACCTGTTCGGTAAAATATCCGATATAGGAGGACAATCACCAGGGGGAAATAGAACATTCGGAAGTAAGTTAAAAGACTTTGCCAAAGGCTCAGGAAGTAAATTAAAAGGTTTTGGTAAATCCATATGGAATGGAGCTAAAGACCCAACTCCAGGAGGATTTAGTAACTCTAACAAGTTAGTTTCAGGAGCAGGTAAAGCAGGAGGACTCTTAAAGAAAGTACCGTATCTTGGACTAGGACTCATGGCAGGAGAAGGTATAGCTAGAACTCTAGGAGGAGAAGATGGAAACCAAGTAGGTGGAGATATAGCAAGCGGATTCCTAGACCCTCTAGGACTAGGTTACGGTAAAAAAGTTGGAGACAATCTAGCTAAAAAAGGTGAAGAAGCCGAAAAGAACCCTGTAGGTTGGGGTGAATGGAAAAAAGGTGACCGAGGACTAATAGGTAATGCTGTTACAGGAGCATGGGATGGTATTAAAGGTATCTTCGGAGGTAAGAAAGCAGAAGCTAGTGAGGAGAAAGGCGGTTCTGGAGGTGGCAGTTCTTTAGACAATAAAGACTACATGAAAGAAGGAAAGAAATCTCCTATGAGAGCTAGAATGGATGCTGAAAGACTAAGAGAGAAAAACAATACTTCTGAAACAGAAAATCTCCAAACATATAGAGGACTATTAGATAGATTTGAACAACTTATCCAAGAAGCTAAATCCTTAGATATAGGAGGAGGCTCAGAAGACTCTGACTCAAGTTCAGATGGTAAAAGTGCTAGTGAAATTGGTGGCACGGGGGCTAAGAAAATCTGGGGATTCTTTAAAGACAAAGGATTATCAGATTCTCAAATATCTGCACTAATGGGTAACTTACAACAAGAAAGTAACTTAGACCCTAATGCTGTAAACGGTGATAGTGGAGCATTTGGTATAGCTCAATGGCTAGGTTCCAGAAAAACAGGATTAGAGAACTTTGCTAAATCTAAAGGTAAGAAGAAAAATGATTTAGATGTTCAACTTGATTATCTGTGGAAAGAAATGAATACAGATTATGAAAGTAACAACCTGAAAAATGCTGGATGGTCTAAAAATGGAAGTGTATCTAAAAATACATCAGCATTTGCATACGGTTTTGAGCGTATGGGTAGAGACGAAGCAATGATGAGTACTAGAGAGAAAAATGCTAAATCCTTCAAAGAGAAGTATGGAGGAGGAGGTAGTGGAGGTTTTGATATTCCTAGTTCTCTATCAACACCTGTTCAGGCATACTCATCTACACCAACCAATAGTACGGAAAACACAACAAACCATAACAATAATGTAAACATTAATGTTACAGTAGAAGGTGGAAGCAACCCAGAAGAAACAGGAGACTTAGTAGGTAATGCTATAGCAAGTAGAATTAGTTCTCTTGATGTATTTACTAATCAGCAAAGAAGAAAATAGTTGACTTAAAGAGTAGTATGTGATATACTACTCTTATACATATTAAAGGAAATGGTGAGATTATGTATAGAAAAAGAAACCCAGTATTTAGAGTAGACTTTATAACAGATGATAATAACTTCACAGTAATGTATGACAGTAGTATTAAAGTTGAAGGTTCTACTATAGAAAATAGAATAAGAAATTTCCAAACTAAAAATTCTATGCAAGATGATAGTGCTGTATTCCAAATAACGTTAGCAGGAGATACACATTGGGATAAAATATTAACTGTAAATGATATTATGAAAATATATGTTAACCCTAATCCTGCAGATGATAACGAGGGATTAATACTTAGTGGAATGATTTCACAGGTTTCTAAGGTAGGAGCATATGGTAACAATCAGATAACTTATAGAATAACCGGACAATCATTCTCTAAACCTTTTCTAAAGTTCGGTTTAGGGGTTATACAAGAGGTTCAAGCAGTTCTTCCTTCTACAGGTTGGTTAGTGGATGGAGACAGAATATCCTTTACAGGTAAGTCAGCTTCTGCTATAATGAAAGGTGTATTAGATGAATTTGTTCCTCTAATGAAATATAACTTTACTGATGGTAAAGATAAAGGTTTTGGAAGTATAGCTTCTCACTTTAACTGGGATAACTTAGAAAGCTGGGAAGAATTAGAAAACCTAGCAGATGCAACTCAACTGTCTAATTTTGATGGTTCTTTAAAACAGATGATGGATTTAATAACAGCTAAACCATTTAATGAACTATTTTTTAGAAACGGTAAGGATGATAAAACAACAGATTTAATTATGAGAAGAACACCCTTCAATCCTACTCAATGGAATGCTTTAGATTATGAAACAGTAACTTCAGAAGATTTAATTGAAGAGGATGTAGGTAAATCAGATGTAGAAACATACTCTATATTTACAGTATTAACGCCTGAGATAGGTAAGAACCTTAACTCTAGAATGTATTCTAAACCACAATACCATAAAGACTTAGTGGATAGATATGGTTATAGTAAACTTGAAGTAGATAACATGTACGTTAATTTATCTAGTAATGGCTCCTCAGAAGATGAAGATAGTGGAGTAGATGATGATAAAGGTACACAAGTTGCTACCTATGATAAAGTAAATAATGACCTAAAGAACAAAACAAGAGAAGTTATATCTAATAATAAGACAGGATATATAAAAGAATTATCCGGTAGGTATAAAAATCTTAGAAAAGAAGAAGCTAAGAAGATTGTTAATGAATTTGTTAAAAAAGGTAAGCTTAGTAAAGATTATTACACAAAGGTAACCGGCAATGATGAGTTCTCAGATGGTTATGAGGATACTAGACCTAGAGCTACCATAGAAGATGTTAAGAAGGTATTAAAAGAAGAATTTAAAGATGAAAAAGCTTTTGAAGGTAAAAAGAAAAAGAGTAATAAAAAGAAAGCAACAGAAAGACTAAGTAAAGAATTCAGGTATGGTAATCCAACTCAAGCTAAGAGATTAGTAGATGAGTATGTTAAGTATAAAGGAACACCTCCTGGAGATGAAGTATACCAAAAATATGTAGATTCCTTAAAAGATATTGATAACGTAACTTCAGATACAGGAACAGATGCTACAGATAGTCCTATCCTTACATTCAGTAAGATGTTGTTTAATTGGTATCATAATAACCCTAACTTTTATTCAGGAGATATAATTGTAGTAGGACACCATAAGTATGATTTAGGTAAAAGACTTTTTGTAGAAGATAGACAGAGAAATGATGTATGGGAATTCTATATAGAATCTGTAGAACATTCCTTTGATTTTCAAAAAGGCTATACTACTACAATAGGTGTTACTAGAGGACTAAAAGAAGCTACTATACCTGCGGGTAGTCCTCACAGATTTAAGTACTTCTGGGGTAAATCATCTGACTTTACAGGAGGTTTACTAGGAGAAAAATCTCTAGCAGAGATGAAGAAAGAAGCAGTAGAAGCTAAGAAAAATAAAAAAGGAAGTAGTGGAGATTCAGAAGGAGCAAATGATGGAGGTTCATTATCTAAACTAGAAAAGTTTGATGGTAATTTACCTAAGTATGATTTTAAAGCTCGTGAAGGAAACCACTTTACAACATTGCAGTGTACATGGTATTGTTATAATAGACGTGCACAGCTAGGTATAGGATTAAAGATAAGCTCTAACAATTGGTGGCATGATGCATGGAAGTGGAAAGAACGCTCTAAAGCAGATGGATACTCAGGAGGCTCTAATCCTAAACAAGGTGCAGTAGTTGTATGGCAAGCATTTACAAAAGAAGCTCCTACTAAATATGGTCACGTAGCTTTCGTTGAGAAAGTACTAGATGGAGGAAACAAGATTAAAATATCGGAGTACAACTATAACACACCAGAAGCTTACGGAGAAAGAACAATACCTGTAACAAGTGCAATGTACTTCATATACGATAAAGGATGATTATGTGAAAACAGTAGAAGATGCTAAAAAAATAGTAATTAAATTTATTAATAACATAGCTGTATTTGATGAGTTGACTACTTCTATTATTGAACAACGTGATGCTGAGTTAGTTGATTACACCAGTGATTATGTGTATGAAAGGGTCTCTGGTGTTAGACCATATGAAGGTGTTATTGAAAGAATAGAAGTTTTTAATATAGACTTTGAAGATATACAGGATAATATTAGTAATATAGATATGGTAGTTTCTTTTAGAAAGAAGATATACCAAGTAGATAGAGATAAAAATGTTGGAGATACAATTGTAACACTTAATTTACAGCTAAAACTGGAAAATGACAAATGGATTATAGATAACTACGAGCAAGAACAAGATGTGTTATATGCAGATTATTTTCAGTATGAAGAGGATGAAGAAGAATTACCCACATCTATTACAATAGCAAGATACTTAATTGATAACTATAATGATTTTACAAATATTAAGTATATGTTTAAAGGTAAACCTACTGAAAATCCTTTTGAAACAGATAAAGATATCTATATAGATTCCTTTAATATACTTTATTGGTTATATCTCAAGGAGGGTGTAGAATTAGACTACCCTCTTACAGTAGATAGTTTATTAATTAGCTCTAAGTTTATTGAAGTGTTTAAAAAAGGACATAAGTATGAATTCAACATAGAGAAACTATCAAGAGGAGATATACTTTTCTTTGGTAAAAGTGATGTATCTGTTGGAATATATACAGGTGAAAATACTTTTATATCTGTAAGAGGAAAGTTCCCTAAAGATAATAAGGGATTAGATTTATTTAAGTTAGATGAGTATTGGGAAGAATTTAATGGTAGAGTATTAAGGTATGGAGGTGACATTTAATGACATTAAGAACTCAAGCATCTTTAGGTAAAGGTTTAAAGGAAGTAGAAAAAGATGATTTTAATATGAATAACCTTTTTCTTGCAACCATTACAAAGGTAAATTACAAATACCAAACAGTAGAACTGAGAACAAAGTACACCTATGCAGGTAGGAATATAGGGTCTAAAGGAGAATTCTCTGCACCCTTCCCTAAATCATTCATAGGTAGAACTCCAGAAGGAGCCTTATTTGGAGATAACAATATTATAGTACCAGGCTCTATTGCTTTAGTAGGATTCTTAGAAGGGGATGCAGGACAACCTTTTATTATAAATGTTTATGGTTACGCTAATGATAACAAGATGCTAACACCTAACCCACTAGAGAGTGGAGATATAAACAATAGAGAGATATATAAATATGGTAGTATGATTCATCAGATAAGTCCATCCCTTACTTATAGTTACTTAGATGGAGAAGGTACGTTTATAAAATCTTTTAATGGTAAATCATTTATTTCAATAACTTCACAAGAGGATGAGAGACCTTTAGCAACTGATTTTTATACAGGTACGGAATACGAAGATTTATATACTTCTTATTACGGTGATGGTTCAGAAGTAGAACCTAGAAATCAAATAGCTCCTAATGTATTGTTAAAACATAGAGGAGAGTATACACATGATGGAGAAGAAGATAACCATATAACTACTTTACATCTAACAGAAAAGGGAGCGGTAAGGGTATCAGTAATGAATACTGAGACACAAGAACGTACCACTCAAGAGATGGATGAAAATGGAAATTATAGAGTTATATACCAAGGAGATGAACTACTTCTTGATGAAGCCCAAGTATGGGTAGAATATGGAATAAACAAAGATACTAAATCATTCTATATTAAGAACGAAAACCAAGAATTTGAATTTACAGATGAAGGTGTACTTATTAATGGAACACCCTTAATAGACAACCTAGATGAGAGTCTACAAGAAGCCTTTGAACAACTTAAAGTTATACAAAAAGATTTAGAAGATATTAATAGCCTTTTAGAAGGGGCGGGCAAAGAGAATCTAGAAGAGCTAATAAGAACAGCTAAGGACTCTATAGAAGCATCCGGACAAGCTAGTAGAGATGTAGAGAAACTAAGAGGAGACATATCTACAGTATCTCAAAGAGTAGAAGGTAATATTAAAAAGCTAGATGACTATATGAAAACAATGGATGACTTTGTAAAAGATACAAATAGTTTTATAACAGAGTACACAGGGTCATTAGATAATGTTAAAAGAGATGTTACAACAATTTCCAACAATGAAAACAAGTATAGACACACAACATATAGAGACATAAAGATACATGCAGATTTACCTTTTAAATTTGAGGGTTATGATGATTTAAGAAATCAAAATGGTGTTTCTTATTATTATCCACAAGGACTATGTTTAGATGATGATTACTATTATTTCTTACATGATACACCGGAACTTGTTAATAGACTATTAGTTATATATGATAAATCATTTAATATTGTTAGAAAGTATTATGTAGGATTTCATGGTGGAGAAAATATACATGTAGAAAAAGAAGGGGATAAAAGATACCTTTATGCTAAAACTAGAGTAGGTAAAATAGGTAAGTTCGACATTAGTAACATTACTAAAAGTTCAGATACAATAGAATTACAACCAGTACAAGAGTATGATGTAGTATTATATACTAACTTCTTTAGAACAAAAGAAGGTTGGGGATTTGAGGGGAATAATAATACTAAAGGTGGTAATCTACAAAGAGACACGTTAGTATTTTATAATCATGATTTTAGTAAAATAACAGGTACACTATGGATACCACCAAGTAACTCTACTTTATGGTCTAATACTCTTATAGGTAGTATAACTAATTATAGTGCTAAGAAACAAGGAATGGCACTTATAAATAATACTATCGTTCAAACTTTAGGTGGTAACTACATGATAAGTAGAGACAAAGAAGTACACAATTACCACTTACAAGGTGTACAAGAAATTAGTCCAAGTGGTCAAATTATGAATGACTACACTTATCACCCACAACAAATGATAGATTACTTAAAGAGTATTGGTAAGAACCCTTATGTTATAGAACATGAAAGTGCCTATAATTATAAAAATAGACTATTTTCAGTTATTGTGTATGTAAAAGCAAGTTCACCGGAGGCTACTACTAAAGGTATACTTGTAGTAGAGTATGGGGCTAAAGATAAAGACACTACTATGAATAAGGATTATGGTATACCATTTACTGCACCTACTGCTAATTACAATCCATATAAAACTAATATTAATGGTTATATCTATAATGAGTATACAGGATTTAAGATAGAAACTATGAAAGATTTAGTCAAGTACATGCATGAAACGTACCAAGATAAAATAGTTATATACACGTCAAATACTAGTTTGAAAGATTATAATGATATCCCTTACCCAAATGGAATGAAAATAACATTAGAGAATTTAAATAACTACACTTACTTTTTAACAGAAGAAAGTAACCCATTAGTAGAGAGATTTATTATAACTAAAGATAGTAATGATAATTTTAACTTTATAAATATGAATAAAGATAATAGATATACCGGAATAGATTTACTTAACATAGAAAAAAGTATAAAAGGATATTCTATAAATACGGTAAACATTCCAGAAAATGTATCTGCAAGTGGTTGGTTTAACTCTAGTGTAGAAGTTTCATCTAAAAAAGTAACTTACCAACCGTATGATAGTTATGATACCTATTTAAATATATATCATACAAATTCATGGCAAGGTTGGAAAAAAATAACAATGGTAGAGTAAGGGTAAAACCTTACTCTTTTTTTATAGGTGCTGTTATATTAATTATGACAAAGTAGTTGCACATTTAAAAGATATATGATATAATATATCTATGTAAAGGAGAAATGAATTATGCCACAAGCAGATGGAAAGCACCAACTAAGTAGATTTGTTATCCAGTTCCCAGAAGAAGGGGATAATGGTTGGTATAGATTTAAAGTAAATCCTGAAAACTATACTTATGAGAAACCTCAGCGTTCTACTATACTTAAAACTAAATCTGATATTGTAGTAGAAGACTATGGTAAAGATATAGAAGTTATAAACTTCTCAGGTACTACAGGTTTTAGAAGTATTAAAGAAGGTAATAAAACAAAAAATGGTAAACAAAAATTAGATGATTTAGTAGACTTAGTAGACAAATATGCTAAATCAGGAGGAAGTGGAAATAGACAGCAAAAGAGTATTATATTTTATAATATGACAGATGGTGTGTATAAAAAGGTTCACTTAGCTCCACAAGGTATTAAGATTTCTAGAAGTGTTAACGAGCCTTTATTATACAGGTATGATATTACTTTACTAGTATTAGGAGAAGCTTTTGAACCAGATAGAGGTTCTATATCTGACCCAGAGTTTGGTAATTTAACACCTAGTAATGAACAGAGTTTACAGAATAAATTAATAGATATGTTTGCACCTGCACAAGAAGCTAGAAAATATACAACTAACGCAGGACTGACAACAGATAGGGTAACACCTAAAACATATTCACAGACAAGTAACGGTAAACCTGTTTCTAATCCTAGAACAGCAACTAATGGCTTATCAAGTACATTAAATAACATGTCTTTAATAATAGGATATGGTAATGGAGGTATAAAATATTAATGGAACACAAAGTAGAACAAACATCCGGTTTATTAAGATTTTTAAATTCAATACAAACAGATGGTTCATCTATACAGTATAACATATTAGACGAAGAAACTACTTTTGTTTCTAAATTTTATACGCCTAACTTACAATTGAGTGAACTATCTAAGAAAGTACTATATGATATACAGAATAACAATATTAAAACAGCAGAACAAGATTTTAATATAGATTCTATGGTGAACAAGATAGAGAAAACAACATTAAAAGTACAGGCACCAAGAATATACAGAATAATGCAAAACATTGTTCTAGAGGCGTATGCTATTATAAACTGTTTTTTAGAAAACCCAGAATCTTTAAAGTACCTAACATCTACAGACATAATGATTGCAAGAGAAAACATTAATTATATAGCAGATTTTCTAAGTGATTATGATGAGTATAGAAGTGTTATTACAGACCTAAGAGAACTGGAAATTTGTTTTGGATACTTAGAGTACCAACTACCTTTAATAAAGAAAGAAAGTGAAGTATAATGAGATTTAGAAAACATGTAATTCAATACGGAGATACAATGCAATCTATAGCTCAATATTATTACAATAATGTAGGTGCTTGGATAGAATTGATAGAACATAACAATTTAAAATACCCTTATATAGTGGATGATGAAGTATTAAAGAACAAAGACCCAGAAAGACTTGTAACAATAGGAGACACAATTATTATACCTACAGAAGAGGCTTTATCTGATGTAGTATTACAAGACATATCTGCTAAGGATAGAGATGCATTATTAGAGCTATCTTTTGGAAGAGACCTAAATATAACAAGAGACGAAGGGTACTTTAATGAAAGAGGTACTAGTGACGAGATATTAGGATTTACAGGAACTTCAGGAGACTTAGATACTGTTACAGGAATAGGTAATATTAAACAACAATTACAGACAAGACTTTTAACACCTAGAGGTTCTTTAATGTTACACCCTGATTATGGCTCGGACTTACATGAGTTGTTTGGAAAGAATATTCCAGAGCAAGCTGTACTTATAGAGATGGAAGTATGTAGAACAATATTGTCAGATGGAAGAGTACAGTCCGCTAATAACATAGACTGGAAGATAGAGGGTAATGAATACTCAGGAACTTACAGTGTAGAACTAAAATCAGTAGAAGAATCAATAAGACTTGTATTAGAAGCAGATGAAACAGGTGTGTTTGCTCTATTTGAATAGGAAGGGATAAAAGACATGAAAACTAGAAAACTAACACATATACTATCTAGGATGATAGATAAAACAATGATATCTACTAGTAAACTAACAGACTTCACACCCGGTTCAGCGGTAAGGTCTTTACTAGAGGCTGTATCATTAGAGATAGAACAGTTTTATATATTAACAAAAGAAAATATTGAATGGGGAATAGAAGAGGGTATTATAGAGGCTTTTGACTTTGATAAGAGGCAAGAAAGAAGAGCCTATGGAGAAGTTACTTTAACATTCTATAATCCTTTAGAAGAAAGAATGTACATACCGAAAGGAACAACATTTTCTTCTACTAGACAACAGTACTCCCAACAATTTGAAACACTTGTAGACTACTATGTATCAGAAGGTTCTACAGATGCTATTGTAGAAGTCTATGCTAAAGAACCAGGTATAATAGGTAATGTACCAGAAGATACAATTAATGTCATGTCTTCTGCTTCTACGCTCATTAAATCTGTAACCAATGAATACTCATTCTCTACAGGACAAGAACAAGAGACACAAGAAGAGTTAAAAAGAAGATTCCATGCATATGTAGAATCAAGAGGTAGAGCTACAAATAAATCTATTAGATATGGTACATTACAAGTACCAGATGTTACAGGTGTATATGTACATGAAGAAGTAGGATATGTTAATGTATATGCACATGATAAAAATGGTAATCTACCTATAGAAATGAGACAGGATATTATATCATCTATAGAGGACTATAGACCTAGTGGTATTAAATTAGATGTAACACCGGTAGTAAAATTAGATACAGATGTTACAGTTAAAGTTACAATATCTAATAAAGCAAGAATAGGAGAATCATTACAATTACACGTAGAGAGTGTTATAAGAGGTTATTTAAATAATATGGGTGTATCTGATAACTTTGTACTAGCTGACTTAACACAAGCTATTATGAATATCGATGACATACTTATATACGATGTAAGTTTTACAACACCTCAAAGTAATATTACAACTAAACCAGAAGAAATTATAAGAGCAGGAAAAATATCAGTAGAGCTTGTATAAGGAGGATAAAATGTGAGTAATTTTTTAAAAAATCTACATCCATTATTAAGACGTAAGAAAAACCCTAAAGATAATGAAGATGTAAACTACGCTTTGATTAAAGTGTTAAATGAAGAAATGAATTTAATAGAGCAAGATGCTATTGAGAGTAAACTACAATCCTCCCTTAAATCTTCTACAGGTACTTATTTAGATAACTTCGGAGATTGGTTTGGAGTGTATCGTAAAAAAGACGAAGATGATGAGAAATATAGAGCTAGAATTATTAAATATTTACTCTTGAAAAGAGGAACAAATAATGCTATAATAGAAGCTATAAAGGATTACCTAGAAGATAGTAATGTAGACGTTAGTATTTATGAACCTTTTAGAAACATCTTTTATACAAACAAATCACACTTAAATGGTCATGACCATTTAATGGGTTACTACTACAACTTTGCTATTATTAATGTTTCTATCGGAAGCTATTTCCCTATGGAGATTGTAGATGTTATAAATGAATTTAAGCCAGCAGGTGTAAAGTTCTATGTAACATACGATGGAGGAGGTACTAATACAGGTAACTCAGTTATTAAGGTTCTAGATGAACCAGTTAGTATTGATGTATACCAAAATATAGATAGACTTAGCGGGTACTCTGAAACTTTTTACGGTCATATTAATATGGGATTAAGAAAAGTTAGTTATGACAGTAAAACAGATATATTTAAAACCAATAATAGTAAAATTAATAGTAATGATGTGTTAACAGGTTCCTCTAGTATAGGTAGAGCATTTCATAACTACGCATACAAGACAAACTTTGTATATAATCCTACTAGAACATCTACTGTATCCGAGATACAAAAGGTACTAGATGAAAAAGGTAGAGAGTTACCTTTAGAATATTATATCAATACCACAGAAAAGAATAGAGCATCAGTATACCTAGATATAGAGTCTACAACAGGTACATCTTTTATATATAATAACTTAAATTTAAGAGAATACTTTAGCCAGTACAAACCGGAATTACTACAAGGGGATACACAGGATATTAAAAATGCTATATCTTCTTATGTAGGAGTAGCAACATTTGATTTATTCATGGAGGCTTTAATTTCTCCTGATGATGTTGTATCTACACAAACACAAGTATTTGATTTCTCAATAGGTAAATGGGTAACAATAAATAGTAGTGAAATAACTTATGGTATGAAAAATGTAGGAGCAGAGCTAGGATATATAAAAGACTACATGAATAATGAGCTTAACATGTTCACAAGAGTTTCTATAGCATCTTCAAGTGATGTCACAGTTAATATAAATTATCTAGACCTACTATTTTACCATTATACACCAGATGTTTATACAGTTAAACCTTATAAAGGTCTAATAGAGTACTATATAGAACTAGATAGGTTAAGTTATGTAGACGCTTTTAAAGTAGCTTCATTAAACAATGGGGATATCATTTCAAAAGTAGGATATGAACCTATGGGGTATGTTAGGGTAGTTGGAGAGTCTAATGAGCCTAAAAATATAATTCATATAAACGATACAGCAGAGCCTCCAATACCTGTGTATGAATTTCAAATAATAACTGATGAAAATGATGTATTTAATTATAGGGATACTAAATATTTAATTGAGTTTGATATAGCAGGAGAAGATGCTAGTTTTGTGAAAGATTTATATGTTTACCCTGCTTTTATTTTAGAAGACTTTAGTGATTATAGTATAATAAATAGTACAGGTGCTAAAGTATCTATTACTAATACTAAAGGTAGAGCTATAGTAGAAGTTCCTAGTTATGTAGATTTTGAAAAGTATACCAAGATGTTTATTCAACTAAGTACTTATAATTATCAAGAAAGAGAAGACTTAAAACCAGGTGAAGTAATATATGCAGAGCCATATAAAATAAGTTTTAATAACATTACAGTTCAAGATATTTATGAAAGTACAGACCAAGCACCAGACCCAACAACTAGAATAAATAATGCTTTTGTTGATAATAGAACAATAGACGGTACACCAGGTAGAGGGAACTCAGGACAAGATGGTAATATCTTGCATAATGAAGCCTATACTCTTAAAACACCAGGAGTTTACAACCCTAAAGAGTATAAGATACTAGATAATATAACTTTTAGAAAACCTATTGAAACTGGTAAAACCTACACAGTCCAAATTAAAGGTAAGTTAGGTTCTGATAGGACTGGGTGGGGTGTATATAACTCTAGTGGGTATATGAATGAACTATATGGAAATGGTAGTGGTACTATTAATGAAAACGACTATAATCCAAAAACTGGGATATATACTAAAACATTTGTAGCCCCTGAACCAGACCCTACAACTGGTAATCATAGAGAACGATTAAATACGGATATAGAAATATATCAATTCCCTAAAAGTGGAACTAGTCAAAGTACAATAGAATGGATAAAGATAGAAGAGGGTTCACAAGCTACTAAAGCAGGGTACCAGTTTGCTTATTATACAATGGCTTATTTACCTAAAGGTGAATACGATATATATTATAAAGCAAAGGTAGAGGTACAAGAAGGGGAATTAGATATGGTAACCATACTAGATTTCCCTAATACTATAACAAACACAGACCCTAAATTTTTCGTACCAATAGAAAATGGATATGTAAAAGGTAAGATATCTGTAAACCGTACAGACACCGAAGGTAGATTACTAATATATGCCGGACTAGCAGGAGCAACAGCAGGGAATAAGATTAGGTTCAGTGAGTTAGAGGTTTACTATTCTACAGACCCCGTAGGATATGTAGAGAACGAGATTATATTAAAAGATTCCTCTGGAAATATATTACCTACAGAAAAAGTTTACACAGAATATACCACACCTAATAGTGTATATAATGGTCAAAAAACTTATAATTACTCTGTTATGTTGCATGGTTCTTATACTAATATTGCAGAAATAGAATTCAGAGGTAAAGGTAAGGTAGATAATCTCAAATTGCAATACACTAGATATCCTATACCTAGTTCATGGAATACTCTATATGAAGCTGATACTATAGAACCTAACCCAGATTCATTTAGTTTAAAATATGATAATGAGTTAAGAGACTTATACGGATTAGAACTTATAGATTACTCTAGATTAAATGCCTTTTCACTTGTCAAATTACAATCTTTATGGGATACTACTATAGAGGAAATAACAAGCTCTACAGGTACATTTACAGATATGCCGGATAGCTATTTTAATGCTACATGGCAATATATAGATAGACTAGATGAAATTACTATAGGTAGTATGAGTATTCTTGATGACATAGCAGGAGGAATGATAGATAACTCTATACAGACTGTAACTGTAAGAAGAAAACCTACTATAAGTCAATATACAGATACAGATAATAATTCCGTAGCAGAACCTCAGTATACAGAGGACATAACAATGGGTTCCCCTAGAAGGATTAATGAATTAAGTGAAGTAACTATGATAGATGAGACAATTAATATAGATAGAAGAATAAAAGTTATAGATACCTATACAGAGCAAAAAACATAATATTTATAATACAGGTATGTAAACTTTAAAAATATTCAGGTATATAGTTGACACATAAGTATAATTGTGTTATAATATATGTATGCTTAACTATATACCTGTTATATTAATTACGAGCATAAAAACAAACAAAATAGTTTATGAAAGGAATTAATAACTATGGCAATAGCAACTTATAATTCAAGTGTAGAATTAGCTAAATATTTAGTTAGTAAAGCAGATTCTACATATCTAACGATTGGTAAAACAACTCCGTGGTCAAATGAAACAAAACCACCACAACCAGATGAAAACACAACAGCACTACAAGAGGTAATAGGGTATAAAAAGGCAACTAAAGTAACACTTGTAAGACCTTTTCAGACTCCTCAAGATGATGGAAAAGATACAATTTCTTATGGAAATACAGAATGGGTTATTGTACCTACAGAGAAAGCAACAGAAGAGGGAGCTAAGTGGCTCTATTTAGAAAGTGAAGTTGTTGGAGATGAGTTACCTTTAGGAACTTATAGACAAGTAGGATTTGTAATTGACCTTGTACCAAAAACAGGTATTAATAAGTTTAACTTACTTCCTAGTGAAGTACAGAACACAGGAACATTAATGTTCTTTGATAACAAACAGTTCCAAAATAGAACAGAGCAAGTAACATCAAAAGAGAGAATGGTTATTCAGATTTAAGAAAGGGAGATTAATTGATGGCATATAATTTTAGTTCAACACCATATTTAGATAGGTTTAATCCAGCTAAACACCATACAAGAGTATTGTTTAACCCAGATAGACCTTTACAACAGTCTGAACTTAATGAAATGCAATCTATACAAACCTATTACCTTAAAAATTTAGGAGACTCTATTTTTAAAGACGGAGATAAACAATCAGGCTTAGATTTTACCTTAGATACAAACAAGGTACTGAAAGTAAATCCAGGGTATGTATATATTGATGGTAAATTAAGATACTACAATAGTGAGTCTACAGTAAGACTTACAGGAGTAGGAAGAGAAACAGTTGGAATTAAGATAGAAGAAAGAATTGTAACACCTGATGAGGATAGTTCATTATTAGACCAAACAAGTGGAGTACCTAGTCATTTTTCTAAAGGTGCAGACCGTTTAGAAGAGAAAATGACTCTAACATTAAATGACCCTACCTCAGCTACAATTTATACATTCCAAGATGGGGATTTATATATTAAAGCTACAAGTCCAGAGATGGATAGAATTAATAAGGTACTAGCAGAACGTACTTACGATGAGTCAGGTTCATATAAAGTAAGTGGATTTGAATTATTCTCAGAGGGTAATGCTGTAGATGAAGACCATATATCACTTGTAGTAGATGCAGGGAAAGCATACGTATTAGGTTATAGTGTTAATAAACCTGTATCAACAAGAATTAATGTACCTAAATCATATGAACTAGGTACATCTGAGAACGAAAGTACAATATTTAATACCTCTACAGGTTCTATTAGCTTAGCTAACTCACCTGTAAAAGATATTAATAGAGTTACAGCTCAAGTATTAGTAGATAAAGAGAGAGTAACAAGAGGAGCTATTGGAGATGGTCAAGACTACCTCTCTAACAACACAGCCTTTGAAGTTGTAAAAGTATGGACTGAAACAAGCCCAGGACAAACAACTAAGGAATACAAACAAGGTGAAGATTTTAGATTAATAGACGGACAAGCAATTGATTGGTCACCTTCTGGTCAAGAACCAAGTGGAGGTACAAGTTATTATGTATCTTATAAATACAATAAACGTATGACAAAAGATGTAGACTATACAGTTACTACTACAGGTGAAGGTGTAGGTAAGAAATGGTACTTAAACTTTACACCATCTGGAGGAGCTAAACCGATTGACCAAACAGTTGTATTGGTAGACTATACTTACTATTTAGCTCGTAAAGATGCTGTAGTACTAGACAAAGAAGGTAACATAACTGTAATAGCAGGACAACCAAATATTTTAAGACTTGTTTCACAACCTATAAGAATTGACCCTAATACATTACAGTTAGGAACAATTACAGTTCTCCCAGATTCAGAAGATGCAGAGTGTTTAACTTATGCAGTAACTAGACTATCTATGGAAGACTTACAGAAGGTTAAAAAACGTGTAGATGATTTAGAAATAAATCAAGCTATAAACGCTTTAGATGATGGAGCTATGGAAGGTCAAAACCCTCTAACACTACGTTCAGTATTTAGTGAAGGTTTCATTAGTTTAGATAAGGCAGATATTACTCATCCAGACTTTGGGGTAGTATTTAGTTTTGAGGATGCAGAAGCAACACTAGCTTATACAGAACAAGTAAATGCACCTGATATTATAGAAGGGGTATCTACAGCTCACGTATGGGGTAGATTAGTCTCAGCACCATTCACAGAAGAGAGAACAATCTATCAAGGACAAGCTTCTGAAACGATGAATGTTAATCCTTATAATATACCTAATAAACAAGGGGTATTAAAATTAACACCAAGTGAAGATAACTGGATAGAAACAGAAAATGTAACTATCACAGAACAAAAAACTAAGAAGATTACTATGAACAGATTCTGGAGACATGGTGCTTCTCACTATAACGAAACAGAACACTATTTATACTCTAACTTACAATTAGATGCAGGTCAAGTATGGGAAGGTAAGTCATACTCTTATGATAAAACTCATGGGCGTACAGGTACGCTTCTAGAGTCTGGAGGTCAACGTACTTTAGAGGAAATGATTGAGTTTATTAGACAAAGAGATGTTAAGTTTACTGTAAAAGGATTACATCCTAATGACAATAACCTAGTATTACTCTTCGATGGTGTTAGATGTGCTATAACACCTGATACAGGATATAGAAAAGGCTCAGAAGATGGAAGCATTATGACAGATGCTAAAGGGGTAGCAAAAGGTACATTCAGAATACCTCCAGGTATCCGTTGCGGTAACAGAGAAGTAACACTTAAGAACGTAGATTCTACAAGTTCTACAACTTACTCAGCACATGGTCGTAAGAAAATAACACAGGATATTATTCTTAGAACAAGAGTTACAGTTAACTTGGTAGACCCATTAGCACAGTCATTCCAGTACGATGAAAACAGAACTATTTCATCTGTAGGATTATACTTTGCTAGTAAAGGTGATGCAAGTTCTAACGTACTAGTACAGATTCGTGGAATGGGTGACCAAGGTTTCCCTAATAAAACAATCTATGCAGAAACGGTTATGAACGCAAGTGATATTAAAGTATCTAACAATGCTAGTGCAGAAACAAGAGTATACTTTGAAGACCCTATGATGGCAGAAGCAGGTAAGGAATATGCTATTGTTATCATTACAGAGTCGGATGCTTATACAATGTGGTTAGGTACTAGAACTAAACCGAAGATTGATAAGCCTAATGAAATCATCTCAGGTAACCCTTACGTTCAAGGTGTTCTATTCAGTTCATCTAACGCATCTACATGGACTCCTCACCAAAACTCCGACCTTAAATTTGGGGTGTATACTTCTAAATTTGATGAGACAGCTACAATAGAGTTTGATTCTATTAAAAGCGTAGAAGCAGACAGAATCGTATTAATGTCTACTTACTTGACTCCTGATAATACAGGGTGTAGCTGGGAGATTAAGATTATCTTTGACGACATGGATGAGAATGTAACATTTGACTCTATTGAATGGCAACCAATTGGTAATTATCAAGATACAGAGCTTTTAGGACTAGCAAGAGAAGTTAAACTTAAAGCTACATTTAAGTCTAACAGATATATCTCACCATTAATGAGTGTTAGTGATTTAACGTTTACTACATTCTTAACAGAGCTAAAAGGTTCTTATGTAGGAAGAGCTATTGATATGTCAGAAGCTCCTTATAACACAATCAGATTTAGTTATGAAGCATTCCTTCCTAAAGGTACTAAAGTAGTACCTAGATATTCTGATGACGATGGTAAAACATGGAAAACATTTACTAAAGCACCTACTATTAAGAGAACAAATAACGAGTTCTCTCAATATGTAATAGATGAAAAAGTAAAATCATCAGGTAAAAATACGAAGCTCCAAGTAAGACTAGATTTATCTACTGAGAATAGCTTCTTAAGACCAAGAGTAAGAAGACTAATGGTCACAACTCGTGATGAGTAAATTGAGGGGCTTTGCCCCTCTTTTTTCTACATAATAAAAAAAGGAGAGGTAATATGCCACAAGAATATAGAGACCCTTATTCAAAAGCTAAGTTGTTTATACCTACTCAACAAGAGAAGACAATTTCTCAAATGGAGGAAGAATTAAGGGATAAGCTATCCCAAGTTGATGAAGTATTAGCAAGATTGAATAAAGCAGAGAAAGGAAATAAATAATATGAGTTTTTCATTTGTAAGCATAAAAGAAACTGATAGACTTAAAGATGTATACCCCAAGATAAATGCAATAGGGGAAGAGTTAAGTAAACCTAACAGTATTTATAAACAATTAAATGATTTAAAAACTACTGTATCCAAGTATCAAACGTACAAGTTGACAACAGATACAGGACAATATACAAGTGGTCAAGTTATTAATTTAGATACAGTACAGGGTTCTAAGACAGTATATGGTACAATCACTAATCCACCTAAAGGACTTTCAGGAGAAGGGTGGATAAGTTATAAAGAGTCAGAAGGTTCTAATACCACTCTTGTAAACTTTTACCCGATAGATAGTGATAGTATATATACTAAAGTACGTAAATTACCTAAGCAAACACAAAACCCTAACTTATTACATGATACAACATTCTCAGGATTACCTATGTATGGTTCTTACACATTACCCGAAGGTGTATGGTGGGATACTAATGGGGATAGAACTACAGTTAACTACCCAGACCCTACCGTTAAATATCAAGGTATTAATACAGTAAGATTACAAGATACATCTACAACTTACCCTATGTTAAGACATAAAGGTTTAGAGGTAGGTAAAGATGTAAATATAGGAGATAAAGTAACACTTAGTGTGTATGTTTATACACCGGATAAGTCATTATTTAATGGGAATAACGCCTATATTACAATAACAGGATATCCCGGTGAAATAGGTTCTAGTAACACTAGCTTAGCTACAACTACTGTATATGAAAGTGATTTGGAAAATAGCCAATGGAAAAAACTAACATGTACAGCTACAGTTCCAAGTACAGTAGGGGGTTCACCTATACAATATGTTAGTGCCATGTTAAGACTAAGCTTAACTAAAGGTGGTTTTGATAATGGACTTAAAGTTTATTATGCACTACCTAAGTTAGAAAAGGGCACGGTAGCAACACCTTATGTATCACACCCGGACGATAAGATACAGTTTAATGAGCTATGGTCAGAGTGGTCGGAACAAAAGAGTAAGTTACAATCAACTAATGATAGTGTTACGGATATACATTATGATAACTACTTTAAGTATGCATGGTGGAGAGATAAAGTAGGTACTAGAACCTTACAAGATTTAGCCTATGAATTACCACAAGGGTTCCATACATTCTATGCACAAAGAGGTATACCAGGAATATTACCGGATGCTAGTATTAGAGGTATGATTAATGTAGACTATGATGAAGGGCATATAGATTCTAAGTATAAATTCGTTCAAATGTATTATATGGATTATTTTGGTAACTTCTATACTCAATATTACGATGCTAATAAAGGTTGGTATGAACCTATAAAAAGTATTGGTTCAAAAGAACTTTGGACTGGTACACAAGACATCGGTAGTAACCTTAACTATATATTTAATTTACAAGATAATATAAATAATTACGATTATATAGAGATTGAATATTATACAAATAGTTCAAGCAGATTTACCGAAACTAGAAAGTTAAAAGTTTTAAGTAATTCTGCATTAGCTATTACAACTACTAGAATGGATGCTCATGACCCTACAGGTACATCTATAAGTACATGGCAAGCAGAGTTTTCCATAGATAATAACACTCAAATAACAGCTAAATATTGTAAACGTATACTTGTTAATGCTAGTGGTAATAGTTCTGTACTTGGTCAAAATACCTCAGGATTATTTACAATAAAACGTATCGTAGGGATTAAGGAATAGGAGGATAATAAATTGAAATATATAAATGTAAAACAAGATGGTTACCTAGGTATAAACATTAATAATGATACTAGAGTAATAAATGGTTATGTGTTATCCGGTGGGGTAGGAGAGCAAGATATTATTATCCATGAGAGCGTATTACCTTATAATTTCTATGACGAGTTTATTGTAGGTAAATTTAAGTATTATAGAGAGACGGGTGAAGTTATAGAGGACTATAACTTCGTACCTCCTAACTACGATATACAAGAACCTATACCGGAACAAGAAACAGTATCTAAAGAAGAATTTGATAGTTTAAAAAATGAATTAGATGAAATGAGAAAACTATTAGAGAAATTATTAGGAGGTAAATAATAATGGCTCTTGACAACTTTAATGAATTAACTAAAAATAATAATGTTAAAGACATGACAGATGCAATTAATAGTATAGGTTTGGAACTATCTAAACCTAGAAATGTATTTGAATTAGTATCTGATTTACAAGTACAAGTTAAAAATACACAACTAAAAGCTATTACTACAGATAAGGGATTAAGTAAAGTACCTACAGGAACAAGAATTTTAGATGTAAAAGAGGTAGGTGTTTACTACTATAGTGCTAGTACTTTAGCTACAAAGACAGATAAACCAGAGATGAACTCTCAAGATACTGTACTAGTTGTTACACCAACAAATGATGCATCTGTAGTAGTACAGACTATATACCCTTTAACTGTAAGTGGTAATGCTATTCAACAAGCCTATAGGGTTGTTATAGGTAATACAGCAGGAGATTGGGTTTATCTTAAAGGTTTAGTAGGAGGAAACACAAATTCTATAAGTGGAGTAAACCTAGATACTTTCTCTACCCCTGGAGAATATTTTATTTCCGGCTCAACAGGACTACCAGAAGGAGAGACAGAAGGACTACTAAAAGTATACAGAGGTACTAATAATAAAATTGTACAAGAATTCATATCTAGCTTAACAAAAAGTAAATATTTCAAAATAACAAGCATTTCAACAGGATGGATAAAAGAATTAGAACCTAAAACTTTAAGTAAATACACATTAGGTGGAATTAACGATGAAGGTCAAGGAACTTTTGGTTTACTAATATATATAAGTGATAACAAAACATTTCAACAAGCTATAACAGACCATATAGCAAAAACAGGACAACCTACATTTACATTTTATGTACAAGGTGGTGTTACAGGAAACCCACTAGGGGGTTTAAGTGGTAGAGGTATATTTGTATGTGAGTCTACTAGTGAAAGTGCACTAAGTAATAACTTATATGGTGTGTACCATGTAATATCTACACTAGGTACATTAATTACCGGTTCTGTTATTGGTGGAGACTGGCGTATACCTAAGGGTTCAGATTCTACAACTACTTTATGGACTGGTGTTAAAGAGTTCACAAGTAAAACAACGGAAACTATGAACTATAGCTCTAATGACTTTGATTACTTTAAGGTATATGTTACTATAGGAGGAACTAATAGTAACTCTATCTATAGACAAGGGTTTGAATTTGGTAAGCATAGTGCTAACAAATATAAGGTATCAAGTGTAAATGTACCTTCAAGTGGAACTACGTTAGAGTACTTTATGTGTTCAATATCATTTAATGGTAATAAATTTACAATTGATGAATATAATACTAAAACTAATGGTAAGTGTTACGTAACGGAGATAGTAGGTATAAAGAGACCTATTTAATTATTAAAGACTAGATTAATTTCTAGTCTTTTTTATTTGACTTAAAAGGGTAAGTGTGGTATAATATAAAGAGTGTAAGAAGGGATAAGGAGAATTACATGAAATTAATAGTAAAAAACTTATACACGTACGTAAATTTTGAAGAAGGTGATTATTATTTAAAGGATGTATTCTTAAAACGAGTACATAAGACAATAGGAGCAAGGCAAGATGGCTTTCAGTTTAGTCCTGCGTATAAAAGAGGTAGTTGGGACGGTTATGTAGACTTTTATGATTATGAGGAAAACAAATTTCCTACAGGACTATTACCAAAAGTAACTAACCTTTTGGGTGAACTACAAACTAGATATTCTTTTCAGTATGATATAGAGTATCAGAGAGATGAGAGTTTCTTAGCTGAGGAAGATATAGATGAAGAGATAACTTTGTTAGACAATAATGTAGGTGAGATAACTTTAAGAGGTTATCAGTATGAAGCTGTGTATAATAGTCTAACATACTATAATGGTATAGTCCACGTAGCCACAAATGGAGGAAAAACTGAAATGGCTAGTGGTATAATAGACCAACTTCTTCCACAATTAAGAAAAGGAGAACGTATAGCATTCTTCACAGGTTCGTCAGAAATATTTCATCAGTCAGCAGATAGACTTAAAGAAAGACTAAACATACCTATAGGTAAAGTAGGAGCAGGACAATTTGATGTTAAACAAGTAACAGTTGTTATGGTTCCTACAATGAATGCTAGTTTAAAAGACCCTGCACAGGGTGTTAAGGTCACACCTAAGCAGAACATTAGTAAAAAGATAGCAACAGAAATATTACCTAAGTTTGAAGGAGGAGGAAGTAATCAAAAGAAATTACTTTCAATGTTAATAAAAGGATTTCAACCTAAAACTAAGGTAGACCAAAACGTTAAAGATACACTTATAAAAGTATATGAACAGAGTAATAGTGACTCAGAAGTGCTAATGAATTTAAGAGCCTTTAATGCAGACTACCAAAGTATTATAAGAGAGAAGAATACAAGTAAGTATGATAAGTATAAGAGAATGAGAGAATTTTTAGATTCTGTAACAGTGATGATAGTTGATGAAGCCCACCATTCTAAATCAGATACGTGGTATTTAAATCTTATGACTTGTGAGAACGCATTATACAGAGTAGCATTAACAGGTTCTATTGATAAGAAAGATGAAATGCTTTGGATGAGATTACAAGCCTTGTTTGGTGATGTAATAGTTAGGACAACTAACTCTTACCTTATAGACCAAGGACATTCTGCCAGACCTACTATAAATATGATACCTATAGCACAGCCAACAGATATAGAAGATGTTAAAGAATATAGGGAAGCATATGATAAAGGTATAACAAATAATAGTTTTAGAAATAAAGTTATTGCAAAACTAGCAGAAAGATGGTATAATAATGACAAGGGTGTTTTAATCATTGTAAACTTTATCCAACATGGTGAAAATATTTCTGAACTGCTAGATGATTTAGGTGTAGAGCATTACTTTTTACACGGAGAGATAGACTCTAACACAAGGAAAGAAAAGCTTAACGACATGAGAAGTGGTAAGCTTAAAGTTATGATTGCAACATCACTTATTGATGAAGGTGTAGATATCTCTGGTATTAATGCACTTATACTAGGAGCAAGTGGTAAATCACTAAGACAAACACTTCAACGTATTGGTCGTGCTTTACGTAAGAAGAAAGATGATAATACAACACAGATATTCGATTTTAATGATATGACACATAGGTTCTTATTAGGTCATGCAGGAGAAAGATTAAAGATATATGATGAAGAGGAATTTGAAGTAAAATATGTAGGGAAAAAATAAGAAAGGAGCTTATAAAATGGGAAGTGTTAAACTTAAAAGAAAACTACTTGACTATATTAAAGACAACGCAAAGGATAACTTATTTACAGTAGGTACGAAAAAAGAAATAGCAGAGTGCTTAGATTCAACTGTACCGACAATAAATAAACATCTTAAAACATTAGAAGAAGAGAAAGAAGTGGTAGTAGTTTCTAAACCAGGAAGAAATGGTGGGGTTATTATTACAGTACTGGATAATATCCATAACTCAGAAGAGTTTAAAGAATTCAAAAACTCTAGTGATGACATCATTACTTCTACTAAAAAATATGCAGAAGACTTAAGAGATAAACACTTCCCTACTTATAAGTATCAAAGAAAAGAAGTAAGAAGAAGAACTAAAAAAGAGATGATAGAATACAATGCTATAAAAGATGAGAAGAGAAAAATAGTTCTTGACATGAACTTAGCATTAAGTACATCTCCTTACCCTACAAGAGAAATCTTCAATATGTCTTATGACCCAGAAGGATTTTTCAAAGCTTATATACTATGTAAGTTATATGACCAATACTGTATATCTCACATGTATGCTAAGTATACGACACATAAGCAACTAGCTAATGACTACACGTTAAAACCAGAGGAAATGACAAGACATAGTGAACTATCAAAATATTACTACCAACAATTTGTAATGTTGCTTCCTAGGAATAGTGCTAGTGAAGAATTTTTTGGTAGTAGGAACTTCAATACTTTCTATAACTTCTACATAAAAGTAAAAGATAGAAAGGATTTTAACATTTTTAAATACATACAAAACGTATTTAAGAATGTTAGCTTCTCTTATGAGAATGGTTATTATAAAAACCCTATACCTGCACCTAACTATTTTAGTTCTGATAAATATATACAGTCTTATGAAAATTATATACAAGGAATTAAAAAAGGTGTTAACAAAACAAACAGACACTTAGGAGCTGTAGAAGGGCTTATAAGTTCTAAAGATTACACAAACAATCCCGCATTATCTCAGCTACAACAAATGTATAGTGTAGGATTAAATAATGAAGTACATGATATAGAAGAGATGTTTAAACATGCATTAGACTTAGAAGAAGTAGAATTCGGATATATTAGAGATGTTAAGCATTTGACATTACTAAACTTTAGTAATAAAGTAGATAAAGCTATACAGGAATTTGAAGAGCAGGATAAGGAGATTATGAATAAGTTTGTTAAACAGCTTATTATTAATGAGTATGCTCCAACATCTTTCCCTAAAACAGCTCATGTGTCTATGTTCCCAATGCAAAGACATCATATGGTATCAGAACTTAGATACCAAAATAAATCTATAAAAGATAATGCTTTAAACATAGGCTTGGTATCTACTAACCCTGATACTGAATTATTAGACAACCAAGACTTAGTAAACCTAACACAGGTTGCATATGATTATATAACAATGAGTAAATACAATTCTAATTATTATGTTATTAGGATGTTTGCAGACTTTATGGGATATGAAGTAAACTTAAAAGATGTTAAGAGAATTATTGAAAAATATTCTGTAAAAGACTTGATTCCATTAACAAAGTATGGTATGCTAGACTATGAAGAAATTAAGAGAGAGAATGAGGGAGCTAAACATGAGTAAAAAAATAAAAGAGGTTATTTTACACAAATCTATGAAAGACCTTAACTTTGCTAAGGATGTATTAACTAATTTACCTGGTAAACTATTTGAAGAGAGTATAGATATGAAGTCTATATTTACTGTTTTAAAGAGAACAGCTCATACATCAAGCAGTATATCAGGAGAATCTTTAGCAGTTAAACTAGAGGACTTAATGGGTCGTAACAAGCATTCAGAGGATGAAATAACGAACGCTTTAGCATATATGGATAAATTGTACACTGTACAAATAGATGACCGTGATGAGTCTCTAAACAGTGAAATAGAGAAGTATGTAAAGACAGAAATGTCTAAAGATATCTTAACAAAGTTTATCATAGAAAATAAACAAGAAGACTCTGAGAACTTAACAGAGCTTGTAACAAAGTTAAAAGAAATTGAAGTAAAAGATATTTCAGGTACATCCGGAGAATTCATTGATTTCTTTGAAGATGGTCATAAGAAATTAGAAGCCTTAAAACATATTGCATCTAACAAGTTCTCTACAGGCTTCGATGCTATAGATAGACAAATTGAAGGCGGTATTGCTAGAGGAGAAGTTGGGCTAGTTATTGCACCTACCGGAAGAGGTAAGTCTTTAATGGCTTCTAACTTAGCAAAGAACTACGTAAGAAGTGGACTTAATGTTTTATACATTGGTTTAGAGGAAAAAATGGATAGAATGGTTCTTAGAGCAGAGCAACAAATGTTAGGTGTAGACAAGAGTATGTTAATGAATGAAGACATGACTCTTAATGAAGAAGTATTTAATGCCTTACAAAGTAAGTATGAACAGAATAGAGAGGTATTAGGAAACTTTTATATCTCTAAACATATGCCACAACAAGTATCTCCTAACCAGTTAGAGCAGATAATTCTTAATACTTCTATTAAAAAAGATAAACATATAGATGTAGTAATTGTTGACTACCCTAAATTAATGAGAAACCCTTATGAAAAATACAGTTCTGAATCAGAAGCTGGAGGTAGACTATTCGAGGATATCCGAAGATTAGCTCAGCAATATGGGTTTGTATGTTGGACTCTAGCACAAACAAACCGTGGAGCTTACAGTTCAGATGTTATTACAAGTGAGCACGTTGAGGGTTCAAGAAAAATACTTAACGCAGTTGAGGTTTCTCTTGTAGTTAACCAAAAAGATGAAGAGTTTAAAAATGGTTTCTTAAGACTTTATTTAGATAAAGTACGTAACAGTTCTAACACAGGAGAAAGATTTGTAAACCTTAAAGTAGAACCTTCTAAGATGAGAGTTAGAGACGAGACACCAGAAGAAGAACAAGAACATAAACAGATACTTTCTGATAATGGTTCAGAAGATACAAGTAGATTTACAAAGAAGGAACAAAAGATTGAAGCAGTCAATAGTTCTTTCGGAGGAGAATTAATAGAATAAATTTAAACATACCACTTGACATTTTATATGTTAGGTGGTATAATTGTTTTATAAACAATAAAGGAGAGGTTATTATGGAAATAGAATTTGATTATGAGGAGTTAGTCATTAACTATATCAATGAAAAAGGAGAAGTAGTTGATTGTGTAGAGTACTATGAAACTTTCGAGGACTTACCAGATATACTAACTAGATTAGCAAAAGATGCTAGTGAAGGCAAAAAACTAAAAATTACAGTAAAGGGAGGAAGAAAATAATGAAATTTTTATTCTTTACAGACAGTCATTTTCATTTATTTACAAATTATGCAAAACCAGATGAGCAGTATGAAAATGATAGATTTAGAGAACAGATAGAAGCATTACAAAAAGTGTTTGACATTGCTAAAGAAGAAAAAGCAACAGTTATATTTGGAGGGGATTTATTCCATAAACGTAACGCAGTAAACACTAAAGTATATAATTCAGTATTTAGTACTTTTGCTAAAAACCAAGATGTACAAGTATTACTACTTAGAGGTAATCATGATGCAACAACAAATTCATTATATACCGATTCTAGTATTGATACTTTTGATTATTTACCTAATGTTGATGTAATCAAATCACTCAGCACTGTAACTAAAGATAATGTTAATATTGTATTCACTGCTTATGGAGATGAAACAAAGGAAATAAAAAGTTATATCAAGAACAGTTATGACAAAGATATGGTGAATATTCTAGTAAGTCATCTAGGTGTAGAGGGTTCATTAGTAGGTAAAGGTTCACATAGGTTGGAGGGTGCTTTTGGATACCAAGACTTACAACCAGATTTATATGATTTCATTCTATTAGGTCACTATCACCGTAGACAATATTTCAGTAACCCTAATCATTTATATGGAGGGTCTTTAATGCAACAATCATTTTCTGATGAACAAGAGGCTAATGGTGTACATTTAATTGATACAGGAAAAATGACTACAGAATTTATTCCTATTGAAACAAGAAAGTTTATTACAGTACAAGGAGATAATATTCCTGAGAATATAGATGAGTTAGTAGAGCAAGGACATTTCATTAGATTTATAGGTACACCAGAACAAGCTAAGGCATTAGAATTAGATGAAGTAGAGTCAAATGTACAAGTACAAATGAAAAAGAAATATACAGTAGAGAAACGTATAGACTCGGAGGTCACAGATGACCCTGTAACGATTGCTTCTAGCTACGCTGATAAATACTACCCAGAAGCTAAAGATAAGATTGTAGAGTGTCTTAAGGAGGTTTTATAATGACTTGGTATGATAAATTTAAAGACAATGTAGATACAAGTAAATTAGATGTAGATAGATTAACCGAAGATTTAGTTAAGTATGTTGAGAACACAAGACCTAAAATAAGAAAATTAGACATTTCAAATGTAGAAGATACTAACCTAGACAAACGTAAACCTTTACTACAATTTGTAGATTATGATAATGTAGTAGAGAACATATGTAATGTAAAAGATATTAATGAAGGGCTAGAAAAGATAAGTCAGATACTAAAAGATAGTAACTATGAGAGTCATTATTTTAGAACATATGAAATAGAGGGCATGTGGCATATAGATTATGGTTCACATACTACACAATTTAGAGTTACGAAAGGGGATAACTAATGGTTGTATTTAAAAGAGTAGAAATGAATAACTTTATGGCAGTAAAAGAAGCAACTTTAGACTTAGACAATAGAGGGTTAGTACTTATAGAAGGGAAAAATAAATCCAACGATTCATTTACTTCCAATGGGGCATCTAAGACAACTCTTATTACATCTATTACTTATGCTTTATATGGTAAGACAGAGAAGGGTTTAAAAGCAGATGAAGTTGTTAATAGAATTGAGAAAAAGAATACGTATGTTAAACTAACATTCTTTGTTGGTGACGATGAGTATAGAATTGAGAGATATAGGAAAGATAAAACACATAAAAATAAGGTATTGTTATTCTGTAATGATAAGGAGATAACAGGCTCTACTAATGATGTAACAGATAAAGCTATACAAGACCTGTTCGGTATTGAGTTTAACACCTATGTCAACGCTATTATGTACGGACAAGGAGATATTCCTATGTTCAGTCAAGCAACAGATAAGGGTAAAAAAGAAATACTTGAATCTATTACTAATGTAGAAGTATATAAAAAAGCACAAGATGTTGCTAAAGAAAAAATAAAAGAAATAGAACAAGAGCAACAATCTAAAGAGTCAGATATTAATCAACTTAAATTTAAGGTTAGTATGTTAGAAGAGCAATATGACAAAGACTTAGACTATTACAAAAGTGTGATGGAACAAAAGAAACAAGAAGAGGAGTCTATCGAACAAGCTAAAAAAGAAGCTGAGAAACAAAGAGAAGAGATAAGCAAACAGATTGAAGAAGTTAAAAATAATATTCCTCAAGTAGAGGAAACAGAGTTTGAATTCTCAGATAGTTATTACAAAGCTCAAGAAGCAATTAATAAACTAGAAACTCATAAGAAAGATAAGTTATTACCTGCAGAACAAGAAGTTACTACTACTTTTAATATCATAAAATATGATATTACAGAGTTAAATAAAAAACATTCTCAACTAGATACTAGTGACCATTGCCCTGTATGTGGTTCTCCTATTAATAATTCACATAAGGTAAAAGAGCAAGAGAATATTCAGGAGCAACTAGAAGTTAAGAAAAAACAACTAGAGCAATACCAAGAAGCTCTTAACAAAATAGAAGATAAAAAATTAGAATTAGAATCAAAGAAAGAAAAGATACAAAACATTATGCAAGTTGAGGAAGAAGACAAGAATAAACACCAACAAGAAATTCAAGAACAATATAGAAAACAACAAAGCTATTATGCTAAAATTAGTGAATTAGAAAATAAAAAGAATAGTATCACAGACCCTGTATTAAATGATTATTCATATATTAAGAAACCTGATAAAGAAGAACATAAAAAAGGGGTAACATTTATTAACTTAACTATTGACAAACTGAGTGAAGATGTGTTACAATTAGAGAGTAATAAAGTACAGTACCAACAAGCAGTAGAAGCTTTCGGTAATAAAGGTATACGCTCAGTAGTACTAGACTTTATAACACCTTTCTTAAATGAGAAAGCTAATGAATACCTACAAGTATTATCAGGCTCTGATATAAGTGTAGAATTCCAAACACAAGTAGAGAACACGAAAGGGGAACTTAAGGATAAGTTCGATGTAATAGTTACAAATTCAAATGGAGGAACAAGCTATAAGTCTAACTCAGCAGGAGAACAAAAGCGTATAGACTTAGCAATCAGTTTTGCTATACAAGACCTTATTATGAGTAAGGATGACATATCAACAAACATTGCCTTATACGATGAATGTTTTGATGGACTAGACACGGTAGGTTGTGAAAATGTAATCAAGTTATTAAAAGATAGATTAAAAACAGTAGGAACAATTTTTGTTATTACGCACTCAGAATCACTCAAACCATTATTTGAAAATGTTATTACAATGGTTAAAGAGGAAGGCGTATCAAGATTAGAAAAGGAGAATAATAATGAAGTTAAAAATTAATAATAAGGATAGAGGAGACCTAGTAGTCTTCCATAAGAATAAGGAATATAAGGAAATAAAAGTACCATTAGATAATCTAGAAGAGTGGTATCCTTTTAGCTTTGCTTATGAATATAAATTAGATAAGTTTGGTAAAGCATTGGAGCTTAAGAGACTACGCTCTACACTACCAACATCTTATGGTATAAGTGACAATTCAACACACACAGTAAGTAAGGATAGTTGTAAGTGTGATTTACTGACATGGGTTAACCCAGCAGTTAAAAGAGAGAATATGAGAGTTATTGCAAAAGCTAAGAGTTATGGTTTACCAGTTATTAATGAACCTTACACTAAGCAAGATGTAAATAGAGGTATGAAAGAACTAGGAGTTATCTTCAACAACTTAAAAGACATTGTTGTTAAAAGATACTTAAAAGATAAGTCAGAAGAAGAGATTAAAAGATTTAACATGAAAGCAGAAGAAAACCAATTAAGTGAAGCTTTGCAGAAAAGTGATGTAGCTGTTGATTTAACTTATAGTGAGTTAGGTCAAGTATACAGAATGTTAACACTTATGAAAAAAATAGTAAGACACAGAGAAGCAGTAAATATGGATATGGATATCTATAAGAACTATGAAGAACTATTAAATACAATCTAAGGAGGTACAGCCATGAGATTTGAAGACTTTTTAACAGATGAACTAGGGCAACCTAAAGAGAATACAATTGGTGAGCTTAGGTATTGCTGTCCTTTCTGTGGAGAAACAAAATATAAGTTCTATGTTAAACAATCAATAGACTCTTCAAATGGATTGTACCACTGTAAGAAGTGTAATGAAAAAGGTAATCCTATAACTTTTATGAAGAAGTATTACGGGGTTAATGGTAAACAGGCAGTAGACCTATTAGATAGTAAAAGCATAGATATAGAAAGACAAGAAATTATACAATTTAATAATAATGACTTGACTGAATCTGAAAAGCTTATACTGATGATGAGAGGGGTAGATAATTATAGAGATTATGTTAAAAAAGTACCTCCTCCTTTACCCGTAGGATTTAAATACATTAAGGATAATCTTAATAATAAAGAAGTAGCACCTTTCTTGATATATCTCAAAAACAGAGGTATAACACTAGAACAAATTATCGAACATAACATAGCATATATAATAAATGGGTATTGTTATTCAAGAGGTAATAATGGTGAAACTAAGAAAATAACTTTAAGAAATAGTATAATATTCTTTACTTATAATTCTAAAGGTAAGTACTTATACTGGAATACTAGAAGTATAGAGCCTAATCCTTATCTTAAATCCATTAATGCTCCCGCACAGGAACATGAACTAGGTAAAAGAGATGTTATATTTAATCTTAACAGAGCTATGAAGGAGAAAATGATAGTTATAACAGAAGGTGTGTTTGATGCTCTTACCTACCAACAGTATGGAATAGCAACTTTTGGTAAGCAGGTAACAGAAGAACAGCTTAATTTGTTAAGAGAGTATATACCTGTAAGTACACCAATTATGATTATGCTAGACAGTGATGCAATGGAATTTAGTGTAGAGCTTGCTAAGAAACTCTATATTACACATAAAAGAGTATATGTAATACCTCATGGTGACTTAGATGCCAATGATTTAGGGGTAGAGAAAGCTTTTAGTTTATTAAAAAATAGAGTACTAGCAAGTCCTGAAGGATTACAAAGTTATTTTTTACAACAAAAACTTTCTAAATGGGCTTGACTAGAACAAATATTTATGATATAATAGTACTTAAGAAATTAAGGAGGAATTTAATTGGAACATAAAGATAATATTTATTCATTTATTGATGCTTACATGTTAGCTTTAGAAGCTAATGATGAAGCAGAGCAAAAAAGGTTAGAGGATTATGGTGAAACAGTTACAGCAAACCTTACTCAGGTTGCTCAAGCTATAACAACTCTTACACAAGGAGTAAGTAGACATATTCAAGATGTCGAGCAGAACAATGAACTTAATCTAAACATTCTAATTGATGCACTTTATCAAGCAGGAATGATTACAGATGACGTTTTAAAACATATTGAAGAATCAGTAAATAAATTAGAAGAAACTAAAGGAGAAGAAGAATAATGACAAAAGTTACAAGCACACACTCAAAAGGAATTAACGATAATGAATTAAACATGTGGTTAGAGGCAGTTACTAGAAACACAGTAAATGGAGAAACTATTACACCTGACCAAGCTAAGCATTTAGATAGATTAGCAAACCGTAGCGTATCTTTAGAAGAAGCTACTCGTATCGCACAAACATTAGTAAGTGCAGATGCACAATATACTACTCAATACTTAAACCAACTTTTCAATATTGTTGATATTTTCCAAATTGTTATGGAAGATGAGTTAGGTTTAACAGAGGAGCAATTCAAGAAGGCTTCGGAGAAAGTAAAAGAGAAGCGTGAAGAGTTATTAGAGAAAGAACAAGAAAAGGTAAGAGAAGCATCAAAAGATGCACAAGAAGAAGCTCTAAAGGAAATCAAGGAAAAGAAAGAAGAAAAAATTGTACAAATGAAGTCTAGAAATGACTAATTCAAAGAAAAAGGGAGATAAGTTTGAAAGAAAGATTGCCAAGATTCTTGGTGATTGGTGGGGAGTAAAATTTAATAGAACACCTCAGAGTGGAGGAGCTAGTTGGGCTTCAAGTAATAACGCTGTAGGTGATATACTCCCTCCTGCACATGCAGGATTTCCTTTAGTAATTGAATGTAAACATAGAGAAGAATGGACTATGGATAATGTACTTCTTAATAACAGAGAACCACATACATGGTGGGCTCAAGTTATAGGTGATAGCAGTACTGTAAATAAAGCACCTTGTTTGATATTCACAAGGAATAGAGGTTCTATCTATGTTGCATTACCTTATATAGAGCAGGTTTACCTTGATTTAAGAGATAAGTCGTTTCCTATAATGAGAACAGACTTTATTATTGAAAATATTAGAAAAGATAAATTATATTATGATGTGCTGATAACTACGATTGATGGGTTGACCAGTTTACCTACCTCTTATATTATTAGTCACTACGGAAATTTTAAGACGACAGAATATAAAAAAGTTGAGTCAGAGGTAACTAAAAAAACCTCTATAGAGGAAGATACAATTATTGATGACCTTCTTAACAATATATAAAGAATGGAGACAGATGCAATATGGCAATGAAAGATGTAACAAGTGAAGAGTATAAAGAACAAAAAGGAGAAGGTTTAAAAATAGTAGACCTTTGGGCTCCTTGGTGCGGTTCTTGTAAGATGCTTAACCCTACAGTAGAAGGTTTAGCAAGTGAATATGAAAATGACCTAGATATTTTAAAGGTTAATATAGATGAAGAAGAGGATATAGCTAGTGAATTAGATGTCATGAGTATTCCTACTCTAGTGTTCTTTAAAGATGGAGAAAAAGTAGAAAGTCTTACTGGATTCCAACCTAAAGAAAAAATACAACAACTGATTGAAAAACATAAATAATAGGAGGACATGACTTTGATTACGCAAATTAAGAAAAGAGATGGGTCTATTGTAGAATATGACCTTAATAAAGTAACTAATGCTATCTTAAAAGCTAACTCAGAAACAAATGAGTACTTAGAGGATAGCATTGATATTCTAGTAGATGATGTAGATAGCTTATTAGAAGAAAAAGAGGAAGTACTTACAGTTGAGTGTGTACAGGATATGGTAGAAAAGGTACTACTAGGCAGTGAGTTTAAAGAGACAGCTAAAGAGTACATCTTATATAGAGATAAAAGAGATAGAGAAAGACGTAGAGATATCTTTAAAGCAAGAAAAGAGTTAAAACCATATGAGTATCCGGAGTTATTAGAATACATTAGAGCTATTCAAAATAGTTATTGGGTTCACACAGAGTTTAACTACACAAGTGATATTCAAGATTACATGCAGAATGTTAAACCTCATGAGCGTACAGCTATTAAAAATGCAATGTTAGCTATTGCACAAGTAGAAGTATCAGTTAAGACATTCTGGGGAGACTTATATCACCGTATGCCTAAATGGGAAACAGGAGCAGTAGGAGCTACATTCTCAGAGTCAGAAGTACGTCATGCAGATGCATACTCTCACTTAATAGAGTTACTAGGACTTAATGATGAGTTCAAGAACATTGATAATATTCCAGCATTAAAAGAGCGTGTAGATGAATTATCAATGCATATAAAACTAAGTAAGAGTGAAGAGGATAAAGACTACGTATTATCTGTATTATTATTCTCATTATTTATTGAGCACGTATCATTATTTAGTCAATTCTTAATCATGATGAGTTTTAACAAACATAAAAACTTATTTAGAGGATTATCAAACGCAATCGAAGCTACAAGTAAAGAGGAACAGATTCATGGTCTATTTGGTATTGAGCTTATTAATATCATAAGAGAAGAGCACCCTGAGTGGTTCGATGAAGAAATGGAGAAAGCAGTTTATGAAGCTTGTAAACATTCTCTTGAAGCAGAAATAAAAGTTATTGACTGGCTTTATGAAGATGGAGAATTAGAATTCTTACCTAAAAAGGTAGTACAAGAGTTTATTAAGAACAGACTTAATAATTCTTTAGAGGCAGTAGGATACGAGAAGTTATTTGAAATTGATGAAGAACTTATCGAAGAAACAGCATGGTTCGATGACGAAGTAATCAGTACAAAATTAACAGACTTCTTGTCTAAACGTTCAGTTAACTATACTAAGTTTACAAACTCAGTAACAGAAGATACATTATTCTCTTCAACATCAGAATTTGAAAACTCAGAAAAAGAAATCAGTAAAGATAAAGTAAACGAGATTTTACGCTTACGTATGCTAACAAGAGGATAACATAGGAGGAAATTATATTGGAACAGTTTGAATGGTTAAATACAGATTCAAGAGTATTCTTGGAGAGAGGATACTTAAGTGAGGGTGAAACACCTGAGCAACGTATTAGAGATATAGCAGATACAGCAGAGGAGATTTTAGGAATCGAAGGATTCTCTGATAAATTTTATTACTACATGGGTAGAGGTTACTACTCATTATCTAGTCCTGTATGGTCTAACTTCGGTAAAGATAGAGGACTAAGTATTAGTTGTTTTGGTTCATACACAGGAGACTCTATACCTTCTATTTTAGGTACAGCAAGTGAAGTAGGGGTTATGAGTAAATTTGGAGGAGGAACAAGCGGTTACTTTGGTAAAGTAAGACCTAGAGGTTCTGATATTACTAATAATGGTAAGACAAGCGGTTCTGTACACTTCATGAAGTTATTTGAACAAATGACAGATACTATCTCTCAAGGTAATACACGTAGAGGTAGATTTAGTCCTTACTTACCTATCGACCACCCAGATATTGAAGAATTCTTAGAAATTGGTACAGAAGGTAACCCTATTCAAAACATGACACATGCAGTAACTGTTACAGATGATTGGTTACAAGATATGGTTAACGGAGATTTAGAGAAACGTAAAATATGGGCTAAGGTTCTTACACGTAGAACTCAATTAGGATTCCCTTACATCATGTTCAGTGATAACGCAAACAATAATACAGTAGACGTATATAAAGATAAAGGGATGAAGATTAATAACTCAAACTTATGTTCTGAAATATTCCTACCTAATAATGAAGAAGAATCATTTGTATGTTGTTTATCTTCAATGAATTTAGTACACTATGAAGAGTGGAAAGACACAGATGCAGTTGAAGTATTAACTTACTTCCTTGATGCAGTAATGTCTGAGTTCATTTCAGACTTAGAGAAAATGAGAGACTCAGAAGATATTGAGAAGAGAGAATCATTTAGATTAATGGAAAGAGCTTATAACTTCTCTAAACGCCACCGTGCATTAGGATTAGGAGTACTTGGATGGCACTCTTATTTACAATCTAAAATGATACCTTTTGAAAGTGTAGAAGCTAGTCGTCTTAACACACAAATATTCTCATTCATCAAGAAGAAAGCATACAAAGCAAGTAAAGAACTAGCAGAATTATTCGGTGAACCAGAATTACTACAAGGTTATGGTAGAAGAAATAGTACACTACTAGCATTAGCTCCTACTACTTCAAGTTCATTTATCTTAGGTCAAGTATCTAAGTCTATTGAACCATTCATGAGTAACTATTATGTAGTAGACACAGCTAAAGTTAAGAAAACAATGATTAACCCTTACCTTAAGGAACTACTTAAAGAAAAAGGTAAAGATACTAAAGAAGTACTAGAAAGTATTAGAGACTATGATGGTTCAGTACAACACTTAGACTTCTTAAATCAAAGAGAAAAAGATGTATTTAAAACATATGGTGAAATTAACCAGTATAACATTTTAGACCAAGCAGGAAGTAGACAGTATTACATTGACCAAGGACAATCAATTAATATTATGGTTAATCCTAAGCATGTAACAGCAGAAGAACTTAATGAGCTTTACCTCTTTGCATGGGCTAACGGTATTAAATCTTTATATTACCAACACGGTACTAACTCAGCTCAACAGTTTAACTTATCTAAATTATGTATCAACTGTGAAGCTTAATCCCTTTAAAGAAAAGAGGAAACTATATTATGGATAGAGAAGAAGGTTTAAGGTTACTTAATAATACAAGTAAAGTATTTGAAGGTAAGGAAGACTTTTTGTATGTTACAGATGTTTACGATGCATCAAAGATACTATATGGTAAAGATGATAAGAGTGTAGACTCTAATACAGTTATGGCTCAAGTAGACTTTGTTTATAAGAGTGAATACTACATCTTACAGTATAATGCAGGTAGACAAGCTACAAAGCTTATTATGGCAAATGAAAATGGAACAGTCGATAGAACTGTAAACATTAATGAGTTTAAAGATATTATAAAATCAATTCAAAAGGATGGTAAATAAGATATGAAGGAAGTTACATCATTAGGTAATTTAAGTGCTACAATTAAGGAAAAGAAGGATGCCATTGTTATCATGGTACAAGACAATTGTGCAAAAAGTGAAATTATTAAGAACACAATTCCTTTATTAGAAGAAGACATTGAAAAGCCTATTCTATTACTAGACTTAGATGCAAAAGACGTAAATAGAGAAAAAGCAGAGGAGCTTTTCGGTTCTGAAACACCTGCTTTAATAGGTTATAAAGATGGAGAAAGAAAAGATGTATACGCAGGTAACATCACTCCTACACAATTAGTTAAATTAGATAATTTGTAAAATTTAATTTGCAAATCCTCTACAAGTATGTTATAATTAAAATAACATACAAGGTGGAGGATTTTTTATGGCTAAAAATAAAACATTAACTATTTATAACAGTGATAGGTATTTTAATATAGATACAAAAGATAAAGACAAAATAAGTGAACACATTAAAGTAACAAGATTGAATGAGGATGAAGTAGAACAAGACCTGGATATCATTAAGAACAAATCTACAAGATATAAACTTAAAGATGATAAAAGTTACATACTATTTAATGAGAAGTATAACAATGATAGACTAATTGAGAAGGTATGTAACCATGGAGGAGAAGTAACTTACTACACAGAGTCTGTAGTACCTTATTATGTATTAAAGCAGTTATCCAACAGTAATAACTCATCAGTAGTTTATAAAATGAGAGAATCATTTACTAACAGAGAGATTGATAACATAGCGTTATCTTTTATGGGTACTAAGGTTATTATTGATATCTCAGTAGTACTACCTAACGTTAACCCTTATGAAATACTAAGAAACTTGCACCCTATTAAAACAAATGTAGATGAAGTACATTTAACATTCCCTAGACTTAAAGAGATAGAGCCAGGACAAGAAAGGTTTTATACATTTGATGGGGAAGGGTATGAACTATTAGCTAAATACAAGGTAGACTTTGCAGAAAGAGTTAGAGTATCTTTATCTGTATGGAAAATGTATATCTATATACTAACTAGTGAACACGACCATCAAGAAGTCACAAAAGAGATAGACAAGCTAAGAGCAGAGAAAAAGGTCAGATTTAAGGGTGGTAACCGTGGATAAAATATCAGCTAACAGAAAAGACATTGCAAGAAAAATATCGGAGTCTACAGGTTATTATATGAAAGATATAGAAGAGATACTGGATGCCGAAGCAGAAGCTATAGTGGAATTAATAGAAGAGGGTTATACTAAGGTTAAGAGCCATAAACTTATGCAGATAGAAGTAGTAGAGAGAGATAGCAAGAAAGCATGGAATGGACTTAAAAAAGAATACTATACATTACCTAGTAAAAAGGTATTAAAACTAAAGACTCTTAAGCAACTAGAACAAGCAGAAGAGAACATTAATAGAGTAGATGATTAAATTCATCTACTTTTTTATTTGACAAAGTATAAATAGTATGATATAATGTTATTAACATTGAAAGGAGAGAGATGTATGAAAGTATTAGTACTAATGGATTTCATTAGAGAGGAACACTACTCTGTAAGTAAAGAGGGTAAACCTACATTTAATCTTTTTAATACAACTAATGGTAAAACATTAAAGAGTATTATGGAGAAGACAACAGGACTTAAAAGAACAGTACAACAAAAAGATTATGATATTGCATATGTTTATAATCAAATACCTACACCTATCAGAAATGATTATGGTAAGATTATCAAGTATCAGGATGTTAAACAATCAGAGGTTAAACCTTTTTATCCTGCACTAACTAAACAGATAGTAGATAAGGGGTATGACATCATAGTACCGACTGGTAAGCTAGGAGTTAAGTTCTTACTTAATGTATCAAGCATAGGAACTGTTAGAGGGGTTCCAGAAAAGGTTACATTAGAGAATGAAGGTAAGGAGCATTCTGTATGGGTATTACCAACTTACAGCATAGAATATACTAATGTGAATAAGAATGCTGAGAGACAGGTATTAGCAGACTTTAAAACACTAGGTAAGTTTGTACAAGAAGGTGAAAAGGTATTTAAACCTTCTGAGGTTTCTTACGAGCTAGTTACAGACATAGAAAGAGTAAGAGAAATATTTAATAAAGAAATTAAAAATGATAATGAAGACGGGTATGACATAACAGCATGGGATTTAGAGACTAACTCTTTACAACCTGATAGAGAAGGTAGTAAACCTTTAGTACTTTCTATGTCCTGGTCTAATGGTCAAGGTGTTACAATACCTATCTACAAAGCTGATTTCCAATGGGCTAATGGTCAAGAGGATATCAATGAGATACTTAGCTTACTAAAAGAATGGGTAGCAAGTAATGAAGATATTAAAGTACTGCACAATGCTACGTACGATATTAACTTCTTAATGACTACTTTAGGATTTAAGAACTTTGAAAACAACAGAGATACAAAAGTAGGTTGGTATCTAGCAGTAACTCAAGAGCAAGCAGAGTCTTTACGTTTATCAGATTTAGCTTACGAAGTAACAGACCAAGGAGGATATGATAAACCTCTAGAAGAGTACAAAGTATGGTTTGTCAATAAGCTATTAAGATTTTTCTCAGATAAAATTAAAGATATTCAGAAAGAAAATAAGAAGGTTGCTAAAAAAGAGTTTGATGTTAAGGCACCTGAATATAAAGAGTGGTTAGAAAATAAGTTATCAACAACTAGTGTTACTCTAGATGAAACAGATAAGAAGTTCGGAGTAACAGAGCACCAAAAGAAATTCCAAATTTTAGGATTACTACCTGAGGTAGTTAACTTAAATATGACAATGGATGAAGACTTTAAAGAAGTAGCTAACCAATCACCTGAGTATATGAGCTTATCAGATAACGCTAAAAGATATACATTAGATACAGCTATCAGATTAATTAATACTCATGGAAGTAATACAGAAGTAGTAAATGAGGTTGATGGAAGTAAATTCAACTATGACTGGATTCCATTAGAATTAATGCATCCTTATGCTAGTGGAGATACTGATGTGTGTAGACGTATATACTGTGAAGTAGTAGACAGATTAAAAGAGCAGAAGAGAGATAAGGCTTTTGACTTATTAAATAGAGACTACCCACGACTTATTAGAACATTAGCTAGAATTCAATCTAACGGATTACATTGTGACCTAGATTATATGTACAGTAATGATACGAGCTATGAAATTGAGCTAGAAAATACTGTAAATAAAATGAGGGAGCACTGGTCTGTAAAAGAGTTTGAAGAATATCAATATGGGTTGTATGAAGCAGGGTTAGAAGAGTTTAGTAAACCTAAGTCTGAGAGAGACCCTGAGATTGAATCATATAGAACTAAGTTTAAAGATAATAAATGGATGTTCTCACCTGCATCAGGAGTACACAAAGGTAAAGTAGTATATGATATCTTAGGCGTTAACGTACCTTATGGTAAAGAGACTGTTAAAGATAAACCTTTTAATAATGGAACTAAGGAACAAGACCTAACATGGGAAGACTACAAAACAGATGCTAGTACACTTAAGCAAGCTCTTGCTAATGTAGAAAGAGAAGAAGATAAAGAGATAATTGAATTACTATTATACTATGCTTCTTTAAATACTAAGAGAAACTCTTTTACTAAGAAATTACCTAATCGAGTAAACAAGAATACAAGTAAACTACACGGAGGGTTTAACTCTACAGGTACAGCAAGTGGTCGTTTGAGTAGTAGTAACCCTAACCTTCAACAGCTACCTTCTCACACATCAGATGTAAATAAGTTTGACTATAAACACCCTGTTAAACGTTCATTTACATCAAGATTTGATAACGGTGTAATACTACAAGCCGATTACTCAGCCTTAGAGATGCGTATTACAGCATTATATACAGATGATAGAGAAATGCTAGAGATGTTCTTAACAGGTCAAGATATCCATAAAAATACAGCAAGTATTATGTATAATAAAAAAATGGAAGATGTTACAGCAGAAGAAAGACAAGCTAGTAAAGCAGTAGCATTCGGATTAATTTATGGTGAATCTCCATTCTCCTTTGCAGGTAAGAATGGTATGGCAGTAGAGGAAGCAGAAGAGATATTTGAGAAGTTCTATTCAAATAAACCTGCTATTAAGAGTTCTATTGATAAAACACATGAGTTTGTACAAAAGCATGGCTATGTAGAAACTATGAATGGTCATAGAAGAAACATCCTTTCAGCTACATCAAATGATAAGAAAATTAAGAATGAGGGCTTAAGACAGTCCTTTAATACAATCATTCAAGGTACAGGTGGATACCTTACTAATATGGCTATTACATTCATAGATGACTTTATTGAGAAGTACAACATGAAGTCTAAACTAGTTGCAACTGTGCACGATAGTATTGTAGTAGACACACACCCAGATGAAGTATATACTATGGGTAAGGTAGTAGTACATGTAATGGAAAATCTCCCTTATGACTTCTTGAAGATTGATATTAATGGTGAGAGAAGACAGTACCCTATTGATGCTGATATGGAAATTGGATTAAACTACAATGACCTTGTAGAATTTAATGAAGAAGAAATGAAAACCTTTAATAGCTTTAAGGGGTATATCCAATATAAGATGGCTCTTCAAACTGTTAAGGACTACTTTGAGTCAGATAAGTTAACAGAAGAACAAATGAACTATGGTATTAGTAAGATTGAAGAAAAGAAAAATAAATATCAACAAATTTAGGTAAAAGTATTGACAAGTAGTATTTCTTATGTTATACTACTTGTATACTAATAAAAGGAGGAATTATTATGGGAAGTTGGTTAGATTTTCTTCTAGACGATGATGGTGACGTTGCAGAAACTTTACGTGACCTATCGGATGAAGATAGAGAGAATGAGTATAGCAAGTCAGAGGAGTACGGTGACTCGTATATGCCTCCGCAGAGAGGATGGTAATACATGGATATACAATTAGATAGTTTAGACTTCGATAAATTTACCATCAAAGATAAGAATGGTAATAATATTACAATCAGTATAAGAGATGAGTTAGTTATTAATGAAACTAATATTCAACAGGAGTTTTTAAATCAATCAGGTAAGTATGCTTATTGGGCAAACTTATTAGAGATTATTAGGCACCATTCAGAAACAGAAAACATTAAGTTAGAATCTTTAGGTTCACAGCTTAATTTACAGGTTAGACAGCAGTACAAAGCAAGCGGTGAGAAGCCTACTAAAGATATGGTAGAGTCAGCAATATACACTGACCCTAGTTATCAGGCACAATTAAAGGAAGTAAAGAAATGGGAATATAGAACTAAGCAATTCCAATATATTGTTAAGGCATTTGAACAGCGTAGTTTAATGTTAACACAATATGGAGCAGACTTAAGAAAGACTAATGCTCATGTAGGAAGTTCCAACCCTTATTCTTATTAAACTTAGGAGGACTATTCATGGCTAAAGAAGCAAAACCTAGAATTCTTGCACAAAAACTTAAAGAGGCAAGACTTAAATACATGAAAGAGCACAACATTGATTTTATTAAAATGCTTGAACTTGAAGAGACTGAAAAGGTTAAACATGAAGCAGTACTAGTATTATATAATAAAACATTTGACACAAGTAAAGAAATGACCCTGGAGGGTGACTATCATAGTCTTATGATAGGTTCTGAGCTAATTTTTAAAGGTAGAATGGAAGATAGAATAGAGTCATCTAACTATACTTTAAAAATTAAAGAAGTAAAATTGATTGATAAGAAATAAAATATACGATAATAATTTCAGAATTAACTTGACAAACACAGATGTGTATGTTATAATATATAGGTAATAAAAAAATAAAACTAATTACAGAGGAGAGAATTATATTATGTCAGCATTCCAAGATTTTTTAAAACAAGAAAAGAAACAATTAGAAAGTGCAGGATTTAACAATAACGATGGAGGAGAACGTTATACACCTAAGAACCCGGTATTAAGATTAGGTAAAGTTAAAGATGCTAATGGTCAAAAAGTAGATAAGAAAGAGGCTTATGTACGTATCTTACCACCTGTAGAGCAAGGTTCTATGGCATTTGCTAAAGGTTTCCGTACAACAGGTATTAACTACAGTAAGAAAGATGGTTCACAAGGTTTCTCAGGTTTAACATTACCTTTAGAGGAAGGTTCATCTGTTATCGACCCATTCATTGCAGGTTGGATTAGAGATGGTGTAGCTTTCAGTTTATACCCTAACAAACCGGCTACACGTTACTTTATTCATGTTGTAGAGTATGTACCTACAGCTAATGGTATTCAACCACGACAAGATGCTCAAGGTAACTTACTAATTCAACCTATGGAAATTACTAAAACAGCTTATGACTCATTGATTGGTAAGTTAGAAGACCAATTCTTATCACCATCACCTAATGCAGATTTCCGATTCATTTCAGAAAATGAAGCATTCTTAGTTAAATTCACTAAAGCTGAAAAAGGTCAAACTTCATGGGGATTAGATGTTTACTCTAATCAAAACTTAGGAGCTTTACCAAACAACTGGAGAGAATTAACTTCTGACTTAGAAGCATTAGCAAAACCTACAGAAGAACAAAACCCTAACTTTGTTAACTTCTTAATTAACAATGTAAATAACACAGAGTTATCTGTAGACAACTTTAAGTTTAACCGTGAGTCTAACGTATTAGGTGCAGAGCCAACACAAGAACCAACTCAAGATAGCATTGAAAGCCAGTTACCTGGTAACTTGGCACCTCAGCAAGGATATAACCAATCACAACAAGGTCAAGTAGGGGAATATGCACAACCAGGTGTAAATCAAACACCACCACAGCAACAATCACAACCTTTACCAGGAACACAGCAACCTATTGATAATACACAACAAGGGCAAGGTAATCCATTTGAAGGCTTTGACCCTAGTCAAATGAGTGCACCTCAACAACCAGTACAACAACAGCAACCAGCACAACCTCAACAGCCAGTGCAACCACAATCTAGTACTTCTAACGGTATGGGAGCAATTGATGATGTGTTAGAAGGATTAGATTTAGATAACTTATAAGAACTAACTTAATAGAGTGCTTTAAGCACTCTATTCTTCTATTGAATATAATACGAAAGGTGTAATGTAATATTATGGCAAGAGCTAAAAAAGGAAAAGAAATAGATACAACAGATTTAAATGTTATTGACTTAGGTAAAGAATTAGGTTTAGGACTAATGACAGATTCAAATAGAGCAAACATTACAAATGTTATTCCTACTATGGTACCTCAATATGATAGTATTATGGGTGGAGGATTACCTTTAGGAAGACTTGTAGAGGTTTATGGAATTCCAGGTTCAGGTAAATCTACTTTTGCAGTTCACTTATCTAAGTTAACTACTGAAATGGGAGTTATCACAGTATGGATTGATGTTGAAGGTACAGCAGATAACAACCGTATGGAACAACTAGGAGTAGACGTAAGTAAGCTATTTACTATTCAAGCAGGAGAAGGTAGACTTAAGAAGACTGTAGAGCTTTCTGTAGAGCAAGTAGGTAAAGAGTTAGAGTATTGGATAGATACATTCAATGAGAAGATGCCAGGGGTACCTATTGTCTTTATTTGGGATTCTCTAGGAGCTACACGAACAGAGAAAGAGATTGAGAATGGTATTGATGAGAAACAGATGGCTCAAAAGGCAGTAGCCACTCAGAAAGTAGTAAATGCTATTACACCTAAGCTTAATGAAACTAACACAGGGGTTATTATTATTAACCAAGCAAGAGATGATTTAAAAGCAGGTATGTATGGAGACCCTGTTAAATCAGGTGGGGGTAAAGCCTTTGAACATGCCGCCAGCCTAAGACTTAAGATTGATAGAGGGGCAGAAGCAGATTATAAACAAATAGATGAGCTTACTGGAGAGAAAAGTTATAGAGGGCACTTAATGAAAGTAACAACTAAGAAGTCTAAGTTATCTCGACCAGGACAAACAGCTAAAACTTTACTAGCTTCTGATTACCAATTAGAGGGCGGATTAAAAATCAATGGTATTGACCCTGAGTTCATGATTTATCAAGAAGCAGTTAATCTAGGACTTATTACAAAAGGTACATGGAGAAACTATGTAACACTTAACGGAGAAGAAGTTAAGCTATATGATAAAGATTGGGTACCTCGATTAAAGAATGATAGAGAACTATATCTAGAGATATTCAAACGTGTGTATGTAGAATACTTCCCTAATGGATTTGCACCATTAGACAATACTAAAGTAGACGTTACGATGTTAGAGGAGTTTAAGGTATTAAAAGATTTCTACGAGGAATTAGAGAAAGAGGAACCTAAAGGAGAATCCACTGAAAAGGAATCAGATGAATGATAGAAAACAACTTAATTGATGAAAACATAGCAAGAGTTAAAGGTTCTCTTGAAAATACTCATACCTTAGAAGTAGTACCTGAACCCTATAAGAAGATAGCAGAGCGTTTTGAGGAAGTAAAAAGAAAAGGAGAGTCTGTAATACTAGAGGAGGGAAGTTTCCCTCACACAGACTCTACAGTTGTTTATATAGAGCATATAGCAGATAGATGGGTAGGAGGTTACTCTATTACTCGACACGAAGGGGAAGAGATAAAACTACCTAAAACTATACATTACTCAGATATATACATTCAAGATAAATCACACAAAGTCAAGATTATATTTGAAGGAGCCAACCCATATGAGTAATACAAACAATGGTAATAGATATGTAGTAGATATGGATGGTATCCCTTATGAATTTGGAAGAGATATTGATAAACTACTAAATAAATACAAAAATTTACGATGGGCTTTATATCATAAATATGCAGGAATATTAGCCCATGACTTTGAAAGAGAAGAGCTTAGAGAGTATATAGATGAGCAATTTATTAAATTAGTAAAAGAATATGATATACACAGTAATGTAGACTTCCCAGGATATATCAAAGCTAAATTAACACTAAGGGTTCAAAACAGCTATATAAAAAAGAATGAGAAGTACAAAAGAAATGAAATGTTAGGTAAAAAAGATTACACTGTAGAATCTTTAACAGAAGCTATTAACTCTGACTTTGAAGATAGTGAAATACTAAATTATGTGTTTGATGGTATTGAGTTTACAACTTTACAAAGTGAATTACTTAAAGAACTTCTTCTTAATGAAGATAGAGAAGACGATGCACATGTCATTTCTCAAGTAGCCAATAAGCTAGATATTAAGCGTAAAGATGTAGCAAAAGAGCTTACTGAGTTAAAGGACTATGTTAGGTTTAAATTAAATGCTTACTATGAACATAATAGAAGAGTAGAACTTAATACAGGAAGAGTTTACACAGAGAATAATGTATGGGAATAAATAACTGAATAAGGAAGACAGAGCCTCTTGTTAGTGTTATATTAATTGTGAAAATATAAATAGCAAGGAGGCTTTTTCCTTTGGAAAAAAAATTTAATCCGGAAGATTTTGAGAAAGCTATTGATACAGTAGAGGTAATGGTTCCTAATGCATCAGATGTAAGAAGAAAATTTAGTGAATTTGTACCTATGATTGTATCTATATTAGCAATGATAAATATATTGGTAACATCTATGACAGGTAAAGAATTAATTCCTTTTGCAGATGACCAAGTATACCTAGTAGTATCCGGTGTAGTATCTGTAGGAGCAATTTTATGGACTGCATGGAAGAATACTAATTTCTCTAAAAAAGCAAAACAGCGTGAAGAGATAGCAAACCAAGTAATATCAAAACCCAAAGTTAAAGACATTATTAAAAAATAAGATTGGAGTAATCAATTATGGCTAAGAAAGATATCAGAGAAGTATTAAAACAAGAAACAGTAACAGTTAAAGACAAGTATTTACAAGTTAAAACATTTAGAGATGGTTACACACGTACTCACGAAGGGCAATACTCATATAAAGTTGTAGAGCAAGGTACAGACTTATTCTTATTCCCTGTTCAAACAAACGGTAAAGGTGTTCTTAAAGTAATGAAGAACTCACCTATCGCTTACACAGATGGTGACAACATTCATTTCGTAGTTAACACATTAACAGACCCTTATACACAAGCTTTTATCCGTACAGAAGATATTAAAGGCTTAGATAAAGGTAAACAATTAATTCAAGCATTCTTAGCGTTTGTAGAAGACCGTTTCCGTTTTGGTGTATACAACGTATTTGTTGCAGAAACTAAAGAAGACGTTATGGGATTAATTGACCCAGAAGCTACAGATGCTGACGAAGTTAAAGAAGTTAATGAAACAGCTCATGAAGACTTAGTAGCACAGTTCCCAACAGGTAACGCTCGTGAAGATGTTAAAGCTGTAGACTCAGGAGAAGGTCAAGGAGACACTTCTGAAAACAAACCAGAAGAACCAAAAGACCCTGAAGTTACACCAGGAGAAGAAGATGCAGAAGTAGGTACAGAATAATATAGGAGGTATTTAAATGGCAACTAAGTTAAACCTATATAAAGGTAACACAAAAATTAAAAGTGTTGACAAGGCAATAGAAGGTAGAACAACTATACAGATAACAGAACTAATCCCTAACACAGAGTATGCTAAAGGGGATTATGCATTAACATATTCTAATGATAGTGGTGAATCTAACAGAGTAGATGTACCTGCATTTAAGACATTACCTATAGGCGTTCAGACAATAACATTAGATGTAGACACTTTAGAATTAACTGAGGGGGATACACACCAACTAGTAGCTACAGTTAAGCCAGATAATGCTACAGATAAAACGGTTAAGTTTACAACAGATTCAGAAGCTACTGCTACAGTAGATTCTAATGGTATAATTACAGCTATTAAAGAAGGTACAGCTAATATTAAAGCCACTTCAACTAGCGGTAATAAAACAGATATCGTTATTGTAACTGTAAAAGCTAAAGAGATAGAACCACCTCAAAATATCGTAGTAGAACCTAGTGATGTTAACACTATGGTTACAGCTGAATAGATAGGAGAATAGAGATGAGTAATGTGTATAATAAAGCAGACATGGTATTAATTGTAGCGGACTCTAAAGGTTTAGACGAGAATGGTGAACTAAAAAGTGATGATTCTATATTAGGTATGTCAGGTTACGTAGATGGTAAGTTTAAGGCTGAGTCTGTAGTAGAAGCAGACAAGGAATACAAAAAAGGAGACCTTGTTTGTGCTTTTATTACATTTAATGAAGAAACAGAAAGTAATGAAATCATTTCAAAATGGGTGGATGTTCCTGGTTTTAAAACAAATCCTATCCCTATAACTGATATTACTACTAAAGGTAACTTAGAAGAAACACTTGAAGCTAATAAAGATTCTTATTTAGACGTTGATTTAATAGGTACCGAAGATTCAAAATATGGTACTGTTCAAAAAGGTATAGACAATACTAAAACAATTAAAATATCAGCAGAAAGTTCTGACCCTACAATAGTAGAAATAATGGAAACAAGTATACGTAGAGGTAGTACTAACCTAGTTTATAATGTTTCTTATAGAACATTAAAAGCAGGAGAAGCTACTATATCTATAAAACATGAGTACCTTGATAAAACAATAACTAGAGAAATAACAGTTACAGAGTAAGTATTTAAGACTAGATTAATTTCTAGTCTTTTTTTATTTGACAAACAACTAATAGTATGTTATACTTACATAGTAATAAAAAACAATAGGAGGAATATGAATGGAAACTATTTTATTTAGAAATAACAATGACCATGTAAAAGTGAAGAAAGCAATGGAGAACAAGGAGAAGCATATTGTTGTTAAATTTGATGAAGTATCAGTAAACAACCTTAACGTTCAAGGTATGATGAATGCAATCCAGGACTATCTAGTTATCTATGACTACAGAGTGAAAGAATATGGTAAAGATAACTCATCAGATAACGAAGATATGTTAGGTTATTTATATGAAAGAGTAGGTGACTAACATGTTAGTAATTATTAATAGCTTGCATACCCAAGTAAAAATTGTTGAAGAAGCTTTAACTAAAATATCAGGTTCTCATATCCATATAGATATTGCAGATAACTTAGAGACAGCTATTGATAAGATAGACTACATGGAAGAGTCTACTGATGAGCTTGTAGTATTAGCAGGGTTTATATTTAACCATAGAGAAGTTAATAAATGGCTAATAGAAAGAGGTAAGGTAATATTTGTATCGGATATAGGAACTTTACCGGTAGACCTTATAACAGTAGAGGAGCATATGAAACATTACTCTCTTATGCACCAGTTACTTATACTATTAGAAGGTAATGAAGAATACAATATACCCCATGAGCTCTATGTAGAAGCTCAAGAGGCAACTAATTGGTTTAATCTAAAACCATCTAATAAAGAATTTTTAAATAAATGTACAATAAAACTTGACTTACTGAAAGAAAAGTGTTATAATAAAGGTAATATTTACTTGATTTATGAAAATGACCCTAGCACTAAGATATTGTTGGCACATCACATACTAGATGATTTAGATAAGGGAATTGTTATAACAGGTTCTCAAACAAGGTCATCTAATGATATACTAACATTCTACTGCAAGGGTATTAATATGGAGAACTTAACTCAACTATTTGGGCAACCATATAATCCTGAGTCTAACATCTTCAGTACTTTCATACCTAGTCAAGTAGATGTACTTGGAAATAATATACTAAAGTTCATAAAGGAAGGAAGCAATTAATGGATAATAAATTCACAACCGTAGAAGAATTATATGCTGTAGTCATTGGAGTACAGTTAAAAGATGAGGGAAAGGTCGTATCAGCTAAGTTCAACAAGATAATTGGTGAGCTAGGGTTAGATAGAGTTTCTGTCAATGATATTAAGGATATCGTAGAAGAGATTAGAAATGATGAGTATCTTACAGAATTAAAGAATAGTGCTATTGAAGGAAAAATAACACTAGGAGATTTAAGAAGCGTAGAGGATAAGAAAGTATTTAATGGTAATGACTACCACAAAGTAGTATCTACTTATGTAGCAGAGAATGAGAAAGTATTATCAGACCTTAGAGAAATCAGAAGGCATAATAAAGAAGGTGCCTATCTTCAAATGCTAATGGAAGGTTTAAAGGATTCCTTAGTAGATGAACTAGATGGTAAGAGTTACATTGATAAAGAGATTGTAGATTCTAGAGGAGAAAAGGAACTAGTAGTATTACTGAGTGATTTTCATATTGGTTACGTCAATAGAGACCTAACTCATGGTGGTTACTTCTTTAGTGTACTTAAGAAAAGACTAAATCAGTTTATGCAAGAAACAATCCTCACAATCCAAGAACGCAATATTAATAATGTTACAGTATACTTTGTAGGTGACTTAGTAGAACATATTAGTATGAGAGAGGTAAACCAAGCATTTGATACAGAGTTTACTTTAGCAGAACAAATTTCTAAAGGAACTAAGGTACTAGTAGATGTTTTAGGAACGCTTTCAGAACATACAAACGGTGAATTAAGATTCGGTATGATTGGTGGAAACCATGACCGATTACAAGGTAATAAGAATCATAAAGTATATAATGATAATGTTTCTTATATTGTGCTAGATACATTATTCTTACTACAAGAAACAGGAGCACTACAAGGCATTACCCTTATTGATAATAGGGAAGATGTTTATACAATAAGAGATAATGTAGCAGGTAAGGAGATTATTGTTAACCATGGAGACTTCTTAAAAGGTAAAGGTAATCATATTAATAAGTTTATTATTGATAAGTCAATAGACTTACTTATTTCAGGACATGTACACCACTTCTCTGCAAGGCAAGAAGACTTTGCTAGAATGCATATTGTAGCTTCTTCTCCTATGGGATATAACAACTACGCTAAAGAACTTAATTTATCTAAAACAAAGCCTTCTCAACAATTAGTTATACTAGATAATAACGTAGAAGACATTGAGATTAAAACAGTATTTTTAGATTAGGAGAGATAATGTGAGTTATATTTTAAATATTATTATAGTGGTTATTATTATAACAACAATTAATTCAGTAAGTACAGTTCTACAGATTCGTTCTGTAGAAAGAGAAAGAGTGAAAGAAGGTTATGCACCTTTTAGTAACTTTGATTACTACTACCCTATAGGTTCATGGGTACTAGGAACCATAGTATTAATTATCCTAGCTTTATTTGTTAGATATATACCTGAGCCTACTAACCTATGGTGGGTATTACTAGCTTGTTTAGTTGTAGTTATTATACACTTCGTAGCAGGGTTGATTTCCTCAGGTATACTATCTGTATTACAAGCTAATAAAGTAAAAAAGGATAATCAACAGCAACTTAACCAATAGAAGCAAGTTATACTTGCTTCTTTTTTATACTTATGTTATAATAATAGTGAGGTGAAAATTTATGAATTTTGATTTTAGTGCATTTGATGACAGTTCGGTAAAAATGAGAGTTAGTGAAGGTGTTTATTACTTTGAGGACAATCCTATATACATTGTAGAGCATGTAGAAGAAGACTTGCATGAGTATGTAATGGTATATGATGTTCAAGAAGGTACAAAAGAACCAATGAAGAAGTTTACAACTGAGCCTGTTAATACACGTACAATACCAGGAGGTACTAAACTAAGTGATATTATAAAGAGTAGAATACCCCCTAGAATACAGTATAAAAAGGTAATACATGAGCCTATATTTGTTTCTAATATTATTCATATGGGTACAGATACTGTAACAGGTAAAGTAGGTAAAGGTTTCTTTGAAAGAGCTAAAGATAAAGAAATACTTTCAGAGAGTGGGCGTAAAGTAATTCCTGGAGCGTATACAGGTATCTTTATAGGTCTCAGCAATATTGAGTGGAGAAAGTCTTATACACCTTTAGAAAGTGTTATAGAGAACTACAGAAGACAGAGAGAAGACCGTATAAATGTCTGATAACGTACAATTCTATGAGCAGGATATAAAGAATCTAATTAGAACTAAAAAACATATGTTTAAAGATGATAATATTACGAGTGATATTAAAGATATAAAGATATTCAATGAAAAAGTAATATGTCAAGGTAAATGTAGAACAGATTGTTTAGTTCTTGATAGAAATGGTACTGTAATGGGCATTGAGATAAAGACTGAAAGAGACTCCACTCAAAGACTCAATAAACAATTGCAGTACTACAGCTTAGTATGTGAGTATGTTTATGTTATGTGTCATGATAAGCATGTACCTAAAGTAGAACAAATCATTAAAAGATATGGTCATAAGCATGTAGGTATCATGAGCTACATAAACTTTAAGGGTAAACCTATGGTAGGTAAGTACAAACAAGCTACACCATCCCCTCATAGAAGTCCTTATCATACACTTAACATACTTTGGAAAGCTAACCTTCTTGTTATGCTTAAACAAATAAGAGACCCTCATACGTATAGAACAGGGTACAGTTATAATGCTGATGGTAGATATAGTGGTGGTGAAGGTAACTTCTCTCAAACAACTCAGAGTAAAAGAATGAAAAAGTATTCCATCATTAATCAGATAATAAAGTACTTAGGGGTAGAAAATACTTATAAGTTATTTACAAGAGTTGTTATTTATGGTTATAATAATAGATGGGAAGTTATAGAAGAGGATTTCTTTAATACTGTAAAAAATGGGGTAAAGAATATCAATGAAAAATAGAAATGGTAGAAATAATATTCAACACCAACCTGTAAACTTTGCACCTACTAATTTATTAGGTGGTACAGGTAATAACTCTTTCTATAAGAAGAAACCAGGAGAGCATAAAGATGGAGCTAAGACAATTGTATATAAGCTTCTGTTCACTAAGAGGTTTGACTACGTATCACAAAAGGATATACAGATGCAAAAGAAATATGCTCTAAACCTTATTAGTGACTCTCTAGGTATAAAAGAAGAGTTCTTAACACTTAAGCAAAAAGGTAAGAAAGTAGAAGAAATACTGCACACAGATAGAGTATTCTATGTACACAGAGGTAAGAAATTAATTGGTAAGTGTAGTATAAGGGAGCAAAGAACCTTTAAAGGTACACACTTAATATATGTATTTAAAACAAGACATAGAACGTCTGGTAAAAAGAAAGGACAATGATAGATGTATTCAACAAATAAGGAAAAAGAAATAAAAGTAAATACTTTACTTAGAAGACTTACAGATAAGAGTACTCAACTAGTAGGGATATCTTACTCTAGTGATAAATTCCCTAATGGTATTTTATGTGAGCCTTATATAGATTCTATCCAATCAGAGGATGGTAGCTTAGAATTCTCTTCTAAAATATTCATGACAGAGAATGACAAGCTAAATATGAAATACTTTGATGGTAGCTTAGAACATTCAGGGTTAGGATTTGTAAGAATAGAGCAAGCTCTAGAGGAAGTAAAGCAGAACACAGGATTAATAACTGGTCTTATGTTAAAGGATACTACGCTTTCTACTACTAAAAAGATTGACTTAGTGAGTACGTTCATAAATCCTACAGTTACTTATCAAACAATAAAGTTATTGGATTATACATTCACTATATACAAGATTAAAGAAACAATGAATGAGTTTACTCACATAGTAAACTTAATGGTAACTGAAAAACTTTATGATGGTCAAACTTTATTAGGTATGCTAGAGGGTGAGAAGTTTAGTAAGCCTCAAACGTTACAGCTATTCAGATTATTAGCAGGAGATAAGCTAATTAATAAAGAAATAGCAGGAGCTTATATAGAAACATCTGATGCTAGATTTAGCTTATATAACACTCATGAAACAGGTGTTTTCGTAGTCACTTCAGGAGACAAGATTTCTATTGCTTGTGGTCAATCATTTATTAATTTTGATATAGCTTCTATGGTTAGTTCTAATCTTAAAAGAGTATCTACAGATAAGTATACACTAGAAGTAAAACTAAAAAATAATAGAAAGTTAAATATTTTCATTTAAAGTGTTGACAATCTCTTCCTCCTATGTTATAATATAATTATAAAATAACAATAGAGAGGAAGATTTATTATGTTAGGATTTATTATTATGATTATGATTTGGGTAGGAGTAGTTGCAGTGTTTGCATTTTTGATTAACACAAATATGAAGATGAGCAACTACACATTTTTTGGAGCAGATGTATTAGCTATTGGAGCTTTATCAGCAGGTAGAATGGCAGTTAACGCAGGGTTCTTAGCAAGTTTTGTATCAATGATACCATTTATTGGGGGGTTACTTTCAGTACCTTTATACTTATTTATGGTAGTATGTTTGATTCACGCATTCCCTTTACTATTTGGATGGGTAGTAGCAATCGTCATGGGTATTATTGGAGATGAATTACTATTTGCTTTACCAGTGCCAATGTTAAAGTTCTATAACTACTTTACACATATTAGTTTAGATGAGTTAATTGCTTATAAAGAGGGTAGAGTAGAAGAGTGCTGGGATATTTTCTTCCTAAAAGAAGACTTAGAACATAACCCAGAATTCATTAAGCATCAGATGGATTGGTACAAAGACGAACTATCTAAGCAAGAAAAGTAATAATTATACGTGTTTTCCATAAACAAAATAAACTGTAAATACAGTAATTTTTTCTACATGATAATTAGCACATAAAAAGGTATTTTTGAAACAATAAAAATATTTTTAATAATTTCATATGGTACAAGGGTAAAAGAACTCTATATTATATTACTATTAAGTGTATTTTTTGAGTGTACCACAGTACTAAAATGAAAAGAGTACAGAAATTATGATATATTATATAGTGTAAGGGTGAAAACAGCACTATGACAACATTTGTTTGTGTATTGAACACTATTTCATTAAATGAGGTATTCAGTATATCTGTTTACTAAAATAATACACATAAAAGGTTAGGAAGGTATATTATAATGGCTAGAAAAAAGAATTTAAAGAATAAAAACAAAGGTAACTTATCTGTAGTTCCTACTAAGGAAACTAAACTACAGCAACTGTACAATAATAAGTTATTACGCTCTAAGGTAGATAACGCTTTAGATGAGGACATTAAGTATGATGATATATTAGAGTTATGTAAGGAATATGATTTAGAATTATCACATTCAGCACTAACTAGGTATAAACAGAAAAGAAAAGAAGCTATTGAAAATGGGTGGGATTTAGGAGAATACTTAGATAATAGAAAGAAATCTAATGTAGATTCTATTAAAAATAAAGAAGTAGATATCCTAGATAGTGAAGAATTAACACCATTCCAAGAATCTGTTAAACATACGCAGACAATCTATGATGATATTCAAGTATTAGAATCTATTATTCAAAAAGGTATGGCAGGTTTAAACTATGTAGAAACACTAGACCCTGCATTAATGCTTAGAGCAATAGAAACAAAGTCTAAAATTACAGATAACCAATTAAAAGGTATGAGCCTAATAGGTATACGGGAGCTACAACTTAAACAAACAGCTAAGGAAACAGCTATGAGTGAAGTACTACTAGAATTCGTACCTGAAAATAAACATGAAGAAGTGTTACAGCGTATGGAAGACCTAGAAAAAGAATTCTATAAAAACCTAGATTTAGATGAAGAAGACAAAAAATTTAAGGAAGCACTCGATAGAGTAGGCTATACTTTTTAATGTGAGGGGAATCTAATGGAAGACATGAAACTATTATCATTAAAACCGGTGGAAGAAGCAACACCTATTGATGATATACAACAAATTATTAAACACTTATTTGAGGGTAAAGTACTGAGAGTAGACCAAGATGATGACGGAGTAGTACTAGTACGTATAGGAGTTAAGCACCCTCTTACAGAGATATCAAGAGAAGTAGACAAAGAAACTTTCTATTATAAGAGGTATTGGTTACCCTACAATGTATCTATTAATGCACTTGTAACTTATAATGTATACTTAGATGAAGCGTATATAGAACACAATAATAAGTTTAAAGTAGGAGATATTGTAGAATATGATAGAGGAGATAAAGTACCTGAGAACAACTACAGAGATGTTGCTAAGGTACAGAGTGTCCTACAAGATGAAAACGGGAAAGGTTATTACTATAAATTATCAGGAGATATGACAGTTTATAGAGAAGAAGAGTTGACAAAGGCAAAATAGTATGTTATAATACAGTTATATTAAAGTAAAGGAGCAAGATAATATGATTATTTATCCAACAAAAGAGGAAGAAAGATTAATTAACAATACCAAAGCAAAGAAAGATTTTACACCTTTGAAGCAAGGTAGTAAGTTCAAGCATGAGAGAGAAAAGAATATTGTAGAGATGTATAACGACCATGTACCTGTTAAGGACATACAGTCAAAACTAGGTGTAAGTGCAGGACTAATTTATACAGTACTAAACAATCATAAAGTTTCTAAGAAGAACAATAGCTCTAAGTTACTTAAGAAGATTGGTCATATTTTAGATAATCCTGAAACTGTAAAAAACATCATTGTAGACTATCAGTTTATGAGCTTGAAAGACATTTATAGAAAGTATAATATTCATAAGAATGGTCTATACTATATATTGGATTTATATGAAGTAGACAGAAAGTCTTCTGAGAAGGAAGAGATTCTTTCAAAAGTAGATGAAATTATCGTAGAATAGGATGATTATATATGAAGGAAAAGAAATCACTTAGAGATAGCATCAATAACTTAAAGCAAGATAATTTCCCTTATGACGACATCAGTGACCTTACAGAAGAACCTAAAGAGGAAAAGAACTATACATTAGAAGAACTTAAGAGTAGCTTATTAGATAACCCAGGGTTAGAGGAAGTAGTAGGAGCATTTGAAAAAACTTCTAAGAATACACCTAAGGGTACTTTAATTCATACTAATGTAGACCTAGAGTCTTCTGATTTAATTGGTATACCTCCAGGTCAGTACATTGGTATTGGTAATGGCTCTGCACTATATCATGCTCAGATGAAAGGTTTAATGGAGGGTGCTCCTAGAAGTACGGTAGAGAAATCTCAAGTATATGTACCTTTACTTCGTATAGAAAACTTCGTTGACAAGTTTAGTCAAGCAGACCTTGTAATAGCTATTAAGAATAGACAGCAGATTACAGACCTTACAGGGGATGAAATGGAGTGGCTACTAACAGGTGTTAATAAGATTACTCAATTAAGTATTATTAGCAAGACAGATATTATAGCTAAAATTGAAGATACTTTAGAGAACTATGATAAGCTTGTAGAACCTAAAAAAATAATTCAACACTTCATTAAACTTAAGGATATGTTACCTAACCCAACTAGTAAAATGCTCTACTGTGACATTCTTAATGAATGCGTATTAGTTATAGATTAACAATTTAACTTCTCTTATATTATAAGGGAAGTTATTTTTATAAGGAATGGTGAGATTATGAGGAAAAACCTAATTATTACAATACTTTCATGCATTGTGTTGTTCCTTTCTATATTTTTGTACATGTATATAACAACTAATTATGAAGCACCAACTAGAAACATACAGATTAATACAAATGAAAAAGGGAAAATTACTAATGAGAATGTAGAGTTTGTTAAATCTGTTACACTAAAAAGGGTAAGGGATGATAAAGCCTGTTTTGTAGAACCTTTACCAAACTACCTGCCAGGTAGAACAAGTACATCCTGTGTTGATACAAGATATTATAAATCTAGCCAGTTTGGAGAGGGTGTAAAGTTTAAAATACTGAGAGTCTACACAAAAGACTCTAACGGAGACATAGTTCATACGTATATGTTTAGTAGAGAGTTAGATGAGGAAAAACCAGTAGAAGAGTAAGGTGTGGTGATATTGTATACTTTAATAATTATACTTGGAATAGCAATTATATATTATTTAATTAGAAAAGATTGAGTCAGAAGGTTGACTCTTTCTTTTTTTTATGTTATAATACTTATACAATCAATTAAGGAGGAAATAAACTATGAGTAATAGATTTGATAGAAACTTAGATAATGACTTTAAGAAAGGACTATTACGGTTACATTTAAATAACTTATATGAGTTAGATGAGCAGTTACGTGCAATGTTAGATAGCACAACGGTAACTACACTTAGACCATTACAATTATCAATATTTCATTATTTTATTGAAGAGGTAATGGTAAGGAACTTGAAACCTATACTCGAAGGAAAAGGTATCTTAAGAGCTAAATGGAAAGTATTTAGGTTACTAGGTACTAAGGAAGCTATAAAGTTTAATGAAACATATAAGAGGTTAGTTATGTCTACTGCCTATTTAGCTGAGGTAGCTGAGGATGTAGATTACGCGTACCATAAATTCCCTGTAAAAGTTAAAGGAAATGGAACAAGTAGTATTGATGGTTACGCAGTGAGCCTTAACAGAATAGACTACTATATGGTATACTTAACAAAAGGAGTTACAATGGTATACCCAGATGGTCAAACTAAGGCATTCAGAGATTTCAAAATTATTAACTTTAAGAATAAGGATAAAGAGATAACAGATAAGGAGTTCACCAATGTAGATGGAGCAGTATTCCTTATTACAGAAGTATCATTGGAGGAGGAAGAATAATGAGAGATACATTAGCTGTAGCAACTAGATATGAAGTATTAAAAGGTCTCTATGAAGGAGACCATTTAGTATCAAAGGATGATTTCATTGAAGCTCAAGGAGAGTATATTGAGGCACTAAAAGAAGATATAGAATATCAAAAAGAACTTATAGAGGAGTATAGATACAATGATTAGAATTTATTCAATAGGATTTATTTACCAAGTACTAAGACAAGCACTTATACTATTCTTTGTTTATGGTTTAGTAAATTTAGTAGGGCTAATAATACCTATCGAACACACATGGGTAGTTACATTTATTATCATTTTTGCATTAAGATTCATTATAGATTGGATAGATTCTGCTAATGATGTAGCTTACAAAATGATTCATGAGAAAATGAATGACGAAGAAAAAAGTGAAGAATTTAGAAAGTTATTAGAAAAGTTAGAAGAAGAAAAAAGTGAAGAATTTAGAAAGTTATTAGAAAAGTTAGAAGAAGAAAAAATAAAAAGGGTTGACATTAGTTAACCCTTATGATATAATACAATTATAAAATTAAAGGAGAGATACAATATGTCAGAGATTAAAAAAGAGAAAGACTACGTTGAATTATCTTTTAGAAATAAAATAGGTGGTAAACATGTATTTGACACAGCAGAAGAAGCTTTAGATTGGGCAGATGAAAGAGGTTATGAGCCTGAGGAAATTAAAGTAGTAGAGAAAGAAGGACAGTACCTATACAGAAGCACTCTATGGGATACTGAAGAGCAAGCAGAAGTTATTAGAGATATTGTTAACATGTACGCATCAGCACACCCAGAGGAGCATCTATACGCAGGAGAGGCTTACAACTTCATTAAGATTCTTTCTATTATAGATAATCCTAATGAGTTAAAAGCTAAAGTAAAAGACATATTTAAATAGGAGGTAGAGTAATGTTTAATACATTCGAAGATATTAGAGATAGAATTCTAGAACATCTAGATAGCATAAAGAGTAATGAAGAGGTATGTATAGTACAATATTGTAAAGACCCTTTTACTGATATTGATATCATAAAGCTTCGTGTACAGAATTATGTAATTTTAAAAGAGCAGAAAAAAGTAACTTTCATGGTCAACGGTGAAACAGTACAACAGGGTACACTAACACCGGGTTATAGTCCTGTAGATGGTACTATCAGTAACATAGCAGATTTTACAATCTTAGGCTCAAAGTTTGATAAACTAGAGGAGTATGTAGATTACCTTCAGTCACAAGGTAAGAATGTAAAATTAAAAAAAGTAGACATACTTCATAGTATTAGGAATACGTAGGGTAGATATCATGGATTTTGCACAGCATTTAAAACAAGAGAAAGAGAAACTAGGAACACCTAAGTTTAAACAGAAGCAAGAACCTGTAAGAAGGTTTACAGATGAGCAAAAGAAAGAACTTTGGAAGCGGGTTAAATCTAAATCTTCTTACATTGATTTAAGAAAAGATATTGACAAATACACATATCTATAGTATAATACTATTATAAGCTACAGAAAGTTATTCACCTCTAAGGGATTGAGATATCGAACCCTTACCTGGGAAGGGAGGTCTTATGTAGGTACGACAGGTGCTTTCCGGTACAATAACAAAAAAAATAAGAAAAAGGTTCACTTTAGATTTTTACTAGAGTAAGATAGCGGAAACTATCTTACTTACCTAGAGCACATAGGCAAGTGCTTGTGTGTTGTAGGTAGGTTTAACCTGCTACTTAATTAAAGGAGGAATATATTAATGGAGAGAGTTATGGATTCTATTGACAAAGCTACAGGCGTTACCTGGGGAGCTTTAGTAACTCAACAGGTATTTTATGGAATAGGAATGATTATCTTAGCATCACTAGCATTGTTAGGTTTATATGTAATCTTGAAGAGGGTTACAATTAGAAATATTAGCTTCAATGTATCATTAGTAATGTTATTCTTGACAGTAGTAAGTATTGCATTATTAGGATATGGATTTATGCATGTAATCAATCCTGGATATTATGCTTTACAGGATATGAAAGATTCTTCATTCCAGTTTATTGATGCAGTTAAGCACTAAAACCAAATAGGTATATACTAATTATGGTATATACCTATTATTTATAGGAGGTACATCATGAGATATAACAATAAAGCATTTAACTTAATGGATAACCTAAACTTAGATTTGAAAAAGAAGATTACTAAGGTTACAGTTAAGTATGGAGATAACGTGGTAATATACCATGTAGGTAATAAGCAACATGAGTTTACATTTGAGGAGTTAGTAAAAGGTGAGATAACTTTAGAGAGGTTTGAGAAATCAAAATAGGAGATGATTACAATGGAATCTGTTCTGCAAAGTATAGAAGGTATAGAGAAAGTAGATACACCTACAGAACTAAGTAGGGCATTATTACTCAGTATGTTTAACACTGAGATTGATGATGAGTCAGAAGTAGAGTTAGAGAAGAGTTATGTAATGATAGGTAAGTTAAACTTTATTAAAGGGATGTTATCTAATGAAGTACTGAAAGAAAGTAATTATGTAGATAAGATTGTTAAGATTGATTTACCAGATTACGTTAAGTATGATGTGATTAATTTAGCTATTACTAAGCTAGATGAAATGATTCACCAATTAAAAATAAAGAGAGGGTTATAAATTATGACAAACAATGAGAGATATGAATTATTAAAACAGACGAGATTTTCACTTTTAGGAAACCTAGGAGCATTTCTAATATTAGCTACAGGTGAACCTGTTCAGTTACACAATGAATCTGATTATATGGCTTTAAAGAATACAGAAGGTGTATTAGTAGAGATTAAAGATTTACTAGTGCATGACCATACATGGAAGGTAGAGAAAGAGCCTGCATTACAAGATGGTATTGCTAAGATTGTACAAGCTATTCAAGTAGTATGTTCAGAAATGAATAATCTTGTTGATAAGATGAATAGTGAGTATATAGCAGGAGCAGTAAATGACATGTTTAATGAATAAAACTTTTAAAAGAGGCTTGACAGCCTCTTTTTTATATGATATAATAAGGGTAACTTATTAAAGGAGGTACAACTAATGATACTTTTAAATATGCTATTAACCATATTGATACTAGGAATAAACGCAGTAACATTATTCCTATTATTCATAGGTCTTAGATACTTAGATACTAAGTTGATGGATAGTAAACACAGAGAGCCTATAATGATTACAGCAATGTTTATTTACTCAACAGTTATGATAATATTTAGTAAGTTATTAAAAGAAGGGTTTACTGTTATATGGGGTTAATTTAAAGACAAATAGGAGGAGAAGTTATGGAAAATTTAAGAAATATGCAAATTGAAATTGGAGGGTATGTTCTTTCTGTAAGTATAGAACACTTCAACACAATTAATGGTAAAAGGAAACTAGTTGATTACCATCATATTAAAACTAAGAGGCAGAAAAACTTTAGGAAAACTAAAGAATTTTATAATGAGTTTAAGAAGATTAAAGTCAATAGAAATAAATTTGATGAACTTCATGAGTGGGTAAGTATATATGATGATGCAACATTAGAAGATGTTGTAAACAATAAAGAAATGGTATTAGAAATTTTAGGGTTAGAAGAACATTCACTTTTAGTTTACACAAAAAAGGCAATAAAAGAGTGTATAGAAGCTAGAGTAGAAGAAGAGTTAAATGAGCTAGATGGGTAAAATGAAGATTTTGTAAGGAGGAGAAAACATGAAAAAAGAAGTATGGTTTTATACATTTGTTTCCATATTATTAATAATGCTCTTTGCTACATTTTACGTAAGCTTAAAAGATATGAAAGATAATAATATTTATGAAGGAGAAGTTACCGGTATTGAGCATAGACACCCAACTGGTAAGTATAACCCTAGAGACAGATATGTAGTTAACATAGAGAAAGATGGAAAGCAGAACAGTTTTCGTGTTTCACAAGTTGAGTATAAAGCAATTAAAGTGGGTATGTATCTAGTTTGGGATAATGAAGAGGGAAAAGTAAAAGAGTTAAGAGAAAGTAAATATGAAAGAAATTAAGGAGGTTAAACTATGGAATTTATAGACAAGTATAATGTTATTAAAGCTTATGATATATCAAACGTTTACTTACCGGGATTTATTTTGATACCTTGTGATAAATACGGGGTACAAATATATTATGATTGTGATATGATTTATTATTCTAAAGGTAAGGTATTGAGTTACCCTAGTAATAAACCACTAAGAAAAATAAAAAATTTAAGTGCTTATTATAAAGTATATAAAGAAGATGGAAAGGATAAAGAATTAATTAGAATAGTTACAAATTTTATCTATAGAGAGTATAAAGAAAGTATGCGTGGTAATGAGTTTAACGAAGAATTTACACCAGAGGAATTTGAAATATATAAAGAGGCTTATGAAAAAGAATGGGATAATGCTATTTATAAAAGAGCATTTAGTTTTGATGAGCTTAAAGAAAAAGGTTCAATTAAAACAGAATTACCCAATCTTTTCGATGAGTAATTAAATAGTTGATACACTACAAACATTAGGAGGAGATATAGGTGGATTATACAACTTACTTAGATTTATTTGACGTTATGGAAGAAGAAAAAGAAATGTGGGTAGGAGAATACCATTTGAGATTTTTAAGAAAAGTTACATCAATATCTATACGTATTAGTAAAAGGATTAATGGAGATGGACTACTTAAAAAGGTAACAGAATTATACCCTGAATACTATTGCTATAACATAACAGAAATAGAAAAGTATGATACCCTTACAGAGTATCTTAAAGATTTAGAACATATTAAAGAGCAGGTAGAAAAAGAAAAAAGAGAACGTAACGAAGCAGTTTATAAGTTCTTACAGTAAGGAGGAGTAATCATGATGGATAAGGATATTAAGCAAGCTATAGAGAAGAGAAAACAATACTTAGATAGCCAGAAAGTATTTAGTAACCCTGATGAATTTCAATGGGGTATGTATAAAGGTAAAGAAATAACTAAAAAACCTATATTCCAATCACACGATAGTCCTCTTCTTTTTGCAGGAGAGATTGTTTTAAGTGTAACTATTTTTGTAGCAGGATTCACAGGGTTTATACTTGGCATGTTAGGTAACCTTCTAATAGGTTCTCCTTTACTAATTTTAAGTATACTACTACTTGTTACCTTTCTTATAAATACTAATGGTATACCTAAGTTTGTTCCTACTAAAGGGAATAAGTATAACAACTTAGGAGACTATAACAAAGAGAAGTATGCAAGATTACACAAGCTTATCTATGTAAAGGGTGAATTCTACAGAGTATGGTATGTAAGATATATACTAGGATTAGATGAAACTGAGTTTAAAGCATCAGACAGTATTAACCTGATGCTTCGAGATAACTACTCACGTTATGGAGGTACTACGTATCTACATAGAGGTATTAGTCATGGCATACCTTATATAGAAGAAGTAAAATCCGAACCTGAAGAAGAAGAAGTGGATGAAGGAGAACTAGATAGAGTAAGGAACCTATTAATGGATGCTGATAGAGATAGAGAGCATTGGCTTAACAGTTTAACCACTACAAGATTCCTGGACTATGACGAGTTCTTGCATATACTAGATACAGAGAAAGCTGTGGAAGAAGCTAAAGAACTAGATAGTAAAGTTTCTCAGTTTGAAGAGTATATGAATCACAAAAATAAAATAAAAAAACTTTAGCACTACCTATTGACATAGGTAGTGTTTTATAGTATAATACTAGTATAAACAAGTTAAAGGAGATTGGTAATTATGCATGAACTACAAGGAGTACAAACATTATTCAATAAGTTAGAGGATAGACTAGGAGGTATGGCTGTATATGGAGGTAAACACTTAGGGTACAAAGATAACCTAAAAGCTAGGTTGGGAATTGACAGTACAGCTTTTGAAGTGTTATACTTTGATGAGTTAGATGAATACTTAGAAACACCAGAAGATTTCCATTTACACAATGATAACTCAAAAGTAGATTGGATTGAAGTATGGGAGCAGTTAAACAAAATTGAAAGAGAACTTATTTAAAGGAGGTTATAGTCATGTATGAGATATATAGTTTATATTTAATCAATGAGAATGAAAAAAAGGCTTTCTACATGGGTATGCAAAACCACCAAGACCATTACCTTAAAACTATTGCTAAGGAACGATTAGAAGTAAGTAAATACTTTGATAGGTATGTTATTATAGGTGTGTTAAAAGGAAATAAGGATGAGCTAGAAGGTTATAAAATATTAGACCCTTTTAGTAAGGAATGGGAAGAATATGACAAAGAATTATAGGAGGGATAATTTATGGTAGATTGCTTTTATACAATAAGAACAGTAGATGGTAAAAAGTATTCTTACAATAGTCGTAACAGGACACTAATCTCTACATATAAAGATGTTATGGATTATGATTATGTAGAGGTAACTAAATGGGCTAAAGATACAATAGTCCTTATTAATACTAAACATATAGTATCTATTGAACGATGGTAAATAATAAGGAGGAACTATAATGAAAAATATAGAAGAGTTATTAAGCATTATTACAAAAGGTATGAGTGAGAAAGATATTGAACTCACTCACATAGATTTATATGAAAAAGCAGTAAGTATTAATAGGGAAGTAAAGGTTTGTATAGGGGATGATTGGTTTTTAGTTTGTAGAATAGAGTTTTGTGGTAGTTTTACAACTTTTAAAGCCTATTCTACTGATTCAATGTTGGATAAAGTTTTAGAGTTACTCACAGAGGATGACTGGTTACCTGGAGATGATATTGAAAATGATTTAGAATGTTGTACCTTAGTAGTAGAGAATGATTGTTATAGATTATTATATAATGATTATAGTATATCTGATAGAATGACATTAAACTATTTAAAAAGTAACTATACTAATGCTAGTTTGGAAAAAAGGTTAAGATAAGGAGGAGACAAATATGGAAATGCAATTTTATGAGGATTTAAAGAAATTTATTTTTGGTAATTCTAAGGAATATGAACCAGGTGTATTTAAGGTTAAGGTAAAGAATAAAGGTATTACCTATCAACTAAGTTGTCATAAAAGTGTAAGTAGAGCCGGTTGGTATGTAGACATTACAAGGGTTAATTATGAATATGATGTTAGTGTACGTGTATCTACCTACACCTTAGGTAAGTTACCTAACTTTGAGACCTTAGAGCAAGTTTTTGATTTTGAGAGAGAGTTATATGAGGCTAAAGAGAAAGAAGAACTAGAAAGAAAAAGAAGATTAGATATTATGTTAGAGAACGTTACTATTGTAGAGTAGGAGGGAACTAATTATGAGTAATTATGATTCACTTAGTGCTAGTACTAAAACAGATGCTATTTGTAAGCTTATAGACTACTACCATAGCTTACCAGATAAAGAGGAGGAACCAACAAATATGGATTATGAAACATTTCTAAGATTTTTTGATAAGCTAAGGGAAGAAGAGCGTATAAGTATAGGTGAGTATGTAATCAAATATAAAGATGAACCCGTTATAAGACCGGATAGCTATAAGAGTATAAACTACTTTAGAGACGATTATATGATAGGGGAAGACTATATTAAAGAGTACTATAAGTTAGGAGAAATTATGCCTACTCTTGACACTAGCTTTGATATCAGTGGTATTAAGAAATATGCTAAGCTTAAAGACTACCTAGACTATCTATATAAAAGTAACATAGAAGAACTAAAGAGACAAGAACAAGAAAGAGAAAGAGAACTACTAGAGAGACAAAGAGAAGAAGAACTAAAAGAGAAGAAACTAAATGATTTCTTAGATATTAATTAAAACATAGAGGAGAGTTTACAATGAAAGTAGAAGATAAAGTATTAGAGAGAATTGATTCACTCGGAGGTAAGATAGATAATATCAGTCAGCACGCATGGGAATCTTTAGTAAAGTATCAAATTATACATGGTATTATAGACCTTATAGTAGGTATTGTAGTTATAGCTTTAACTATATTCCTATGGAAAGTGTTTATTAACCAATGTAAAAAGGTAAATAGTGAAGATTATGCTCGTAGTTTACTATTTGAAGACGATGAGGATTTATCCATTATAGGTATTGTTTATATACTATTAGTATTCCTGTTGACAATAATTGCCTTTGTGTACCTAGTAACAGGGGCACCTACAGATATTATGAAAATAGTAAACCCTGAAGTATTTGTTGTAAAAGATTTAATTGACCAAGCTAAAGGAGGAAATTAATTGTGAATAAAGGTACTATTGAAGAAATAATCGTAACAACTACAAGCTCTAACATTCAAGATAGAGGTATGCTTATTATTGAAGAAGGAATAACTGACCTACCATTAGACCAGGTACTAACTAGAATTGAAGATGGAATAGAAAGTAACACTAGTATCAGAATACCACATAAAAACTACAAGGGTTATACAAGACTATTCCCTCAGTTTATCGTAAGCTATGATGTTTATATAGAGGAGGAATGATAAATGAAATACATTGGTAAGGATTACACATTAGAAGGAAGTCCTGAAGAGATAAAGGAGTTTTTAAGTAAGGAAAATAGTAGTACACCTTTATACAATAGATATAAGTTAACAGAAGACTTATTACTATTTTATGAAAATGTAGAAACTATTATGGAAGCTAATAGAGGAGAGTATAATGGTTTCACATGGATACCAGAGCGTGGATATGAAGCACCTAAAGGTACTGTATTAGACTATGTAAGAGATAGAGATAAGTGTAAGATATTTAGGAATGAAAAAGGTACAGAGGTTAAAGTATCTAAGAGGGATATAGAGCAAGGAAGGTTAATTCCTTTAAAATAAAAAAACTTTAACTCTACCTGTTGACATAGGTAGAGTTTTATAGTATAATAAGAGTATAAACAATAAAAGATACATTTTATAGGAGGAGTTAATTATGAGTAATATAGATGATAAATTTGACAGTATATTGGAAGAAATATCAAATATGACTGATGAACAAATTGAAAGTATTAATAAGGATTTAAAAATAAAAGAAGAGAAGAGAGATTTAATTTCAAGGAAAGCTGAGAACAAAGATTTTGATTTAAGTAAAATGTTTGGAGTGGTAATAGATATATATGGAAGTGTTTCGACAGAAGATATTCTTTATTCTTATGAAGATAAGTACAAATATTTATACCCAAATGAAGAATTTATGCACCAAGAGCTAGATTCTATATGTGTTTATATCAATAACTTTTACAACAATAATAAAATGGAATACCCTCCATTCTATATAGACACTTACTTTGGTATAGATATTTACTTACGATATAACGATAAGTTGTTTAGATATTTTTATATGCAAGGACAAGGAACAGCCGAAGGTTTTACTAAAGGTGGCTTAGATAAGAAAGTTAAGTATTGCCTAAATTTAAATACTGAGACAGTTGAAAGGATTTAAAACATACATTTTATAGAGGAGATGATTGGAAATGAAAACTGAATATAAGTATCAAGTAGGTGAAGTAGTTAATGAAACACTGAGGATAATAAGTCAGACAAGAACTTTACCCAATAAAAGGAATAAAACAAATAAAGCTTATGAAGTACAAAGCTTAGTATACCCTGATGCACCTACATATATATCATCTGAATCAACTTTAAAAAGGGGATGTGGGTGCTCCTATAACTATGGTAAGAGAGTGTATGCAGGCAATTCATTGTATAGTGTAGAGCATATCAGACCCTACTTAATAGATATAAAAGAAGCAAAAAAAATTGCAAAAAGTTCAACTAAAAAAATTAATTTTAAATGCTCTCAGTGTAACATAGTTAAAAAAATGGCTCCTTACACTCTTATCAAGCATGGTATTATGTGTCCTAAATGCTCTAAAGGTACTAGTTACCCAGAGTTATTCATGATGGCTTATTTAGAGGTAAAAGGAATTGAGTATGAGTATCAAAAAGTATTTGATGATTTACCTAATAGAAGATTTGATTTTTATTTACCTAAAGAGAATGTGGTAATAGAGACTCATGGAGTACAGCATTATAGCAATTCTAGTGCATGGAACAACTTAAGTACTACAACACAATCTGATAAAGAAAAACAGGAGTATTGTAGAGCTAATAATATATCTTATATAGAGATAGATGCAAGGAAAAGTAACTTTAAATTTATTAAAGACAGTGTGACTGATAGCAATTTATCTAACATAAATAGTAAAGAGAATGAGTTAATACTTAAACACATAGAAAATAATAAGAGGTATTGCACAAAAGAAATAGTTAAACTTTACAAAGAAGGTAGGAGTACTATTGAAATAGCTAAGATATACAGTATAAGCTATACAACTGTTAACAATATTTTATTGAGAAACGACATAACTATAAGGAGTGCAAAACAAGTCAGGAGTAAACCCGTAAGGTGTGTTAATATAAATAAGATTTTTAATAGTATATCAGAGGCTTGTGTGGAACTAAATATAAGTAACTCTGTGAGAAGTAACATATCTAGGGTGTGCAAGGGTAATGGAAACTATGCAGGTAAACACCCAGTAACAGGAGAAAAGTTAAAATGGGAATATGTTGACTAGTAGCAAAGAAACCTTCACACATAAGTAACATAAAGTGGAGTAATCTATGTTGACTATTAAAACAATTAAAGAAACAATATTAGAGCAACCTGGGATTTTCGTTCTCTCTCCCACTCGTACAGCCTTATACTACCGACTTGGTTGATTACTCAACTAACCAACCTCATTGTACACAACTTAATTGTGCTTGATGGTATGCTTATCTACTCTTATGTAACCTTTATCTTATAGTAAGAAGCGGTAACCTTAGCTTATATACTATTAATGTGGTATATAATATGTATAATACTGGTACTGATGTATCAAGGGCTCAAGATGTATTTGTGAATAAGGTTGTATAAAAGACTCCACTTTCCCTAGGGTTAGTATTCATAAAAATGAATAAATGTATAAAATTAATCCTTGACACCCGCTTCATCTTATGTTATAATAAGAGTATAAATAATAAAGGAGATTGATAGTTATGAATATTAAAGAGATTACGGTAAGGTTAGCAAAGGTCATTCAAGAGAAGGATGCAGAAGTATTCAGTATGATTATACGAGATAAGAAGGATAAGACTAAGCCTAGTAGTATTACCCTTAATGGTGTAGCAGACCTATTCATGTTAGAAGCGGATGGTGTTATATTGTACTCAGTTAAGTTTATGGGTGAGGAAGTACTTAGAAGTTGGAGTAAGACTGGAGCATTAGAGACTGTAGTATACTATGCTCAGGAGTATGCAGATAATAGAGCACATTACAATAAGATTAAGAACAGTATATAGGAGGAATAGACATGGATAGAAAGCTATTTAAAGACTTATTAGAGTACATCAAAGAGAATGGGTATGAGGATAAAGGAAGGTTCCCAACACATAACTACAAATCGTTAGATGTAACCTTATTAACTTTCGATTTTAAACTACAAATTAGCTATGTGTTTGATATGTTAGATAATATGGTAGTGTTAAAGGGTATAGATGTAATAGATGTAGACAAAGGTGAGTGGATAGGTCATTTACTTGATTGTGAATTTCGTACACTTACCGATTGGCATGATTATAAAGATATGAAACTTCGTGACATTATAGATGTCATGTTAATAGACCATAAAAAGAGCTGGGGAATTTATGAGGAAGAACCAAAAGAAGTAAGAGTTAAAGATTTCTTATATGGGTAATAACTGTTGACAACTGATTCTACCTATGTTATAATAAGGTATGAATATTAAGGAGGAGTAGACATGGAAGTAATCAGAACGTTTTACGCAGTATATAGAGACGGTAAATTAGTTAAGAGAGGGTTAGGTAGAGATGACCTTATCTCAGGCTTATACAACTCCTGGAGGAAGGGTGTTACTAAGGTGATACCTTTTACCTTTAACAATGGTTCAGGAATGTACTTTGATGATATAGATGTACCTAGCTTAGTAGAAGCGGTTAATGAAGAAGGTGTTCTTAAGATAGAGGTAAGTTATAGTACACAAGAAATTTAAGAAGTTGGGTGTTAAGGGTTGACAACCGCTTCTTAGTATGGTATAATACTAGTATAAACAATAGGGAGGAAGATAATTATGAATACAATGAAATTATTAGAGGGTATTACAAGTAGATTAAATATTAATGATATTAAGGTAAGTAAAATTGTATTGGTAGGGGCTATGATAGAGCTAGAGGGTGTTATGAGTATTGTAAATTACTCCAAGGATGATAGTAAAGATTATGACTATAGAGTAGCTACCCGTGATTCTGTAGAGTATTTTAATAATACTAGACTTGCTACAGATGCTATTATCAAAGAGGTTAGGAAGTTTAAAGAATTTAAAGCAGGTCGTATTGTAGAGAATGATGGTAAGAAGTTTATGCTTGTACCTGTTGAAGGGACTACTGAGTGTTTCCATCTACTAGACTTAGATACACTTGAAGTAAATCGTGAATGGGTATCTGATATAGAACTATACAAAAATGATTATTATTTATCAGGAGGAGAAGCGGAATGAAATTAAATTTCGAGACTAACATTGCAGAGGGTACACCTGAGGAGCTAGTAGAATACTTAAGATTAGTAGAAGGGAATAGCACAGAAGAACCAGAAGAAGCGGAAGAACCTTCTACAGAACTTAAAGTAGGAGATAAGGTAAGAGTATTAAACAGTCTCTATGGAGCTGAAGGAGAGGCTACTGTAACTAAGGTACTAGAAGGTGGTAAGGTAGAGATAGCAGGTACAAGTAATTATGGTACTTATTTAACGAACTGGAGTAACTGTGTATCCTTCCTAGAGAAGATAGAAGAGGAAGAAGATGTAGAAGTAGAAGAAGCGGATGGACTTCTAGGTTACAGATACTGGTACTTAGACACTGCTAACTTTAATAAATTTGTTGTACTAAAAGCAAGAGCTAATTACTTTGAAGATTCAATAGGTAAGAGATACACTTATCAGGCTGTAAGCGGGTATGTAAAACCTATTGACAGAGAAGATGCTTATGTAAAATTTGATTTTGCTGAAAGAAAAGGAGCTCTATTAAGTTACTACCCTACAGTAGATATCTTTCAGATTAGTTATTAATTGAAGCGGGTTAACCGCTTCTCCTACTTAGAGTATATAAGTAGTTGTATATTGTAAGTAGGAGTGGTAATCCTACAGTTCTTGTAAAGGAACCATTTTGGTTTGTTCCGACAAGCCGAACCCTCTATCTCAGAAATAGGGGGTTTTTATTTAGGTGTTGACATATACTAAGTAGTATGTTATAATTGATATATAATCAATAAGGAGGAAGCGGTTATGGTAGTTTTAATTATAGTACAGATTTTGTTATTAGTATTACAGATTTTATCATTGGTGTTACTTATCAAAACAGATGATGATTTCTGGTTATTTATTTCAAATATATTCTTTGCAGGTGTAGTTGGAATGATGGTTTATATTTTAATGTCTTATGGACTCGTATAAAGGAGGAATTAAAATGAAACTAGAAACTAAGTATGGAGTACTAGAGGGTACTGTAGAAGAGTTTAAAGAACTATTAGAAGGTAAGAAAGACTTAAGTTACTTCTCAGGTGAAGCGGAAGAGGATATTAAACCAACGTATAAGATTGTTAATAAGGATACGATAGATTATAATTCAGGAGTACGTATTTTTAAAGGTATAGTACTTGAACACACATCAAGAGATTGGTATACAACAAAGAGTATGTATACAGATACGGTGGGTAACCTTTATGAATTACATGAGAGTGACCTAGATGATTATAATATGTCTTGGGTAGATGCTAAGTTTAAGTCATTTAAGGATAAAGACCTTTTACTTATTCAGAAAGAGGAAGATAAGTATAAAGTAGTTAAAGAGGATATTTATTTCCCTATGGATGGTAATAGTGTTCTTGAGAAAGGTACAGTATTGATTGAAGGTAGTATTAATTCTTATAAAGACTCTTTAGGTAACACCTATCGTTTAAGCCTAGATACAATAGAAGATAAGTTAGAAGGAGTTTACGGTAGTGTAGGACTTCGTTTTGAAGAACATAAGCTTAATAACAAATTATATAAAGTAGAATTACCTTAGAATCAATTCTAAGGGTACTCAGAGTCTCATAGAGAGCCTTTAAGGTTAAAGTAGAGGGATTGTTAGGAAAAGGTCTACCGCTTCTCTATAAGGATTA